ATTACTTCAAGTATATCCCAATCTATCTGCACAATTAAAAGAAATAATCGACAACGCGTACTTTTTTTCAGAAAATAAAACACAAATGAAAGAAATAATTAAAAAAGAATACGGAAAAAAACATTTGGGTTTAGATGATAAAACAAATATACCAGCGAATTATGATGAATTAAAGCGTAATTATAGTGCAAATATAGAATGGACAAAAATCTTGAAAAGTCCTGAAAATATAAACAAAGGTATTCACATTATATCTGTTGGACGAAGTCATCTTTATTCTGTTAAAGCAAAAAAAGATACATCAAAGATTAAAAAAGTTATTTCTTTTCAAGATACATTAAAAAAAGAAATCAAAAAGACGATGACTATTTTTGCTATGAATAGCGATGCAAATCTAAATTATGATGATTACAACGCATATTCGAAAACACATCAATTGGATGTTGTAACAAATAATCCCAAGATTAGAACAATCTATTTACCATAATATATATGAATTTTTGGGATTTACCAGATGATGTATTGAATATAGTATTTGAATATTCAAATAATTATCATATAAGTTATAAAAAGTTTGTTAGAAAATTTTTATTTTTACATTATGATTATAATTTCAATTATTTTTTTAAAAAAACGAATCTAGATTTTTATCAATACGTTCTTGCTGGTAACAAAAAAATTCGTATAGATAATAAAAATTGAATCTATTGTATCTTTAATGGACAAAGAAATAAATATAGATTTACCATCAAACATAAAAGTAGATAAAGTGACATTTCAAAAAATGTTATTTATTACAAATGCAATCGATAAAGGGTGGAGTGTCAAAAAATCCGATGACAATTATATATTTACAAAAAAACATGAAAATCGAAAAGAAATATTCAAAGAAAATTATTTAGAAAAATTTTTATTTTCTAATTTATCGAATGATGATATTTTAAAGAATTAATTACAAATTTGTACCTTAAGACACCCAAAAATAATGAAAATATTTTCAACGGTAAAAAATTACCGTGAATGGTGTCATAAACAGCCTCTTTTTTTTAATAACATTTAGGAGTTTTTAAAAAAGAATTAATTAATTGTATTTCTCTGAGATTTTTTTCTAAGTAAAGGTTATATAGTATAAACTATGGCTGGTGGACTCATGCAATTAGTCGCTTATGGCGCACAAGACGTTTTCCTTACTGGAACCCCCGAAATTACCTTCTGGAAGGTATCTTACAGACGCCACACTAACTTTGCTATGGAAAGTATCGAACAAACTTTCTCTGGACAAGCTGACTTTGGCCGTCGTGTAACATGCACAATCAGCAGAAACGGTGATCTTGCTTACCGTACCTATCTTCAAGTAACTCTTCCTGAAATTAACCAAAGCCACAACGCTTCTGGACCTGTCTATGCTCGTTGGTTGGATAACCCTGGAGAGCAACTTGTAGCTCAAGTTGAGATCGAGATTGGTGGTCAACGTATCGACCGTCAATATGGTGACTGGATGCACATCTGGAACCAACTTACCCTTCCTTCCGACCAAAAGGATGGTTACAGCAAGATGATCGGAAACACAACTGCTTTAACATACATCACAGACCCTGGATTCGCTAACGTATCTGGACCTTGTGCTTCTTCCGGAGGACCTGCTCAAGTATGTGCTCCTCGTAATGCTCTTCCTGAAACTACCTTATACGTTCCTCTTATGTTCTGGTACTGCAGAAACCCTGGATTAGCTCTTCCTCTTATTGCTCTTCAATACCACGAGGTTAAGATCAACATCGACTTCCGTCCTATCGGTGAATGCTTATGGGCTGTAAACACCCTTACCGGAAGCGCTGGTGCTTCCACAGTATCTGTTTCCACAGCTTACCAACAATCTTTGGTAGCTGCTTCTTTATACGTTGACTATATCTTCTTAGATACTGATGAACGTCGTAAGATGGCTCAAAACCCTCACGAGTACTTGATTGAACAACTTCAATTCACCGGTGACGAATCTGTTGGTTCTTCTTCCAACAAGATTAAGTTGAACTTCAACCACCCTTGTAAGGAACTTGTTTGGGTTGTACAACCTGATGCTAACGTAGATTACTGTGCTTCTCTTGAATCCAACTCTACTCTTTTCAAGGTATTGGGTGCTCAACCTTTCAACTATACTGATGCTATTGATGCTCTTCCCAACGCTATCCATGCTTTCGGTGGTCTTAACGAGACATCCGGAACAACTGCTTTCATCAACGCTGGTGTCTTCGAGACCCCTGGTGCTGTTGGAACTGATGCTACCGGAACTGTTGAACACGGTGGTGTATTAGGAGCTGCTGGAACCACAACTGGTTCTACTCTTTCTGATGCTGGAACATTCGTTCTTTCTGAGACTGCTCTTGACATGCACTGCTGGGGAGAAAACCCTGTTGTTACCGCTAAGCTTCAACTTAACGGACAAGATCGTTTCTCCGAACGTGAAGGTTCTTACTTCGACGTTGTCCAACCTTACCAACACCACACCAAGTCCCCTGATGCTGGTATCAACGTATACTCCTTCGCTCTTCGCCCTGAGGAACACCAACCTTCTGGAAGTTGCAACTTCTCCAGAATTGATAACGCTGTATTGCAATTAGTTCTTTCTTCCAACACAGTATCTGGTACCAACACCGCTAAGGTTCGCGTATACGCTGTTAACTACAACGTACTTCGTGTAATGAGTGGTATGGCTGGTGTTGCTTACTCCAATTAAGCACCTTACTCTGCTTATAATCATAAGTATTTATAAATACAAATTAAATCATTAATAATATAATTAAATTATCAAATTATATTATTCAAAATAAGCGAGACCAAAATTCGGCAACTATTTCTAACAAAGCCACAATAGCAATAATTTGTACAACTGTTGACATCTATTTATATTTACACTCTATTTTTTTCCTAGCCATACAGAATTAATCGGATCATTACTTACTTTGACAATATCTTGTAAATGATTACTCATTAACTGTGTCATATTTGTTTGATAATACTCATAAATATGGGGTTCGGTTACTTCAAATGCCCATTTTCGGAATGTACTTACAATCAGATTGTCACGTACTTTGGTCGAATCTAGGTCAACAACTGCCAACACACCATTTTCGTTTAGTAATGCAGTTAATTCTTTTAATATTTTATTGGTGGGAACCTTTGGAACTTCGTGTAAGATAAAATTACAAACGATCAAATCGAATTTTTCATCAAACGAAGGCGTTTCTGCATTTTGATGCACGTATGTAATGGGCAGTTTTTCTTGTTGTGCGCGAAATGTTGCCAAAGATACGAAATATGGACTTAAATCTAGTCCATACATTTTGCTGCATTCTGGAATGGTTTTATATAAATATTCGGTTGAAATACCGACAGATGATCCCACATCTAAAATAGATAATGGTTTATTTGTTCCATATGTAGTAATATAAGTTTGAATATTTTGAGTAACATTATTTCGTAGCCAGTTTTCAGTAACAACTGGATCATTATTTTTCCAATAATTGACTGCCATACTTAATGTTGCAGCTTCTCCTTCTAATGCAGCTAACCAATTTAAGTTTCCATCATCATAACCATGAAACGGGCGTGTATAATAAAATGGATATATCATAGATTGGTTGTTTTTCATTTTATAGATGATTTCTAGTTGATCCAATTCTTGTTGATATCGATTTGTAATTGCGTTCCAGTCGATACCACTACGTTCTGCGCGTTGAATAAACCAATTACGTGCGTTGTCTTTAAGGCTTGCACTCAATACATCCCATAATTTGGGAGAATTTGATTGTAATTTATGAGTATGAAATCTAGATTTATGAAATGTATTTCGAAATGAAAGACATAAATATATGGATAATAATAATATCAAAAGTTTCATATTATAGATAACCTATCGAACTGTTTAAATTATTTCTTAATAACATTTTGTAGTTAAATAAATGAAGTGAAGAGATATAAACAGAATTCGTGTATAAATACTATATGATCGCGCTTTTGTTTTTATCGTTTCTTTCGCTTTATGCTTCTATCGATACAGTAAGTGATCTAAAGGTAGAACCCTATTTAGGTTTTTGGTATCAAGTATATTCTGGACCTTATAATCAATTTATTCAGGGAAAAGGAAAATGTGTAACAGCTGAATATGGAATATTGGAACCAAATAAAATTAGTGTTTTGAATTCACAATTAAATTCTAAAAATGAAGTAGATGAGATTGGTGGTTATGCATATGCTAAGAATGAGAGTGATGTTGCAAAATTGACTGTTCAATTGGACGGTGTTCCAAAGGAAGCGCCTTATTGGGTTGTTGATATTGGTCCTATTAAAGAAGCTATTTACCAATATTCGGTTGTTAGTGAGCCATCAAAGACATTCATGTGGGTACTTGCTCGAGATGTTGATGATTTTTTTATGCATTATAATGATGAGGTTATGGAATTTCTTAAGGCTAACAATTTTAAGAGTAAAAAAACAGATCAGAGTGACTGCGTTTCAAGTTGAACATCAACAACTATACTTCAACTATCATTATAAATAGATAATGAAATATATATAAATACAACTTACTATTGTATTTATATGCGTACGTTGCTATTTTGTTTGTTCCCCGTTCTGGCTGCTAGTTTCAGTAGACTCACTACTGGTTTTTCACCTTCTTCTGTAAAGGATGTTGTGATTGCTGGTTCGACTGCTCCTTTGCCGAATTTTGATCCTTTGCAATTGTCAAAGATTGGAGATTCACGACTTGCTTTTTTTAGAGAAGCCGAGTTGAAACATGGCCGTTTGGCGATGATTTCTGCATTAAGTATTCCTTTGATTGAGGGTTTCACAGGTCGTCCTGGAGTATTTGAGTTTCAACATTTACCCGCTGATCTACAGATTGGAATTGTTTCACTAATGTTTATTTCTGAATTTTCGTCTATGTTTTATGGATGGAGAAACCCTTTGGAAGCTCCCTTTACCTTGAATGAAGATTATCAACCTGGTGATTTGGGTTTTAATTTGTACTATGATCTAACAGCTGAGCAACCTAACTCTATGTTAGATAAAGAATTAAATAACGGTCGTCTTGCTATGATTGCTGCTTTGGGTATGATTGCTCAAGAATTGGTTACTCGACACACTTTATTTTAATAAAAATGTTTTCAATACACTTTTTTATTAAAAAATTGATATTTTTAATGCGCTTTTGTATATTTTAACTAAATTAACAACAAGTACATTAAAATGAACACCAACCAAACCAAGCGCACTTACAAGAAGCAGCCTCTTGTGCTGAAGAAGTTTCTAACTTCTGAGCAGAAGAAGATTCTTATGAAACTAACCAAGTCTATTCCCAAAAAAAATCAAAAAATTTCTGAAAAAGCTAGTAAACTAGAAGCAAAAGAGAATAAAAAGAAAGCCAAGGAGTCTGAAAAGCAAGCTATTAAGGACGCGAAGCAGGCTGTGAAGGATGAAAAGCAAGCTATTAAGGATGCTGAGAAGCAAGCCGCAAAGGATCAGAAGCAAGCAATCAAGGATGAGAAGCAAGCTGCCAAGGATGCTGAGAAGCAAGCTACTAAGGATGCGAAGCAAGCTGCTAAGGATGAGAAGAAAGCACTCAAGGAACTAGAGAAGAAGCGTATGAAAGTTATTATGAATATTAAGAAGAAGGCCGAGAAGTCACGTAAGCAAGAAGAAGCCAAAGAAGTTCCTGCTGGAAATATCATGAGTGTGATTAATACTGATCAAAATACTACGCAAACAACTCTTGTTGAAGAAGCAAAGAACTTGTCTGCTGAACTAGAAGCAGAGCCATTCGTTACTGCTGAGGATCTTGTTTCTCAAGCTCAATTTGAAGTTGAACCTAAGAAAAAGATCATCAAGAAGAGAGGAAGACCTAGAAAGTCGGATCTTGAAATTATTACAACTATTGAAGCTGAAATAATGTAAAATGTAAAATGTAAAATATTAAAAAAAACAAAAAATAAAAAATAGCCATTTAAAAGTGGTTATTTTTTTATATATTAAATAAAAAATAACATAAAGTAAGATTTGAATAGAAAACATAATGTCTTCTTACACAAATAGATTACATACACAAAATGATTTACTAATGACGAATCTAATGGAGTTTTATAAAGAAACAAGTCATTTACAAAAAATTATTTCAATTATTAATGGTGAATCTAAGACTTCTTTACGTATTGTAGATTGGTTTGTTACAAATTATGCAAAAAAAAATTATACAGTTTACAATATTGATGAAGAACAAACACGATTTAAAGTATATAATGATTATAAATTGAAGTTGAAAGCATATTCTAAAAAAAGATTTGATCCATTTTGTCGATGGGAGAGAATAACGATTCCATATGATCAAAAAAATCAGATGGAAACAACCATAGGACAACTCAATTTTTTTAAATGGGCAATCGAAAATAAAATATTAGATTATATTGACAAACATTATAGTCTTATTGAAGCGGATATGAATACAAGAAATAGTACTTCTAAAAAGCGCGGTGATCAAGACAATAAAACACGAAAAAAGAGAGAAGAACTCTCAGTTTCCGCTTGCAAATGTATCAAGAAAGAAGATGTAAAAATTGTTGTGAAATTTAATTAATTGAATTCAAAGGCCTGTTGGAGGATTGGTGATTCCAAAAATATTGTCTTGTTGTTCTTCTCCAGTATCATCATCTTTATGTAGATATATAAAATCTCTACATAAAGGACATTTACCATTCGCTTTTTCGCAACCATCAGCACAACTATGACACAAAAAGTGTGCACATCCTGGAACAAATAATAGATCAGGTTTAATTTCATCATAACATACAGGGCAAGTGACTCTTTCTGTTGATTCACCATACATTTCAATAATTTTATTTGTTAGTTTCAGAGTATCATTATGATTTTTCTTTTTCATACATTCCATATCATTACAGTATTTTTTAGTTTTTTCTTTAAGACCAATATTAAGTCTCCTAATACGATGTAGATGCATATTTTCCATATCGTGAAAATCATGTTTCAACGAAATATTTAAAAGTTCAAGCCTTCTATTTTTGAGTTCAAGTACACGAATTTCTTCGTCTTTGCTAACTTCATAATTAAATGGCAAAGCGGATTTATTTGCATATCGAACTTCTAGATAAACTTTCATTTTAGTACCTTCCATATTTACACAAATCATATTTCGTCCGTATTCAACATGAGATGTTAGATAATTTGTTTCAAATTGTTGAATATCGGCATTACAATTAAAGGTTTTGATTCGTACAAACTTGTTTTCATCACCGTAGATTTCAAAGAAATTGTTTATACTCTCTTCTACCTCAGGAATACTGGGCAGATTGTTTGTAATACCACTTTCAAAATTACTACTGTTAATTCTTATAGAAAATATATGATAGTTACCGGTCTTTGCTTGAGTTTCTTGTTTAAGAATGTAGGAGTACGGTTCTCCATTTTCTTCAACTTTAAATTTATTGAAGAAGCATTCAATAGACTTTTTAAAAAGATCGTTTCGTGACATAGTAAATGTAGGGTTAGCTGCATTAAAAAATAGATAGTTTTTTTTATCAATTTTTTATAAAAAATTAATTAAAAATAGACTAAAAATGAGTTATTTTAACATTTCTATTACTTGTTCATCGCCATCAAATATTCTTAGATTGTACAATTCTTCGGGGGGTGCGTATATAATTTTATCATGTACATTTTGTTTTAAATTTTCTATGTCGAGTATTTTCCCTCTATAAAAATGGCATTCAATTTGTTCTTCGTTAATCCATGAATATACTTTTTTATCAATTTTAATATTTACATTCAACTCTTCTTTCCATTCTCTGTGTAAACATTCTTCAAGAGTTTCTTTTTCTTCACATTTTCCTCCTGGAAATTCCCAATAATTGGGATGTTTACCATTTTTGCTCCTTAATCCCATTAAGATATTTTTTTCATCAACATACATCACTCCACAAGCTACTTTCATTTTATTTTTTTAATATAAATAACTAAATTATATTAATTTACAGAAAAACATTAATAAATTCGGTTAGTTTTTGATACCATACATTCGCTACATCATCAGGATCACTTCTTTCAAATTTAGCTTGTTTATTTGTCTTTAAATGAAGTAAATAAGATCTAGTTGAGCTTGAATAATATATTTCTTTATTTTCATTAAATGAAGTAATATTTTTAAAAGTAGAATCTAACCAAGTATCGTGGTAATGCTTACACTTCCCTAAATATGACAATTCAATATTTGATTCCCCTTCTCTATTTCGTTGTTCGATTCTTTCCATGCATACATTTGGGTCTGCATCAATATAAATAATACCGTTCAGGGGGTAGTCCTTCATATAATTATTTGCCATCATTTGATAAATAGTAAATCCCATAGTATCAATTATATTATCATCATGTAACATAGATGCAAATACATGTTGATCTGCCAATATAGATCGTTCACATACAACTATTTTACAGTTTGGATTTTCTTCGATTGTATCCTTTAATATTTGCATACGAGTAGCAAATGCCATAATTTGAAACATAAATCCATACTTTTTAGCATCCTGGTAAAAGTTCTCTATAATCGTCTTATTTTCTTCGTCTTTGATTGTTTCCCAAATATGAACAGGTTCTTTTAAAAAGATAATGTCTTGATTTTCGCTATTTTCTTTCAAATAATTCAAAATGGTTGACTTTCCTGAACCAATATTTCCTTCAATAGATAAAATATACGGCATTTATAATATAGTTAGTAATTAATATTTATATTTATTATATCAATTTTTTTCTATTTAAGAAATAAGAACTTTTACTATGACCATAGATGATATTATTATAGAATAGAATTGTCCAAATCTGGAATACAATTTTGATCGTATTTTGTAAAACAATTTACATTATTGCAAATAATTTGTTTATGTATTTCTGGATTAATTTCTTTATTGTAATTTCGTACTCGTAATGTATATGACATATGAACATGGAAATCATTTATTTTACAAATAATTATATTAAGAAATAATCCACTATAACCTGTTACATAATATTCTAATAAAATAGGTCCAGAAATCTCAATCATAGATTGCATTACTTGTAACAAACGAAATTTAATATCTAAGTATTGATTCTTTTTATCTTTTTTTGTAGTATTTACACATTTTGTGGATAATGTTTCCAGATCATATGACGTAAAAGGTATTATATGATCTATACAAGATTTGTTTTTTAAGAAAATATATTTTAATAAATAATGACATATACAATCAGCTAATCTTCGTATTGGTGAAGTAAAATGGCAATATTCAGGCATGCCTACTAAATCGTGGGATTTTACTTTTGATAAATAATCAGCGGTGATACCATTTGTTATAATTTGTTGTATCATTTCTTGACCGGTAATATTTTCATCACTCGAATTCAACCATTCTTTTGCTTCACATGTTCTAAAAATACCTGCGTTTAAAGTATTCTTTAAATATTCCCCAACAAAAGAGTTTGCAAATATTGCAAATTCAGCAATCATTTGTTTCATTTGTTTTTCATTATATGAATCCTGATACAAATATATTTGTCCGTTATCAAATTTTGTATATGCGGTTGTTATTTCGTTTAATTTTACACCTTTGGTATGTTTTGCACGTATTTCTTGTAACGCTTGACTAATTTTTAAACCAATCTGAAATGCATATACATCAACTTTATTAGAAGCATCTTTATAAGAATACGCATTTTTCGAGTTTACGAATATCTTAGTAAAATGCAATTTAATATCACCTATTGGCGCATAATTACATCTATCTATTTGCGTCATTACAGAAATGGATTTTTTAATTTCATTATTTCCTTTTAGACTAGATAATTTTAAAATTTCATCCGGAATCATATGAATAGGTTTTCGATTGGAAGGATATTTTGTGGTTGTACGTTCTATTATATTATTCCATAAATCACTATGTAAAGCAATATATTCTGTTGGATCTGCAATATGAATAGCTAAAAATAGTTCTTCATTCTTGGTATATATACTGAACGCATCATCTGCGTCTTCACAACCCTCGGGATCAATACTATATACTTGATACTCAGTCATATCTAATCTATCTTCCATACTAATTGAATAGGTATGATTATCTACTATATTTATAGCAAAACATGCATCTTCGTAACTATTTCTTTTTTTTCCGTATATTGGTTCTATAATATTTGTGTAATTATTTTCAAATACAGCATTATACATATATTTCTTATTTGTAGGTTATTTTTATACCCTTTTATGAAAGTTCTGGAGTCTCATTTTACATGTTCAACGGTGTTGAGGGTCGATTTTAATTTTATTTCCAGGATCCCATGTACATATGCCTAGCATAAGTTCCAAAGTATTGACGTTTTGCGTGTAAAACTTTAATATCTTTTTCTTTGGAATCAATATATTTTTGAGTAACAAAGTCTGGACCTGTTGTTTGATAAACATAGTCATCATTATTTGCGTTAACATGTTTGACATACATATTAACATCGTTGTGTATGCTTTCTATTAATTCTAATAAAAAAGGATGATTAGGAATGCTTGCAAATGCATACTGTCCTAATAAAAAGTCTTGATATTGTCGTGTAAACGGTATATATCTCTTACTGTTTTTTTTATTTATATTAATATAATCGTCTACTGGGAAAACAACTTCATACTGCAACAATTCATCGAAAGATTTTAAGCAAAACATATCTAAGTCTAAATAAAATCCACCAAAATGATAAACTGCTATATAACGAAAAAAATCTATTTTTTGAATTTTTATTGGTAATTTTTTATAGGTTTCATAATATTGTGGGTATTCGGTTTTAAGAAAGGTGTCTATCCCTTCATCATCAAAAAATAAATATTCATAGTCTGGATTTTTTTCTTTTACAGATTCCACATAATTAATGCAATTATCCGGTAGCGTTTTATTTTTCCACGTTTGAATTATAATTTTTGGAATGCGTTGCTCTGTAATAGATGTTTCAAAATACAAATATTGAATAATAAAATATATACTTAACCCAACTCCTAAATAAATGATTTCTTTCATATATATTTTGTAAATAATTTATGATACTTTCTTTACCGTATTAATATGTAATTAATTGATTTCCAAATATTTTTAACGGTTTAAATTTTAGTATATCAATCTCTTTTCCAGATGTAGGAAAATTGTTTTTACCATATATATCTTGTAATAATAGCCATTCAAACAAGCCCCCTTTGTAGATTGCTACATCTTTAAAACCGCATTCGATTAATTTATCATATTTTGCCTCAACAGACGTATCATTATAATTTTTTCCATAAATAATAATAGTAATTGCGCTGATATTTTTCTTTTGTATGATTGAATTTATAATAGACTCTTCTTCTGTAGATGGTAATGTATTACATATCAATACATTTTGTTCATTATGATTAAGTGTGTTGATTATTATAAATTTATCTTTATTTTTTAATGAATATAGAACATCTTCGAATCCTATAAATTGATATTTTTTCTGAAATAAATTTGAAAACATACATACTATATAAAAGATTCATTTAAATGAATTAAAACTTAAAAAAATTGAAATAGAAAAATAATTTTATTTATAATAAATCAACATGGATTTTACACAGTCAAAACTATCAAAACTAGAATGGGATACCATCGAGAAACCCGTATCAGAAAATGAGAAGAATATATTGCAAATGATTACACGGGGATATTCTGAGCCAAATATTATTATAAACAATAATTTATCGCTATTTCAATATGTAAAAACTGAGAAAACATTAGAAATTGAATATAGTTTGTATATGTCTTACTTTGATGAAGTTATTAAAAAGGTTTTGTCAAAATATGGACAAAAAGGTGGGTTAAATACGTTTATTATTTCACATCCAAATAGTGGAAAAGAGCTAAAAACTTTACGTAGTAGTGATGTTATTCGATTAGAACATTTACAAAAAACTATCGAAAAGAACCGAGAAAAGATATTTGAATTTTTATTAATAGAATTAGGGTGTAACCTTGTAAAGCAATATAGTAAAAACAACACCAAATATGTATATTATTATTATACCTTACTTCAATTATTAAAAATAAATATTAAAGATGTAAATACGTATGTTTTACAGTTTACAAATTATCTTATAACAAAGGTGAAAGATTCAATCGATATTGAAGATATAATAGGAAAAGCATATGAATTGATTGAAACAAATAAACATTTGTTAAAATATGAAAATAAAACATTATTTACACATCAAAAGCAATTATTTCAGTTATTTCAGCATGAAACAGAAACTTTTCAACCTAAACTGGTATTGTATACAGCTCCTACGGGAACCGGAAAAACGATGACGCCTCTTGGTTTATCAGAAAAATATAGAATTATATTTGTTTGTGTAGCTCGTCATATTGGATTAGCGTTAGCAAAATCTGGAATTTCAGTCAATAAAAAGGTTGCTTTTGGCTTTGGATGTAGTACCGCATCTGATATTCGACTTCACTATTTTGCTGCAAAAGATTACGAAAAAGATTGGTTCTCGGGAGGTATTCGTAGGGTTAATAATAGTGTTGGTGATAATGTAGAAATTATGATATGTGATGTACAATCTTATATTACTTGCATGCATTATATGTTAGCATTTAATAAAGCTGAAAACATTATTACATTTTGGGATGAACCTACGATTACGCTTGATTATGAAACACATCCTTTACATGAAGTTATTCATAATAATTGGAAACATAATTTAATACCTAATATGGTATTATCTTGTGCAACGTTGCCAGATGTTCAAGAGATGAATGGAATTTTGTCTGATTTTCAAGATAAATTTATGGATTATGAAAATATGGCTGATATATTTCATATTTCGAGTTATGATTGTAAAAAGTCTATTTCGCTATTAAATAAAGACGGATACAACGAGTTACCACATTATTTGTTTGAAAATAATTCTGATTTGAAGACTTGTGCATCGTATTGTGAATCAAATAAGTCTTTGTTGAGATATATGGATTTGCAGGAAATAATTAAATTTATATTGTTTATTGAAGAATATGGTTTGGTTGTAGATGAATATGATATAGAACATTATTTTGAAGATGAAGTAACAAACATAACTATGAATAATTTAAAATTGTATTATTTGCTTTTGTTAAAAAAGATTAGTTCTGAAGACTATGAAAAGGTGTATAAATATTTTCAGAACACAAGAAAGAAAAAGTTTGATGCAGATACTATGCGTTTACAAAAAGTGAAAAGTTTCGAAAATCCTAAAACAAAATATACAGGTGAACCAATAAAGCGTGTATCTAGTGTATTTCAAAATGTACAACCAAATAAAAATCATAACTCGACAGGAATTTCATTAACGACTTCTGATGCATATACATTAACAGATGGACCTACTTTGTTTTTAACCGAAGACATCGAAAAAATAGGAAACTTTTATATTCAACATACAAATATTCCGAATGAGGTGTTTACAAAAATAATTGCAAAAATTTCAAAAAATAATGAACTTGCAGAGCAAATAGAAAAATTAGAAAAACAAATATTAGCAGAGGAAAAAAGCAAAGAAAAAGCTGATACCGATGATGGAAAGTCAAAAGGAAAAGATAGAGATAATATTGGGAAACTATCAAAAGAAGCATATGAGGCACAGCGACAAATTAACGTATTACGTAAAAAGATTTATTCTGTTTCATTAGACGCTTGTTATTTGCCAAATTCTATTTCTCATCAAAAACTTTGGACTCCAGATGGAGATATATATGAGAGTGCGTTTATTTCAAATATTGGCGAAGAAATGACAAAAAAGATTATGGCGTTGCCTGTACAAAACTATTGTAAAGTATTATTGTTACTAGGAATAGGTATGTTTACAAGTGATAATAATAAAGATTATCTAGAAGTAATTAAAATATTAGCAGAAGAACAGCGTTTGTTTATAATTATTGCATCTTCCGATTATATTTATGGAACAAATTATCAGTTTTGTCATGGTTTTCTAAGTAAAGATTTAACAAAAATGACACAGCAAAAAATTATTCAGGCGATTGGACGAGTGGGAAGAAATAATATTCAACAAGAATATACTGTTCGATTTCGTGATAATAATATGATTAAAAAAATATTTACTCAACAAGAAGAAAATATAGAAGCTGACCATTTACGCAATCTATTTTCAAGTGATTAAATTATAAAAATAAAAACAAACTATTTTTTATTTTTAAAGGGCTGTTTTGTAATCAGTAACATATGGATTTGATTTTAACATCTCTGTAATGTCACCATTATTGCGATCCATTTGAATATTAGAATATAATGCATTTTCATTTCCAGCTATTCGACCCATATGTTCCATATCTGGAGCTTGACCTGGCATTTTACCAACAACAGCACGATCATTTTTAAAGGATGTGTGTTTATCTTTATTACGAATATTCAAGTCATTATTGACAAGTTTAATATTACCTGGTACAAGACGTCCATCTATAGTACTTGATTTAACATCATTATTTCGCTGGTTATAACCAGATGCATAAGAGGTTGTTTGTCTGGTTCTTGCTCCTGCACTAGCATTACCTGTATGAGAATAATTGTCGGTGGTTTTTCTATTTGTACTTGCTGTTTGATTCTTAGAAACCATATATGCACCACCAGATTGATTTTTATTAACATTCAAGTGAAATTTGGAGTTTTCAGTTGTTTCACGATGAGTTGTTCCAGGTTTATCAGCAGGATTAAAGATATAAGATTGAGGTACGTTTGTTCCTGCATTTTGATAAGGACGTAATGTGCCTACAACATTTTCCTTTCTAGAAGGTCGTAATACATCTAAAATAGGAGCTACTGCTGCGCCTAGACTTCCACTTACCATTCCAAAATAATCGTCTTGTTTGTTTGAAGTACGATTATTTGGGTATGCTTTTTTTGCTTTAATACCAAATTCTGAGTCATTCGCAAACTGTCTTCCATTTGCGTTGGCTACTCCATAAGGTACTTGGCCTAAATGATGATTCTTTGATTCCATATATTCTCCTGGTACATAACCACTTTCGTTACCATAACTAGCTCCACCCATATAATCTCGTGTAGTGTCCGGACGATTTACAAAACGATCAATATGTTCTGCTCGTACAGGTTGTGCTTTTTGTATTCCTGTTGTTGTAAACACACGATCATGTCCCATTTCTGCGAATGTTTCAGGACGATTTTTTTCCATAATACCCATTTGTGTAGAGTTACTTACATTCTTAATATGGCTAGTTGCGGCGCCTTCATAACCATAAATTAAATTACCTCCACCTTTGGGGTTATTTGCTACACGAAGATTATCTACATCCTTAGGTAACCAAGATTCACGATCCATCATACCAGAATTAAATCCGTTTCCACCTTCAGTTGTATAACCTAAACCTAATCCAGGAGCAACGCGTTCTTCTTCAAATGGTTTTACATTAGACATTTTCATGCTAGGATTAACACGAGAACGAAAAAACTCATTTGAATTGGGTGCACCATGAGCCCACTGTTGATTTTCAGATGGAGCAAATAAAGGAGCTTGCTCTTTTTTTTCAATCTGTTGAGAACCAGATCCAACAAAAGTATCTAATACTCCTTCATTTGAATTACTTCCACCCATTTGAGCACTAGAATTACTTCCAAAAAAAGGTACCATGTTATTATGTTGAAAATAGTCTCCGCTTACTTTATTACCAGCCAAAGATTGGAAAATAGGTCCCGAAACATTATCATTTTGTTGATAAGTTTCAGGTTGAAAATACTTGTCTGTATAAGCTCCACTAGAGCCATCATATTTGTTTAATTTTGTTAATGCAGCAGTTTCATCAAGATCAGAGAGTTTTACACTTGTATCTGGATAATTTTTATCTGGTATGTTGGCGTTAGGAAGTCCTTTATAACTTCTAAAGCCTTCATTTTTCTTATTTTGATTTGATGCAACATATAATAATCCGAGAGCAACACCTGGTATAGCTAATTCCATTTAATCTATAATAATATATTATATATTGATAATAATTTTATAATATATTAAACAATTTTATTTTGATATAAAGTTCCAGGACAGCTTTCTTCTTTTCCACCAATACAAATTGTCTCTCCTGTTAAATAGTAGTTATTTGTGTGTTCTACCAAAGGAATTTTGGGTACATGATAATCTTTTTCTAAAATACGAGAATGCATATTATTCTTGAATGGCAAATCAAAATTATATTGCTTTTGTGGATTAATTAAAGGATGTTCCCATCTTTTTTGTTCTAAATCTTTATACATCCATGCGGGATGACTAACACGTGATTCTTCAACAAAGGGGTCTACATTTGAATAATTTACAGATGAAGAAACAGGTGCTTTTCTGCTATATTCGTTGTGTACTTCATCGCGATTTAATTTTCTTGTTAAACCTCTTAAATCATTTTCTAAACTGATAGTGTTTGTTCGCAAATTTCCTCCCCATTTCTGAAGTCTAACTTGAGGATCTTCCAAATAAGGAAGATCAACACCAGGACCGGGTGTGTTTATAAAGTAATCTCCTGCGTAAATGGATTCTTCGACTTGTTTCTTTACTCTATGTTTATCATCGTGAAATCTTGTGAATGACATTATAAATTAATATATAAGGATAAAAAAAGTTTAAAATAGTATTTAATTAATTATTTAAATGAGTACCTTTCCTAAAATTTGTTTAAATATGATAGTGAAAGATGAATCTCATATATTAGAAAAGCGTTTATCATCATTATGCGAGAAAATTAAAATAGATTATTATGTTATTTGTGATACAGGTTCTTCTGATAATACAAAAGAAATTATAACAACTTTTTTTGAAAAACAAAATATAAAAGGAGATTTATATGATCATGAATGGAAAGATTTTGGATATAATAGAACCAAAGCATTAGAGTGTGCATTTGAAAAAAGTGAATATGTTTTTATTTTTGATGCAGATGATGAAATTACTGGAAATTTAGTTCTTCCCGAAGAATGGCATTATGATCAATATAATCTAAAATTTGGAGATGATCTTGTTTATTATAGACCATTATTGATTAATAATAAAAAGAAGTGGTGTTTTAAAGGCGTGTTACACGAGTACTTAGATATTGTGGAAGATAGTATATCTGAGGTTAATATTGAAGGGGATTATCATGTCATTTCAGGGAAAAATGGAAATAGAAACAAAGACCCAGAAAAATATATCAAAGATGCCGTTATTTTGAAAGAAGCTTTTGATAATGAACATGAGACAAATATTATTATGGCTTCTAGATATGCTTTTTATTGTGCACAAAGTTATAAAGATGCAGAACATTTTGATGACGCAATCGTTTGGTATGAAAAAACGCTATTATTGCCGTGTTGGAGTCAAGAAAAGTATTATTCATGTATTGTAATAGCTAGTATATACAGAGATAAACAAGATTATATAAAAGCGTTAGAGTATATGTTAAAATCTATTAACTATGATGAAGAACGTATAGAAGGAGTCACCATGGCATGTGAATATTGCATGAATGCAAATTTACATGCTGTTGTTAATATGTTATATGAAAAATTTAAACATGTTTGTTTACCCAATAATAAGTTATTTTTGATAAGGGATTGTTATAATGATAATCTGATATATTATAATTCAATAAGTTGTTATTATTTAGCTAAGCATCAACAAGGGTATGAATGTATTAAAACGTTATTAAAAAATAATGTTCTTAAGGAAACATTCATGGATCAAACAGTTAAAAATGCGTTGTTTTATAAGGAACAAATTAATAATGATGAATCTATGGAATTACTTCAAAGTTTAACAAAAATATTAAAAAATAGAAAGCTAGAAAATAAAGAAATATTGAGTGAATATACTGAGTTGTTGAATTTTCTCAAGAACCGATATTTTGATTTTTAATTTGTCTCAATAATAGGTTTTATTTCTGCTGTTTTGCATATTCCATATGTTTTTCTATGCCATTCTGTGATTCCGTGTGTTTTTATTCCTTCTAAATGGGCTTTTGTTGCATAGCCTACATTTGTTTGCAAGCTATATCTTTCATTCAATACAGGGAACTTTTCGCATAAATTTTCAACATAACTATCACGCGCGTCTTTCGCTAGTATGCTTGCTGCTGCAATACCCATAATCTTTGCATCACCTTTTTCAATAGTCACATGAGGCATTTCTTCAAATGTATCTTTGATTTCGTGGTATTTAATGTATGGTGTAAAATAGTTTCCATCTACAATTGCCATACACTCTTTAATATTTGTAGGATCAGTTTTGTTGATAGTATTAAAAGTTTCATCAATACAAATGTGCATCCCCTTCATTACAGCTTTTAGTATGTTAGTATTATCTATTACATTTGAATCTAATGCAGCAATATGCCAATAAAGTGCGTGTTCTTTTATGTATTCTGCAACAGCCTTGAGTTTTTTTCTAGACGTGAATTTTTTGCTATCTTTTATATTTGTTCCATCAAACAAAGCTGGATCTTTAGGTAAAATTACACATGCAATATAAACATCACCGAATAAACACCCACGTCCAACTTCGTCCAAACAAATTTGATATTTATATTCAGGATAAGGATCTCTATTTAATTCACTCATAATTAATATTAATATTAAGTATTTCCTTTTTCAATTTTTTCGATCTATATAGTATAAACCATGAATATACCAGCATCATTCATATTTTTAATATTATTACTATTATTTGTTTTAACTATCGCTCTTTGCACACCCAAAGAAGGATTTATTACATTTGCAAAAAATGAAAGTGCTTTAGTTAATGTAATTATACCTCAATATTCAACATCTAATTCGGTAGTAAAATTGCATGATAGTATGTTTTTCGATAAATTGAATGGAAATTTAATTGAAGTTGATTCTCAGACATATAATGGAAATGTTGATCTTGGTGGAAATACTATATCTAAGATAACAGTTGCACCTAGAAAGGGCGTTCATGCATTTGAATTTACTGTTTCTTCAACCCCTGATTTAATTTCTGTTGGAGGTAATACCATGTCAAAATCTATGCAAACAAGATTGTATGAAACACAAAATTTAGAAAACGATAAGTATACTGTATTTTACACACCTTGGGATTTTAATACCTATATGCATATCGTCAATAACAAAGAAAAGAAACAGATTGCTAACTTTATGATTAACAATAACGAATCCAGAAGTTATGAATACAAGAGTTGCAAGTCGAACTATGACGATTCTCAATTAAAGAACTTAACATTTGTTATAGAAGATACAGATGAAAATAATAATAAAGAAGTAGATGTACCTGAATATACAAGTGCTAGAAAATTACATCAATTAAGTAAATATACTCGATTTGATAGTGCAAATGGTAATTTAGTCATTTTCCAAGGTGATGGAGAAGAACGAAAGATGAATGTATTTAAACGTAATGATACAAAGAGTCAAACACTCGTGTCTTCATTAAAACCTATACCTTCATACAACGATGAAACAACTTTGGCATCTGTTGGATATACTCCTATTACTGCCTTTGATCCATGTGGACAATTATTGGTTGTTTATGTTGCAAATGGACAAACATCTGTTATTTCTTTGATTGGATTGAAGAATGTAAATACGAGTCAATATGATATTAAAAATGTAAAACGTTTTAATGAAAACGGTCCTGTTGCTTTTGATGGTTCAACAAATGAACCTGTTGATTCAACTGATGCTACTAGTGATGGTATAATGAGTAGTGTAACAGGAACAAGTTCTACTGCTGCTACAAGTGGAACTGCCAAATCTGGGGATGGAAGTATAGATATGGATGATTATTTGTTAAAAACACAAATAATTCCTCCTGTATGTCCTAGTTGCCCTAGCTGTCCTCAGTGTGAATTAGATTCTACAATATGTCATAACTGTGGCGGACAAGGTGGTTCTGGAACAGTCTCAGATAAGGGAAATACTTTAGTAAATAATACTGATCCCAATACAGATCCTTTATCAAGTACAGTAAAAGTTGCGGGTAATGTAGCAAATACTGCAATAGAAACAACAGGAGATGTCGCAACAAATGTTGTTGATACCGCGGTAGATGTTACCGGTGCAGCTGCTTCTGGTGTTGGAAAACTAGCTTCTCCTGTGGTAGATGCAGCCGGAAATGTTGTTTCTGGTGCAGGTTCAGCAATATATTCTGGTGCTGAACAAGTAGGTGGTGCAGTTGGCGGATTATTTGAGTCTGATCCTACAAATGTAAATGCTATTGGGCAAAATGGTTCTGCTGCTGGTGGTCCTTCTCCTGCTGGTGCTCCAGGTGGTGCTCCAGGTGGTGCTGATGCAAACGGTGTGCGTGGAACACCTAATAATGGTGCAAGATTTGATGTATACAGCCATTATGGTCAGCTAGAGCAACAAAAACCATCAAGTTATATGCCATTAACAGCTGATTTCAGCGCTTTTTCTAAGTAATTCGTTTAAAACAATATATAAATAAATAATGTTATAGTAATATTATGAATTATAACATTATTTTTGAGAGAACACATATAGAAAATGAAATAAAAACTTTTTTGCGAGATTTTTCAGACAGGTCAAAGGATATAACTTTTAAAAAAGGCGTTTACATATATGGTTCTTCAGGATGTGGCAAAACCCACTTTATTACAAATATTTTGAAAGAAATGGATTATGATATTATAAAATATGATGCAGGAGATGTGCGTAATAAATCATTAATTGAAACAATCACAAGTAATAATATATCAAACAGAAATGTACTTGATATGATGAAAAATAAAGAACGTAAAATTGCTATTATTATGGATGAAATAGACGGAATGAATAATGGAGATAAGGGTGGTATTAGTGCTTTGATTAAGATTATAAGACAAAAAAAGACAAGAAAACAGAAAATGGAAAACATGACGATGAATCCTATTATTTGTATTGGCAATTATTATATAGATAAAAAAATCAAAGAGCTTATCAGAGTATGTAATACATATGAATTAAAAGCACCGACTAGTAATCAAATGGACAAAATTATAAATATAGAATTTCCAAATATAAGTCATGAAAATAAAAAGATTTGTATTGATTATGCACAAGGAGATATTCGAAAGTTGCATACTATCTTTTATTTAATGAAAAACAAAAAAGATATATTGGATTCTTCGTTGATGAATATTTTCAAAACAAAAAATTTTAACGATGACGCAAAGAAAACAACACAAATGTTAATAAATCAATATGTACCTTTAAATAAGCATAATAAAGTATTGAATGAAACAGATAGAACAATCATAGCTCTTTTATGGCATGAAAATATTGTTGATAATTTTTACAAGTTCTCGTTGTCAAAAACAATACCTGTGTATTTGAAAATTTTACAAAATATTGGATTTGCTGATTATATTGATCGTATTACTTTTCAGAATCAAATTTGGCAATTTAATGAGATGAGTTCATTAATGAAAACATTTTATAATAATAAGATTTATCATGAAAATTTTCCAGAAAATAAAAATACATTTTTTCCAGAAGAAGTGCGATTTACAAAAGTATTAACAAAATATTCAACCGAATACAATAATATGTTGTTTATTTATAATTTATGCCAAGAATTAGATATGGATAAAAAGGATGTGGTATCTTTTTTTCAAGAACTACGTCTATTTTTTGAAGGCGATTTTTGTAATAATCAAGAATTAATGAATGAGATTGAAGAATTATTTGAAGATTATAATATCAATAAATTAGATATAAAACGAATGTATCGATATTTGGATAAAAATATTAAAAAAGACATGGAAGATGAGATAGATGTCTAGATTATCTAATATCATATATTTTATAACGAGACCAATAGAGAAATACAATACTACAATACACAGTAAAAATAGATAATGATGGGTAACCTATAAATTTTAAGATATTTTTAGCTTTGAAGTCAATATTATAAGCAATATACATATGGAGTATAGAAAACAGGTATAATAAAGAAACAACTTGCGTTATATATGATGTGTAAAAAAATTCATTAGAAAGACCAAAGAAAAATTGAGAATATGTTTCTGGTTCTAATCCCATATTACTCCAAAATCGAAATATAGAATTATATGTTTTGAAGTATGTTTTTAAAAATAGTTCAGTAAATTCTGATGTAGAATCGTCAATTATCATAAAATGAATTTTTATCATTTTTCTTGCGTTGTTATCCGAATGAGTATTATCTTTTAAGACTTGATGATGGGTTCTTGAGTAGTCAAAAAATAAGTAATCATATTTTTGTAATTTGTGATTCAAATCTGCATAAGGAATATTTGTTATCATGTTTTCATTATTTGATAATCCAATCAAAACTCGATATACCTTTACATTTGGGAATGTACAAATAAATTCACAATCCCGATGAAGATATAGATTGTTTGTTGAGCCATATAGTCCTATCATATTATTATTATTTTTAAATTTTGGGTTTGAATAATATAATTCTTCCATTCCGTCAATATGAACTACTTTCGAATGATTATTTTCTGCTAATTGATACCAAAAAGAATCATTTTTTATAGATTGAAAGTTATTCTTTAATGAAGTAGATAACTCAGATATATAAATATGTTTCATATGTTCTTCATTTGTTATTAAATCTATTTGGTGAGAAAAATTGTCTAATATCGGGTTTATATATTCAGGTACTTTTCCGAATCCAACATTACCTTGTATTTCATTTTTATTATTAAAAAATGCAAATACGAATGGATTCAATAACAAAAAAACTATAATTATATTCATATATATTATACTTTGATTTTATTAATATGTTTTAATAAAAATATATTAATCACCTTCTATAACGACTGAAATCTCAGGTTCACTCTTTGTTTTTGTTTCCGGTTTTGATTCTTCAACAATTTCTATAGGTATACGTGTAAACCCTTTTTGAGGACTTGTTGTTTCGTCTAATTTTGGTTCATTTTGTGTTTTCAACAATTTGATTGTTTCTTTTGCGATTTTTAATTCTTTCGTCTTTTTGATTAATTGTTCTTGTAATGACTTTACCATATATTCTAATTGCTGTTTTTCGGTTGATAATTTTTGTAAGTCATTAATTTGGTTTGACATGATTGATACAACTTCTGCGTTGTTGAGTTGTATAGGTGATTGTCCAGGTTGCTGTAACATGATAGGTCCATTTGCTTTTTGTTTTTCCATTTCTTCCTTAATCATTTGGTCTCGTTTTTTTTCAATTTCAACAATCTGTTTCAATACGTCGGGTTTCATTTTAGGTTCTCCTGGTTCATAATTTTTAAGTTTGTCATCGATATCTTTCAAAAAGAAGTTCTTAATTTTATTTTCTGTTTTTTTTCTTATAAAACTATCTACATTTTTGGGAGACTCTTTGAAATATTGTGGATGCGCATTTTCAAACATTTTTCGTTTATCAAATGTGTTATGTTCATGGGAAAACACTAAAATTGTTTTTAATGGGTCTAACTGAACAAATGGTATTGTGTAGTCTTTTAGGAAGGACCGTTCTTCAGCAATAGCTGCATCTTCATCATATTTTGATTGTGCTAGTAATTCTTTTTTAAAGGCAAATGTTCCAGCAGTTGCATGATTCGGTCCATATGGTCCACATTGTATCATTTTTTGAATATGTTTAAAAAATATATAGATTTCACTTGCACCTGCACATAATGCATCCTTATTTTTTTGTAGCATTTCAACAGAATGTGATATTCGCTCAGGTGGATAATAATCGTCGTCATCCATATAAACAACAATATCTCCTTGTACTTTTGAATGCATATAATTACGTTTTGCACCCAAAGCTATCTTTTTCTCTAAAGAAAAGTATCGTATTTGAGGAATTTCACTTTTTAATATTAGATCTTCTACCTTATCCGTTCCATCATCGACAATAATCCATTCGATTCTGTTTTTTGGATAATCTTGATTACGAAAACATTCAAACATAGTTGGTATAAAAGGTCTTCGATTAAATGTAGGTGTGCAAACAGATACTAGGGGATATTGTGTATTCTTTTTATTTTTCATTAATAATATAATAATGAAAAATATTTAAGTTTATTTTACTCATTATTGTTTAAAATTTATTCATCGTTACTATTCTTTCTCTCTTTTATATTGATTTCTTCTATATCGATTACTTTGTCGGCTCCTTCGTCGGCTCTTTCTTCGGCTCCTTCGCCATCAGGTCCTTCTTCATTCGTTTCATCTATACTATCACCATCATCATCATAATCTCCGCCTCCATTCTCCTTTTTATCTCGTTGTTTTCTTCCTTCCTGAATAATTTTATTCATAGATTCAAATATAGATTTTGATTTGGAAGTGAATTTTTCATATATTTCGGGTTTTTCACTTTGTGGAATTTCTTTATCTTTGAATACATTCATCATATTAGTTTTAGCAAAGGATAATATTTCTCGCAATTCTTCATTATCACGCATATAAGCAAACATGAAAGTTACTAATGGTAGAGTCATGAAACCAGATGATGATGACATGAATACTTTAAAACTGGTATTACCAAAAATACTAGGAGTTAATGATAACTTATTGTAGAAAATAATTGCAGATACAATAAAAATTATGATAAATGCTAAATAATATTTAAATAAATATAACAAGCTTGAAACAGTTGAAATAATTTGCAGTATTTTTAGTAGTAGCATGTAAAATGCATTTGTATTACAATATTTTTCGCTCTTGTATTTACTTTCTGCATTTTTTGCATAATCTAATATATGTTCAACTGTTGAAAACCAACGTTCAGAACCAACATAATGTAAAATTCCAAAAAATGAATAATATAAAAATAAAGCACCTATCATCAAACCACCTACCGGTACACTCACAATCATAATTATCATAAATCGAATAATTAAAACAAGAATAAATAATAGAGGATTTGCTAGACTTGCCATGAATGTTCTAATTTGGTCTTCATCAACAGTTGGAACACCAATCGTTTTTGGTCCTTCCGCTACTGAAACGAAGAATTCAATAAACAATATAGCATACATGATATTAATATAATAATTATCAGTCGCGTTTGTTAACAGGTCAATTAAGAAGTTTTTGAAGAATTTACCAAAATTTTTAAAAGCAAACACCAAGATTATAAATAACAATAAAAAGTTAGTACGACCATCTAAGAAAAACATGGTAATTTTGGGAAAAAATAAAATTAAAAAATCATTAAACATTTCAACGAAAAAGACAGCAAATTCAAATATGAAGAATATAAACTTAGCCATATGTGAAACAACCTGACCATTCTCTGGTGAGCTCATTTCCAATAATGTTTTTCTTGCGATTCTTGTAATTTCAATATCTTCATATTTACTATAATAAAGTATGAAGTACCAATTTAATACAGCAAACATAGAAAAAACAATAGCCAGTAACCATACAACTTGTTCTCTAATAATTGCGATATCATTATTGTCATCTTTGACTTTATTTTTGTAATTATAACTTCCTTTATTATTATATTTTTTATATGTTTTTTCAGGCATTTTTAAGTTGTCAACAATAGTTTTTGCTATCCATGTATTAACTCCATTAAATGAATTATAAACAGCTTCGATCGCTTGAATTAACCAATTTCTTGGATCAAAATCAGATCTTGCTCCTTCATATACATTATCATAACCTTCGTAATCGTCTCTACTAAACCCTCGCATCTCTTCTTTGGTATTTAAAAAAGAATCAAACACTTCAAAAATTTTATTTTTAATACTTGCAGGCGTAACGGTTTCTTCTTCTTTTTTATGAATAGGTTCATCTTCTTCTCGATTATGTAGGGTATCAAATTCTTCTATATTTTTAAAATTATTCTTTTGCTTTCGTTTTTTTATTTTTTTAATTTTATCATTCATCAAAGCAGTATCAAGATCTTCATTCATTTTATCTTTTCTAAATTTCTTTTTGTTTACATTTGATTTATTTTCCATTAAATATTATAATATATTCACTTATAATATTTTGATATTTTGTAACTTAATTATCTTGTGTAAAGCAAACCACAATTTCCACCAATAAATGATATTACGTTATATCTTTCTTCAAATAGGGTAAGGTTGTAATTATAATCATAAAGTTGATAATTTGTTTTTCTTATTCCGATAGGTACACCAGATTGATCACAAACAATATCAACTACAGAGTTAGACATATCGATAGTAGGTAAAATCGTTTTTACTTCAAGTTCAATATTTTTAAATTTACTTAGGTTGATTGCCCCGGAAGGTTGATATTCGTGAGGGTCAGTATTTAAACAAAAGTTGTAGCAATAGATTCCATCTTTTGCATACCCTGGTGTACGTGTATATTTTTCAACATAATCATATATTCCCCGATGTAAAGAATTTTCTCTGTATTCTCCATTTAATAAAATACCAAAGCTTTCTAATATTTCTTTTTTATTTCCACTAAAAAAGTCACCTGTAATAGTAATACCTGAATTGAGGTTGTTAATCAAACCAGGGTGAATACCTATTCCGAATGATAAATCTATTTCTGTTCCAGGGAGTGGTTCAATCGGTGCCAAGCGTATATTATAAGGTAAATAATCATATGGCCAATTTGTATAATTTGACCATTCATTACGCATTTTAACATCGTTTCTTTGTAAATGCCACATCCAACTTGATACCATGCCATTCGTTTCTATTTTTACACGTCTACTTCCTGTTATATTTTCAAAATTATATTGATATATATCCTTAATTAAATATACTTGATCTTCTTTTGCAAAACGCTGAATTTCATCTTCATCTAAAAAACAATAAGTAGACAATAAATGTACATCTGCATTCCAAGTGGAAATCTTGTTACTATAATCTTCAGCTTTAATAAATCCAGACTGGGGTGTTTGAAGAAAGCGATACATTTGGAATCTGTCAACAGTAAAGTCTGCTCTTACATACGGATGGTTATATTGTGTATCTAATACATCTCTTACTACAAATAGATCTTGAATAGATCGTAGAGTAACTTTAATATTTAATTCGTTATATTGCAAACTTACTAAAGGAAATGCGCACTTGCTATTTAATGTAAACCAATTATTAATTGGAATGTAAATTTGTCTACTTCGTATAGAAGGTTCAGCACCATTCACATTTGTTGTGTAAGAAGCAGAAGGATACGTGCGTGTTCTACCAAAAGAATTTGCAGGATCATTCAATTCAGGAACATTTCCGCTCATTTGATAAAATAAATCTTTTTTTTCTTTACTAAAATCTCTTTCCACCATAGCTGCTAAATATTCACCTGAAAACTTTTGTAATACAAATGATCCACATGTAATTTCAATTTCATCAATTATATGAGTACCTAAATCTTTGATCCATTTAAAATCGTATGGAATCCATCGTTGGTTTGTAGCATTCGATGGGGGATAAACAGGACTCCAAATATCAGGTAATGTAACAACCAAATAAGTATCCATTAGTAAATCAGCATATCTAGGAATTTTAAAAGAAAATACTGAAGGTTCTGTAAGTCTGAGTTCTCGCAATCCAGAATAATCAATTCTAAATTTTTGCAATCCAAAATTAGTATATTTTGAATAAGTAACTTTAAAAAACGTTTTACTTGGGTTTCCTGTTAATATTAAATTATTATTTCCGACAGCAACAATATTTAGTAATCCACCAGCCATTTTGTTTAATTTAAATATATATTTCTATTATATTTAATTACTTAATTATATATATAGAATGTTCAATAAAAAATATATATTGATTGGAATATGTATAATTCTTATTGTTTATATAGGGTATCGATTTTATATGCTAAGAAATAGAGATACTATTGAAAATTTTGACTTGCCTGAAGGTGCGGATTTTGAAGTAGGTAAATTAAACGATGAAAATAAACGCAATAAAAAAGAGTTACGCATTCGAAACATAGATAAAGACGTTACGAAGTTTCCAATAAAAGATTATTGTATTAAATCTTCATTAAATAGCGCTGTTACAGGAAATTATGTAAGTATTGACATGGTGAATGAAGTTTTATCAAGAGGATGTCGATTTTTAGATTTTGAAGTATTTTACATTAAGGAAGGTGAAACATTCAGTCCACGCGTTGCTTATACAACCGATTATAAATTAACATCTATTGATACTGAAAATAGTATTTTATTGGTTGATATATTTAATTCGATTGTTTCTAATGCTTTTTCACAAGACTCGCCAAACAATAAGGATCCTCTTTTTATTCATTTACGCATAAAGTCGAATGATACAAATATTTATGAAGCTGTAGCCAAGAATATTGAATCTGCTCTTGCCGGACGTAAATTTAATGGAAAAGTAACAAGTGATACACTTTTAGAAAGACTTATGGGTAAAGTAGTTATTGTTATAGATAAAACGATCCGAAGAGATTATAAAGACTATAGTGAAAAGTTGTATAAATTAACTAATTTGGAAAGTGGAAGTGAAAATCTAAACATGCATTCTTTGGCAAATATTGTTGATCATCCAGGTTCATCAATACAAATTAGTGATGATTCTTACACAACTGATTTAGAAAAATTTCAAATGGTAATGCCTAATTTAGAAAAATATAATGTAGATGTTGTTGATACTATTTATAAATTTGGTATTCAAATTTTCCCTGTAAAATTTTATGTAAACGGAGAAGAATTAGAAGATTATGAAGATATATTTAACCAAAACAGTCATGGTATTGTTCCTATGGGTGTGATGATGTATTATTTACAAAAAAGAAAGGCCCAATCTTAATTTTATATATAATTTTAATATATATATGAAAAAAAAACAATATACAAAAAAAAGACCATATAAAAAATCTAAATTTCAAAGCAAAACATGTAATGAAAAAATGACCTTTGACGACTGTGAACTAGCAATTATTCGTCAAGCAATCGATAATACAGAGGAGATTCAGGGTCGAGATATGGTAAATAATGATGACGTAAAGAATATGATTACTATTGTTGAAACATTTATTAAAGATAAGAAATTAATATGCTATGGAGGTACTGCTATTAATAATATATTACCAAAACAAGACCAGTTTTATAAAAAAGATATTGAAATCCCGGATTATGATTTCTTTTCACCAAGTGCGCTTGATGATGCAAAGGAATTAGCAAATATATTTTATGAAAATGGATACAACGATGTAGAAGCTAAGGCGGGAGTACATATGGGTACATTTAAAGTGTTTGTTAACTACATTCCTGTAGCTGATATTACTTCTTTACATCCTCAACTATTTGAAAAGATTTTAGTTGAATCAATTAAGATTGCTGGAATTCATTATTGTCCCCCAAATTATTTGCGTATGGCTATGTATCTAGAATTATCTCGTCCTAAAGGAGATGTAAGCCGCTGGGAAAAAGTATTAAAGCGATTAAATTTGTTAAATAAGCATTTCCCTTTGAAAGCAGATAAAAAATGTCATGGTCTTGATTTTTCAGAAAAAGTCAATAATAAGAATAAAGAATATACAAATGCATATGCTTTAGTGCGAGATACGCTTATTAATAATGAAGCAGTATTTTTTGGAGGATATGCAGCAAACCTATATAATAAATTTGTGAATAAAAGCGAAAAGGATAAGAATTTTGGAAATCCTGATTTTGATGTATTGGATGAAGATCCTAAAAAAATGGCTATTATTATTGAAGAAGAATTAAAGCGAAATAATATTAATAAAGTCAAAATAATAGAACATGAAAATATTGGAGAATTGATTCCTTTTCATGTAGAAGTGAAGGTAGGCAGTTTGCCGTTAGTTTATATTTATCAACCGATTGCTTGTCATAATTACAATATTGTTGAATACAATCAACAAGATATCCATGTAGCCACTATTGATACTATTTTGTCATTTTATTTGGCATTTGTGTACTCTGAATTACCTCAGTATGATAATAATCGATTACTTTGCATGTCAGCTTTTTTATATGATTTGATTGAAAAAAATAGATTGAATGATGCTGGTATTATGAAAAGGTATTCTTTAGAGTGTATTGGAAAACAGCCAACATTAAAGAGCATGAGAGCCGAAAAAGCCGAACAATTTAAGTTATTGAAAAATGATCGCACAGGACGTGAATACGAAATGTGGTTTTTGAATTATAGTCCTATTAAACTAGATGATAAAATAGTGAATTCAAAAGAAGAATTGCTTAAAAAACAAGAAACGATGCCTAAGAAAACAGTAAAACCAAAAACAAAGAAGAAGACACAAAAGAAAAAGAAACAAGGTCCTAGGGATATTTTGAAAATGTTGTTTAAAAATTAATTAAAAAAATTATAATTTAATTAAAAAAATTGATATTTCGTTAATTAAATGAATACTTAAATAAAACCGCAGTATGAAATCTATAAAAAGATATGGAATATGTAAAACAATTATATATGCACCCGACACAATTTCGCCTAGTTTTTGTTATTATGTAAGGTTAAAAACGGCAGAATTAAAAAAGATATCTAAAGGAAAGTGCACAGATAGAGAACTAGATCCAGATGTAAAATATAAGAGGTCAAAGGTTATTCGATCATTATATTTAAAAATAAATAAATATATTCAACAAATACAGATTAATATTGAATCTAAATATTTAACCATAAAGAAATACTTATACGTTACTTATTTGAAATCAAATGAAATAATTGAAGAATTAAACTTACTAATTAAAAATCAAGAGGTATTTAATGATTGTCAAAAGAAATATTTTAAAACGGTAATAATTACTTTAGAAAAAACCAAAGAAATTATTGATAAAAGAATGCAATATATGATGTCTCTTTTATTAGAAAATACTGAACTGCCGGTTGATATGATTCGCGAGATTTTAGACTATATTTAAATATAATCTTCTTCTTCAAGCTCACTTGTATAATCCAATTCTTCATTTTCTTCTGTGTCAAAATGAAAAATTGTATTTTCACTCTGCTTTTTTTGAATACGTTTTGATTTTCTAGTTTTTACGATAGGTTTTTCAGGCTCATCATCTCCATCATCTACATCGTCTATGTCATCATCCTCATCTTCCAACTCTTCATCTTCTTCATCCAATTCAACTTCTTCTTCATCCAATTCAACTTCTTCTTCTTCATCCTCCTCTTCTTCTTCTTCATCTTCGTCAACGACAAATCCATCTTTTGCATAACCGTCTTTTGTTTTTGGAATATCTTCATCTTCATCTTCTTCTTCAGAGTCTTCTTCTCCAATATCTTCAAATCCTTGGAATAAGTGATTATAAATTTGTTTCCATTCATCAGACAATAAAGAAGTAAATTCTTTATTCTTCTTATTTACAAGTAAACAGTTTCCAAAAAATAACGTATTATCAACAGGTGGTGGAAAATCGTATTTATTTTCTTGACCTGCACGGCCTTGTGTTTTTCCATACAAACATACATTATATTTTTTATTATTTACTTCAACATTCCATTCTGTTTGCAACTTAAAATGAGAATCACTTTTAAAACCAGCTTTTTTATAAAATTCTGCTTCATTTACTGATTTTACTTTTACTTCTTTAATAGAACCACTTTTTTCAATAACAACGAACTGAGTCATATATTTTAGATTTTAAATTCTATTTAAGTAAGTTTAAATAAATATATCCTTTTCTAAAAATAAATATATGACGGTTGCACTATATATTATATCTAACGTGATAGCATCTATTTTGATTATTTATGTATTTCATTTATTATGGAACTTCATCGTAAATAAATTTAGTACAAAAAAGAAAAAAGATATGGTCAACAATCAAATCAATAAATATAATGATTTGGTTCAAGAAATAAAGAAATCTACAAAAGAACAAGAATTTACAGAAGAAGTCAAAGAAAATTTAGAAAATGATTTAACCGAGTTTATGGATACAGCTTAATAAGAATATACTTATTTTTAAATATTTTTTAAATTTTTTATGTATAATATAAATAATCCGGGAATTGCTGCAACTAAATCCCCCACCATATCTTGTGGTGTCTCTTTGCAAAAAGAAAAATAATTTGATGTTGATGGTAAAATAATATTTTCAATACATTCCCAACCTAACACAAAATTTAAATAACTAGTTATATCTAATCTATAAGGATAATAAATTGCTAATGTACAAGTAGACAATACATGTACTAAGCTCCAAACATCGAAATGTATATAGTCTGAATTATACAAATGTTGTAAAAATATATTTTTTGCATAATAATTTATAAAAAGTAGAACCTGCATAGAGAAAAATAATATACTTGCATTTAAAACGTAGCGGATTAACATGATAATATATAACTTTTATTGTTTATATATTATTTATTAAGTTCTATTAACTTATTGAGACCAGGACAATTCATATTTTTTTTTCTCAGTTCATCTTCATTCAAATACCACCACGGTTTATGAACACCAAAACTATCATCACTATATAATCCTTCATTTGAAAATTTATTAGCTGTTTCAACATCAGGTAACTTCAATTCATGTTCTTTTTTCGTAAAGAATACGTCTTCGTTCTCGTTTTCTTTACGATTATCTTTATGTAATACTTCTAACATTTTACTTTTTTTTCGTAAAGACAATCCACCGTTTCCAACCCAATTTTTATGCGGAGCACCAACATAGTCGAATTGTAAAAAATTATAAATATAATTATTAAAAGATTTACAAATAATGGAATCTGTTTGAAAGATTAAAAAATGTTCACTTGGAATATAATCGTAAAAGTGTTTGGAAGTTAATAATTGATTATAATCTTCTAACGAAAGATTTTTTACCTGTAAATTATGCATTTTGATTCTTGATTTATAATCTTTCAATTCGTGATCACATAGATTTTCTAAATACTCTTTGTTTTGTGTACCGTGTAAAATAACGACGGTCCAATTTTCATCCAAATTAGTTAATGCATTTTCTAATACAAAATATAATGCTTTATGTTCTCTTGGTTCTACAATAATAGCTGTATAATTATTTTGCATACCTTCTTTTGTAGTTTGAAATAAATAAAAAATAAATCCAAGAAAAATAATGAATACAAATAACAAGAAAAGTTGTTTCTTTTTCATGTAAGTATATATTTACTGCAGAATTAAATGATTTCTCTAAAAATTGATTTAATATAATAATTTAAACATATATCAGACATATAGTTATGGATCTTACTTCTTATCAGTTAACAAAATTATTAAATAGATTTCCAGTTTTTGAACTTTCCTATGAGACGATGATGCATAAGAAAGTTTGTACAGATTATAACATAGTTTATGCTATTCCTCTAGGAAAAAAGTATTATGTATGGTATACGTTTCATCGTAATCAAGATGTTTGTTATTTATTGGAATTGAGCAAAGACAAAGTAATAGTAAAAGGTACATGTATAACAACATTTGGGGATCAGCAATTTTCATTAGGTACGCTATTATATGGCACATTTTTAGAAGAACAAAATCATTTTATTGTAGAAGATATTTATTATTATCAAGGAGTCCCCTTGAAACAATTGCAGTTGAAAGAGAGAATGTATATTCAAAAAGAAATGTTTGAAACAATCAATAAAATAAAATACAATAAAAAAGAGATTCATTTTTATTTACCATATTTTTGGAGACATAAGGAGCAAGAAGAATTTGCAACCCGTATAAATCCAGAAACAGCATCCAAAATAGGATATGAAGTGCATCACTTGCAATACCGTTCATTATATGTTACCATTCCATATATAAATATTACAATTACAAAGAAATTGCAGCTTGGACCAAGTAAAGAAAAGTCTGTTCCAACACAATATTATAAAAAATATACTTTTGATTTTACAAGACCTCAACATAAATTTTCAACTGTGTTTTTGGTGAATCCTGATTTACAGAATGATGTCTACCATCTGTATGCATTTGGAAAGCACAAGGCAAATGTGTACTATAATATTGGTTACATTCCAAATTATAAAAAGAGTGTATACATGAATTCTTTATTTCGAAACATTCGTGAAAATAAGAATTTAGATTATATTGAAGAAAGTGAAGACGAAGAAGATTTTCAAAATATTGCTTTAGATAAACATGTGGACTTGACCAAATTTCTTCCTATGGAATGCGTATTTTTGAGAAAGTTTAAAAAATGGGTTCCTATGAAAGTAGCTGATAAATTTGCCAAAGTAGTACATATTAATAAGTTAGTTTCTGATTATTATCAATAATATCACAATAATATCACAATAATATCTCAACAATATATATATATAATGGCTAATTTGTCTTTTAGTGAACTTGAAGGGAAACCAGTATTACCTGATGTAAAAACAACTGCTACCGGAGGAGAACCTCATAAAATGGAAGGTGGAAAACGTAAGAAGGGAAAGAAAACTGCCAAGAAATATGGCAAGAAGAAGGGAAAAACTGCTAAGAAAAGTGGTAAAAAAGGAAAGAAAACAGCTAAGAAAGGTCTAATTTCTTCTTTTTTAAAAATGTTTAAATAAATAAACTATGGTATTATAGATGACCCCAACTATTCGGAAGCAAGTACTTACTTTATATAAATCTAAATTAAAAGTATGCCGAAATTTAGGATATAATTATGGTGATTGGGACAATAGGTATATTTATAATTATGAAAAATTAAATTATAGTGAATTAGAGTTTTTAATAGAAAATGGATTGATTGGAAAATTCGCTGGAAATAATATACGATTTAGGTATAAAATCAACAGAAAAGAAAAAGATAACAAATACTTAAAAAAAGCACTTGACTATGGATTTAAAATATTAAGATACTTGAACGTTTTAGATTTTGTTCATTTTCTAAATACAGAAGATTAAAGATCAGCAAATACACTTGCATCCAATAAACATGTGGGTTTTTCACATTCTTCTTCACATATTGATTCTTCGGTTTCTTCGACATTTTGCTGTTTTTTTACTTCTTTCGGCATAAATACACATTTCCAGTTATTCATATCCATATCTTTATAAATATTTGAATTGGTTTCAAATATTTTATAATTACATTTTTTGTAAAAACGCTTTCGTTGTGCCCACTGTTTCTGAAAAATATCATGACAATCGATAATATCAACAATAATTGGTTGCTGATTTTTCGTTCGTAGTATACGACCAACAGACTGTGTAATATCGGTTTTAGGACTAGCCATAATTAACGTTGATAAGGTTTTGATATCTAATGCCTCTGATGCCATCGCATAAGTGGCTAATACAATCTCCTTTGTTTCAGTCGTCTGTAAATCTTGCTTTTTCATACCACCTACATAATATCCGACCGTTCCTACTTCTCTATGATTAATAGCATCATAAAAGTAAGTGAGTAAACTACGGTTGTGTGCAAGAATCATGATTTGTTTTTTACTGTTCTGATTACGTAAATCATTTAATACTTGAATAATAAAGTTGCTTCGTCGATTATAATTACTTATTTTTGTGATCATCGTACTGTATTTTGGATTTCCACGAAAATCTAAAGACGTTTCATTAAATTCTTCGTCTCCTGATTGATAGGTAATTGCGCGCACTTGAACTTCTTCATCGTCTTCACGTTTTTCTTCATAAATTTTATTACCAATAAACATATACAATACCTTTGTAAGTTTATCTTTTCGTTCTACTGTGGCAGATATACCCAGCATATACGGTGTGATTGTTTTGAAGAGTGTTCTTGAAAATTGCTCACTACCGATACGATGTACTTCATCAATAATTGTTAATCCAAAACTTGAAAATGTATTTTCGTGATATTCTTTGTCGTATAATGTTTGGATCATACCGATGACAATATCTTTATCTTCAATATCAAAATCTGGACCTTGTATTTTACCCACCCGCGCACCTGGCAAAAACTCTTCTATGCGTTCTATCCACTGGTTCATCAAGAATTCTTTATGAACAATAATAAGAGTTTTCTTTTGTAATAAAGAAATAATTTTTAAAGCCATGACTGTTTTGCCTCTTCCACATGGTACTTCAAGTATACCACCATTTCCCTTTTTATTACTTGACGACGTTAGTGTGGTGTTTACGTATTTCATATATACATCTACGATGTGTTCTTGATAGTCGCGTAAAGATTTAGGAAACGCTAGCTCGATCGTATCTCCTAACTGCATTTTCTCTTTATCTGGTACTCCATAACGTTGTATTCCATAAAAACGAGGTATATACATTTTGTTCATATTTTCTCTATATACCGGAAACGATTGCACTTCTGCTACATCTTTACCTCCATACATATTAAAGATCATAGGTTTGACAAATAATTCTTTTTTCAACGTTTTATAATCATTTTCATGAAGTGCGGACTTGAGGATAGTATATCCTTTTTTTCCCAAATAAGAATTCTCTTTTATTTTGTCTTTATACAATTGTGTTAATACGAAGGGTTCTTCTTTTTTAATGGGGGATCGATTGTGTTTTTTCATTATTATATAAATTATATAAATTATTTAGCATATTTCAATTTTCTACACGCAATAAATATATATATGTATTTTATAAATGGATTTTCAAAAATTGTTGAAAAAGGTACCTGTAAAGGTTCCTACTAAGATGGAATCAGTAATATTAGTGCTATTTATTCTTTACTTAGTATTGCCTATTGAAACTCCCGAAGTATTAGCATTCTGTGTTGATTCTTCTTTGGGTATGTTGCTCGTATTTGTTGTTGCTGTGTATCTTTTCTTTTATAGTCATCCTGTGATTGCTGTATTGTTTATATTTGTTGCGTATGAATTATTTAAACGTAGTTGCAATGTAACAAATAAAGATAAGACTATTATGGAACATACTGAAGAACAAGTAAAAAAAGACGAAAAAATGAAGAAAATGAATCCTGAAAAGAAAGATACATTAGAAGAACAGGTAGTTGATAAGATGGCTCCTATTGGACATAGTGAACCCATTAAGTTTACATCTAGCTCTTTCTTACCTCTTGCTGAAGATGTAGGAAGTGCATCCAAAGTATAAATATTATAAGAAATGTAATTTATAATATTTAATTATTCAGGTGTTCCGGTTGTTGTTGCTGTTTCAAAAATTATTCCAACAAAATAAAAAGGAAGAGTTAACAAAAAGCTTGTAATTGCAATAAGTGCAATACGATCATCCTTAATTCCTTTTTGTATACTAATAGGAATATAAATTGCAATTGCTATAATGTTTAACATGATAAAAAGCGCCAAACTTGCATGATTATAGCTATTATTACTCCACATTTCAATAATCATCTTAGGAATAGTTGCTAATTCACCGATTCCGATTTCTTGATAATCTTTTGTTGTTGGTTTATCGATTTTTAAATTATCGTTTACTTTCCAAAATGTGTCGCTGCCCTTAGCAAACATTATAACACCAGTAGTCATCATAGACATGAGAAGTAATGTTATTCCGGCAAAGAAAAATAAAGGTAAGTTTAAACCAGATCCAATCATAAATAAAAATACAATAAATACCATTAAAATAACCATTATTAAATCAAAGCCATATACTTTTTGAAAAACGTTGATTCGATCATTTGGGGTTATTTTAATAAAAGAATCAATAACAAGTGTTTTATATACTGGCGGAACAGTAAAAAATATAACAATAGAAATGATAGCAAATACCAATAAATGTACAAATACTTGTAAACTATCTCTTTTTGCTTTTGATTCTGAATATTTGCTGTCAACGGGAACTACATAAGATGGTGTTGTTTCTTCACTTTCGCCGGCTGGATTGCAATCAAAATAATAACTATCCATCCCTTCTATTACATTCATTCCAGAAAATGATTCTTTTTCAGAGGTCTTGCTTTTGGCAGAAAAATTACCCTTCAAGTAAAGTTTATCCATGGGTGCTTCTGTTGAAAACAGATTTGTTTTATAGGTTAATTTTTTTAAAAATTCAGAAGACTCTCTATTGACAAGAATAGGTTCTAAAAATATATAAATATGTTTCTTTGCATCAATCGACGCGTTTTCATACCTAATAACTTGTTTCTGCTCAGGTATATCTTTATTTAATTCTAAGCTTACGTCAAATGTATCATCTTTATTATTATCTTTATTTTTTAAGAGATTAATTAATTTATCTAATGAGTTTTCTACATAATCTCCTCTATTTTTAAGTAAAAAACAAGTAAAAATTCGTTTCTTTTCAGGAGAAAGATCAGTATGTTCAATCACGATTTCACCTGTGATATCATCGTTTGAAACACCATTAATATTGTTATGGAGTGCTCCATATAGATATATTTTTTTTGTAAAATACGTATTAGATCCGATTTTTACATCTTGAAATTGATTTTCTCTACCCTTAAAATCCATCATGTAATAATCATCCTTAATATCTATAAGATCACCTTCTATGTCAACATAACTATTAGGCTTTTTCATCGTTTCAGAGTATGTTTTTTTCTCTTCTACATCTCTTTTATAAATACTTGTTAATGGATAATTGTATGATATGTTTCCATCTGTAAATTTATCTTTATTTGGATAAAAAAATGACATCTATATACTAAAGATCATATTTTATTCATATAAAATATAATTTATAAATAAGGAATATATCTAAAATTGCTGTTTTCGTACATCGTTACTTGAAAAGCATCATTATACCCTTGAACATACACAGTATCGCCGTTATTTATATCATCACAGCCATATTCAGAAGTACAACTTTTTCCATTCACGCTGATAGGTAATTTGGTATTTATATTTCCAGTATTTGAAATTGCGTAATATTCATATTTGTCTCTACCAGTCATCGTTCTTCTTCCCATTAGTGGTAATATTAGATCTCCGCCCCCTATTCTTGTTAAAATTCCCATTTGTTCATAATCTAAGTTTAATCCTCTTGTTCGTATATTAACAGGCACTCCTCTTACATCTCCAGAATCAGTAGGGTGATAATAGCCATCTTTTTTGAGTGGTGGACTATAAGGATCATTAAATGGATCATTTCGCGAAGAAATTGAGGCTAAAGGATTTAATCGGACTTCTGTGTTAAATAAAGAGCTTGTTGCTGGAATCATATCTTTATTTTCACGTTTGAGTTGACTATAAAACAAATATCCCATAACAATAATTATAAAAAAGATTAATACTAATGTAATGTTTTCAACACATATTACTCCAGGTGGACATTTTTTGGGCATTATATATATACATAAGATTATTTTACACCATCAAAAGCAGTTTCAATCATCTTTTGACCAGCTTTTAACATAGCAGGTAATTTTTCATTAAATGCGTTGTCTATATCATCAGCAGTATCTTCGATACGTTTTGCTTTTAATCTTATACAAACAAAACATCTTTCTCGAATGTGTTTTGGAAAATAAATAAGATGATAACCCGTATACCTATAACATAGATAACTTAAATCGGTTATTACTCTCCAAGCAGCCTTTTCTCTTTGATAAAAATCTAAACCAAAAATATTTTTTGAAATCCATAATAAAATTACGAATGGTAAGTAGAAAATGTATAAAATAGTTTTTACAACATAAAACCAGAAGCAAAACGGCAAGTTTATTAACATCTTAATTATGCACTGTATATAAGTTGAAATAAGTTCACCAATATCTCCAAACATATAGGCAATATTTTCGAAACCTAATCCTATTCCTTTTCCTAACCCAGCAATAGATATTCCAATTCCTACAAATACATCTTTAAATCCTAATCCGATTGCTTCTAGACGACGTGGTAATTTTTTAAAGAATGGAACTATTTTTTTGCTGAAAAACCCTATCACTTCATCAATACCTTTACTTGGGTTAAATTGTTTGATTAAATTATCTTCAAACGGTTTAACAATATCCTTTTCAAAACCTTTTTTAATGTCATCAAATATACCTTTAGTTCCATCTGTTACAGGCTTTACAAGTCCATCGTCTAAACCTTTTTTTATAGGTTTAATTACTTTTCCAGAAAAATCTACACCTTTCAGTATGTCGGAAGCAGAAGGAATCCTGACGCTTCTTGCCGCTTTCTTCAATTTACCTAACCCTTCTTTAAAATTTTCTTTTACTTTTTTATCTTTGTCTTTCATTAGTTAAATAATCTTTACATTTTATTTAATTGATTTGTTCTAATTAAATATTTTTAATTCATCTTACTTGAGATGCTTTTCTTACTTTTGGCCACTTATTAAATTCTTTAAAGTGTCTATCAGCCTTTCTATAAAATTTCTTACCCTCACCAAAGGATGCAGGAATCTTTTTGTTAAATGCATCATCCACAACCTTGGCTTCTCTTCGAACTGCTTTTTTCTTTAATCGAATACATGTATAGCATTTCTCTCTGATTGTTTTAGGCCAGTATACAAGATGAAAACCAAAATAGTAAAAGGTTAGTTTACTTAAACTTTTCATTCCATTATATGTTCTATCTTCAATAACGTAGAAATCGAGTCCAATTGAAATATACATTATCCACATAAACAATCTTATAGGTAAATAAAACAATTGCCAAAGCAAGTCAATAATATAATAAAAAATACAATCCACAATATTTATACTAAATTTGACACCACAGCGTAAATAGCTACCTAAAAATTCAAAGCAATATGATAAAAACACACCAATACGTTCTATAGCATAAAAAATATTTTTGGCCAACGTGTCCATTTCTTTGAAAACTCCTTTAAAAATATGATCAATACCAGTAAATACGTTATCGAATCTTGGAGGAATAGATTTACTAAATTGAACAATAATATCACCAAAGTCTTTAATTGCTTTTTCTATTCCCTTAAACGGTTTTTTTGCTTCATCCAATCCCTTGTTTATTCCTTTACCGGCGTCTTTACCTACTTTCTTAATATCTTTACCTATATCAGAAAATGTTTTATTCATACTATTTTTAATTCCTTTACCAAAGTCATCAACTGGTTTTACGATTACTTTTCCAAAATCAAATCCTTCTTTAATTTTCATATTATAAATGTATGTATATATTTATAATACAAATTTAATTAATCTAATTTTGCCTTATAACCTTCAAATTTTTCAACAAATGTTTCTGCTCTGGTTAATAGAGGGTCAATTTCTTTCATGTTATTCATAATTGATTTTTGTAGACCTTCAAATTCAATCATATCCTTTTTCAATTCTTTGTACATTTCCATCTTTTGTTGTTGATCTAAATCATCCTTATTTTCTTCAACTTCTTCTTCCAAATTTGTTGAATCTTCTAATAATTTCTCTAATTCTTTTTTATCGTCTCCACTAACAACTACACTATCATCTTCTTCTTCTTCTGTTTCCATATTTTCCTTTACTTTCTTCTTCTTTTTCATATTATCCATACCTTCATTTGAGGGTTGAATTTTAAGTGTAAACTTGATCAAGTTTGTAAAGACAATAGCAGTTAATAAAATAACAATCATATTGTTGCTAAAAAAGGACATTAATAATCCAACAATCAAAAAAGTAAATACAGATTGAAAATCTTTAATGTAACCAAAGAACAAAACATTCAGTATAGAAACTAAACTTAAAAAGTATAACAATACTTTACTTTGGATAATATTTTTGAACACTTTTCCGCTTGCAAGGTTTTTAAATAATTTCATTATAATATAATACAGGAAATTATTTTACAAATTATCTTCTAATTCATCATAATAAATGTATGCTGGTTCTTTTTCAGAACTATAAATATCTAATACTTCTTTGACAACATCCTCTCTTTGAATATCTTGTCTTTGAAATTCAACACTTGTTATACTGGAAGAACGTTTTCCTTTAAATTTCTCTAAAAAATCTTCTAATCCGTTTCTTTCATTTATTCGATCATATTGTTCTAAATCACCAGTAATAACTAAACGGCTGTTTTCGCCCAATCTAGTTAAAAGCATTTTCATTTGAGATACCGTAGAGTTTTGCATTTCATCAGCAACAATCCATGCATTTTTGAACGTACGCCCACGCATATACCCAAGAGGTGCAATTTCGATAACTTTATCTTCTATTAACTGCGTAACTTCCTTTGGTTGAATAAATCTATATAATATATCATAAATTGGACGAACCCAGGGAGCCATTTTTTCTTCAAGAGTACCGGGTAAATAACCAAGATCTTCATCGACAGAGACGGATGGACGAGTAAAAATTAGTTTCTCACAATTACTTGTTAAAAAATTACGAATACCTTGTTCTGTAGCAAAGAGTGTTTTTCCTGTTCCTGCTGGTCCAGTAGCTACAACAATCTTTTTGTTTTTATTTCTCAAAAAACGCAAATAGTCATTTTGACTATTGTTTTTAGGTTCCGTAAACTTATCTTCAAATTTTTTCTTTTCGTTAGCAGATAAATACTGCATATTTTCATATACTTTCTTTTGCTTTGCTAGAGATTTATCGTTTTCATATTCGTCCATATAATCTTGCATCATTTCTCTTTCGATCATTTTTCTATTTTTTTTGCCTCGTCTACGGTCTGTTCTCAAAGAACCCATCTTTTCCTCTTGCGGAACGGCTAAAGAATTGTTAAGTTCATTCATATCTTAACATATAGATTGAAAATAATGGATTGATGAAATATTATGTTTACTGAAATAAAATTTTTTCTTTTCGTATGTAGTAACTAGATGCAACTATTATTAAAAAAATAATTAGAGTTACCCTATTAATTATTTTATTGAAACCTATTAAAATCTAATTGTTATATTATTTAGGGCCTCTAATGAGTGAATCTTCTAGTGTAGAAAAAATTTTAAAACCTGACGACAACCGCTATGTAATGTTTCCCATCGAATATGATGACATTTGGAAAATGTACAAAAGACAAGTTGACTGTTTTTGGAGAGCAGAAGAAGTTGATTTATCCAAAGATTTGAAAGATTGGGAAAAGCTGAATGCTGACGAACAAAAATTTATAAAAATGGTACTGGCATTTTTTGCCGCATCCGATGGGGTTGTGCTTGAAAATCTTGCTATTCGCTTTATGGGTGACGTGCAAGTATCGGAAGCTCGTGCCTTTTATGGTTTCCAGGTTGCTATGGAAAATATTCACTCTGAGATGTATAGTTTATTGATTGACACTTATATTCAGGATAGTACAGAAAAAACAAAGCTTCTTGAAGCTACACAAAATTATGATTGTATTGCTAAAAAGGCTGATTGGGCAAAGAAGTGGTTGAATGATAACCGAAGTGGATTTGGTGCACGTTTGGTTGCTTTTGCTGCGATTGAGGGAATCTTCTTTTCTTCTTCTTTTGCATCCATTTATTGGATTAAAAAGCGAGGATTGATGCCTGGATTGACTTTTTCGAATGAGTTAATTTCTCGTGATGAAGCGTTACATACTGAATTTGCTGTGTTAATGTATAGTAAGTTACAAAAAAAATTAAATAAAAAGCGTATTTATGAAATTATTAAAGAGGCGGTTGAGATTGAAAAGGAATTTATTACGGAATCGATTCCTTGCCGTATGATTGGTATGAACTCGAAGTTGATGTGTCAATATATTGAATTTGTTGCTGATCGTTTGGTTTTGCAATTGGGTTATGACAAGATTTATAATTCTAGTAATCCCTTTGATTTTATGGAGTTGATTAGTATTGAATCCAAGGTAAACTTTTTTGAACGTACAAATGCAGAATATGCATTGGCGAACAAAACGGTTGATGGGGATGTCTTTGAATTTAATGCTGATTTCTAATTTTTATATGAATCTTATATTCATATAAATTTAGTAAAAAATATTGGCATATGGTATATGGCAAAGAGACAAAGTACGTTAAAAAAGAAAGTATCAAAAAGACAAACGCGAAAATTTAGTAAAAAAGGTGGAAGAAAGTCTATGAAAAAACCTGCAAGTAAGCAAAGAAAAATAAAACTAGGCGGACAGCCTTTTAGTGAATATCTTACAGAACAAGATAAGGCAATAAAAAAATCGACGGTATTTCAAAAACAGTTGAAAAAGGTGAACACCGAGGAAAGTAAAAGAATTTATGGACATTTATCACAATTGAATCAAGACTCAGCTTCCTATCTTCATTACATTAAGATGGGAAAAAAATGGAATTTTATAGATTGGAAGTTTAAGGTTCAGGCAAATCGATTATCTCCTGATTATCCTTGGCTTAATTTAGTTATGAGTGGCATAGGAAAAGTAAAGACTATAGAAATAAAAGCTAGTGATAATGGGGTAGGAGGGCTATATTATACCTTAGATGCAAATCATATTAATCAAATCGAAGGATTCCTCAGAGAACAACCAACAGACTATCTTAAAGGCGATGTTGATGTGTTTATAAACAATGTTAAGGATAAGTTTGAAGTTCCTTCTGATATTCCTTCTGGTATTTCTTCTGTCAAAATAGGAAAAAAAAAGAAAAAAAAAGAAAAAAGATAAAAACCTATATCAAGAACCATAAATATCAATATCAAATCATTTATATGAATCTTATATTCATATAAATTTAGTAAAAAATCTTGGCATATGGTATATGGCAAAGAGAAAAACTACGTTAAAAAAAAAAGTATCAAAAAGACAAACGCGAAAATTTAGTAAAAAAGGTGGAAGTAAAAAAGGTGGAAGTAAAAAAGGTGGAAGTAAAAAAGGTGGAAGCAAAAAAAAGTTAGTTGGGGGTCTTTATCAGGCAAGTGTGGAGGAGCTGAATGAGAGGGCGAGAAAGGAGGCAGAGAGGAATAAAATTCTGAAGTCAATCGGTGAAAAAATAGTAAAAGAAGTTGATAACAATGAAGTAGACAAAGTGTTAGCACGTTTCGAGATCCAGGGTGGTATCCGAGATGGTCTTCGAACACCGATAGATGCGAAAAATATTAATGAATTAATACAATATCTTATCAAAAGTGAACGATGGAAATTACTTCATAAAATTTTAATTAATAATTTTTTAAAGGAAGTTGAAGACTATCTTAAAACAAATAATAAAGAGGAGTTGAATATAAATTACGATGCAGCTTTTACAGAAATATGTAGAAACTACAGTCTTAGGTGGGACGAATCGTGGATTAGATTGGTAGCAAAACTTCTTGAGAAAGCTGCAGGCATATATAATGGCACTAAGATTAGACTGTTCGGAGAAGGTGCAACTGTTGTAACAATAAACGATAATATTGACCTGACGGAAGAAGAAAAAGCAGAAGTAATAAAGAAAGTGAATCAGGAAGATAAAGATGGACGCACTGCTTTAATGTACGCTAAAGACCGTCTTGAAATGAATCCTCAAATAATAATTTTTTTAGCAAAAAATGGAGCTGATCCTAATAAAATAGATCCCAATCCAACCGAACCCATATATAGAGGTATGACCGTTTTAATGAGTGTAATAGCTGGTAATAATTTATATCACGATATAAGGAAAATGATAAAAGAATTAATAAAGGCAGGAGCTGATGTGAATGTGAAGAATGATCAAGGCAAAACTGTTTTGGATTATGCCATTTCTAAGATAGAGTCAAATCGGAATAACTTGAAAGAGAATATAGATAAATATATAGTGAATAAGAGACATCCAAGAAGAAGCACCCCAAGGGATTATGAAAGGAATGTATTAGGATTTAATATTCAGGAATTTGTTGACAGCAAACTCATAGTTGATCTTCTTAAATCACCGGACAGTTTCACGGATGAGGAGGATGATATACGTAAAATAGATTATAAAGAAGAAGTAAAAAAATACGTTCCAACTTATGAAGAGCTACCCGCAAATAATAATGAAGAAAAATATCAAGAAAAACTCGAAAAACTCGATTCACTATTTAAAGACCTACCTGAAGAATCAAAACCTGAAGAAACTGAAGAAGAAGAACCTGAAGAAACTGAATAAATAAAAGTACCAACATCAAATCATTTATATGAATCTTATATTCATATAAATTTAGTAAAAATCTTGCTATATAGTATATGGTAAAGAGACAAAGTACGTTAAAAAAGAAAGTATCAAAAAGACAAACGCGAAAGTTTAGTAAAAAGGGTGGAAGTAAAAAGGGTGGAAGTAAAAAAGGTGGAAGTAAAAAGGGTGGAAGTAAAAAAGGTGGAAGTAAAAAGGGTGGAAGCAAAAAATATGTAGGGGGCGGCCTCCTCACGACCGAAGAACCGGGGAAAATAGAGAATGAAATAGTGAAGGCGAGCGAAGATATTTCATATAGCCAGGACGTAGGAGGGACAGAGCAGCAAGTAATAAAGGAAAATAGGGATAAATTGAAAGCACGTTTTAACAGCAAAGGTATTATGCAAACACCTATAGATAATAATAATATTAATAAATTGATAGAGTTTGCGGAGAAACGGGTTACGGAGAAAGGTGACCACCATAGAGCATTAAATTTACTTTTGAAAGAAAGTGTAAAAAAAGGTTTGATTTTATCTGATGCTAATCAAACGCTAGAAGACCTACGAAAGCAACAAGAGCAGCAAGAGCAACAAGAGCAGCAAGAGCAACAATACCTATATTCTGAAGACCCATTTTCTGAAGACCCATCTCCTGAAGACCCATAAGTACCAACATCAAATCATTTATATGAATTTTTAGATAATATTTTAAAAGGTGATGAATAAAACAACACCTATTCAAAATATTTAAATGAAAGATTCTTCCAATAGCCTTTTTCGTTATTTCCATATTTATCATTCATTAATTTATATAATTCATCTTTTGAACATTTTATTTCTCTACGTGTTTCATTATAATAATAGTTAGCTACATAAGATTCCAATTCTTTTTTATGTATTCGGTTACCTCTTTTCGTTTCAAAAGATTCATCTACAATCTCTTTTAATATTTCGTTTGGATGTTTTTTTTCTACAAATTCCATCTTTTTTATTTCATTCATATTGATTCTTTTTATATGAATGAAACAGCGATCAAAACTATCAATTTTTTAAAAAAAAATGCATTATCTTCAATTTGTTCATAATTTATAAATAACAATTAAATATAATTTCTTCTGTAATCTCCCTCTGTTATATATTTTTCTATATAATTGTTTCTAGGATCATTTATTCTCGGGCAAAAGCTAGTAATCCCATTATAGTATCGTAAATATTGTGATTCTGCTAGTGTTCCACCACCATACACTTTGCTGGGATCTTTTTTACCATAAACTCCACCTCCTCTTAACCAAGTAACGGAAGTCCCCAATCTATACCATTCAGTTAATTCTAATTTTACTCTTAACTTCATAAATTGATTTCTTTTCTTAATTTTTTGTTTTTCTATGGCATTCAAAACATTTACACTATATCCTTCATTATTGTAACAATAATTATAAATTTCATATTTTAAATCACACGGTAATCCTAGTTTCTTAATAATAATATTCATATTAATTTTTTTAATATGACCACATAGCTTTAAAAAATATCAATTTTTTGTAATTTTTTTTAATTATTTATCAATCTTTGTACGTTGAAATGCATGTTTTTCTAGTATTGTATCTATATCCAGTATTGGAGCAGCATAATGTTCTTTTCTTACTTTGTGATGACGTATATGTTTTTTAGGTGTTACAATATAAGGACCAAAATCTAAGTAATCTAATTCTTTTGTATGAATAATAATATTAAATAAAGAAATAAGTGCTATTGCCGTCACAAATGATATTTCAGTTGGTTGAAGGACCAGAGCAGAAGCAACAAATGGAAACATATAAGCTGCAAAAAACTCTTGGCTACTTACAGCATTTCCAATACTTGGAACCAATATTCTATCAAATTTATGATGAAAATTATGGTATTTTAACCACTCTTTTTTCTCATGCATCACTTTATGAACTAAATAATATCCTACACTATGAATTAACAAAATATACATAACATTATTCAGTTGCAATTCCAAAGTATGATCAATAATTGTATTATCAACAACAGCATATACAATCGGTCCTATACCCATCATGTTTGTTTGGATTGCGGTCCATCCTTCATTATAAAGTTCAGGTTGTTTTTCTAATATTTCTTGATAACTTTCCTGAGCTATTGTCCTATCTGCAATATAACTTAAAACGGTTACACTAGTACCTAAAGTCAATCCTTTCAAATATGAGTGAATAATCATTAATATATAAAAAGAATTTAATTATTGTAAATTTCCAAAGTGCGTGCACTAGAATCGACAGCATTTACATATTTTGGCATCCAAAAATAAGGAATAATATTGCTTTTTCCAGGATAGAATGTTTCAAACACTTTTCTGTAATAATATTCTTCAGCTGACCTTGGCAGTAAATAATTATTTGTATTTTCCATAGTCTTATCAACGCGGCATGCATTAGTGTACATTTCGTCTAGATTAGAAATAATCTCTGGATAACTTTTCATCTCGTTATTGAGAAAATGTTCATAACAATAATCTTTCATAATACGATACAAAGAGCGATTTACTTCTGAAACTCCGTCACTAAATGCTTCTTTGCGTCTCCACATCACATCATCCGGTAAAAGTTTGCCGCCTTTTCTATTATTAATATAATCATCATCACTAAAAGCAGATCGAATCAACCATTTTTCCATAAATTCATTATGTTTGTGAAATCGAATGGTTGGATGAATTGATAAATAGTATTGTGTAAAATATTTGTCTAAAAACGGCGTTCTTGGTTCTAATCCATGTGAAGAAATGCAGCGATCAGACCGTAGTACATCAAATTGATGGATGTTTCGCAACAAATGCTTACATTCTTTATCGAACTCAATCCCATCCGGTGCTTTGCTCATGTAAATATATCCTCCCATCAATTCGTCTGCACCATCTCCATTAAAAATAACCTTTGCGTTGCAATTTTCAGATATATATTTTCCGATTAACCAATTTCCAATACTTGCTCTTACACTAGTTGTATCGTAACTTTCAATATCATAAATCACTTGATGTGCGTATTTGAAAAAATCTGATTCATCTATTATAACCTCGTTGTGATCTGTGTTCAAATGTTCAGCAACCATTTTTGCGTATCTTAGATCTTCTGAACCTCTTACGCCAATACTGAAAGTCTTTAGTTTTTGTAACTTGTGTTCCACGTGATATTCGTTTACGAGACCTGCAATCAAACTGCTGTCTAATCCACCAGATAATAAACAGGCAATAGGTCGATCACTTGTGCTGCATCTTTTATGTACTGCTTGTGTGAGATATTTTCTTAAGTTTTCAAAGATTGTTTTGTAATTTTGTTCAGGAAATGTATTATAAAAACTAAAATTGTGATATCTTACGTTCTTTCGTTTTAGTTCCCAAACACTATTTACTTTAAAACTAAGATGAAACATGCTATATGTTCCAGGAGTAAATTGCCTTATATTGTATTTATCGGTATATTTACTTTGTCTAGTATTGTTGAATTCTGCACAAAGATCAGTTAATGATTTCATTTCACTAGCAAAAACATGAAAAATGTTTTTTTCTGGTACGGTAAGTTCTTCCTTATATACTTTTGTTTTGTTTGCTGTCAAATAAAAAAGAGGACGAATACCATATGGGTCTCTAGCAACATAAATTTCGTTGTGTTCACTATTCATTCTAGAATCAATCAATACAAAAGAAAAAACACCATCTAATAATTGAAGGGTATGTTGCATGCCATATTTCAGATACAAATGAATGATTACCTCACAATCAGAGTTTGTTTTTCTTTCTGATTGTGTTCCTGATAATTTATATAATTCTTCGTAGTTATATATTTCGCCATTACAAATTAATATAATATGATTGATAATGATTGGCTGATTGGAAATTTCATCCAGACCATTAATTGCCAATCGATGAAATCCAACGTTACATTTAATCATAGGAGTACTAAAAACTGAAAATTCTGGACCTCTATGTTTTCCTTTTTCAAAACTTGTTGTTAGGAGTTTCCTATTAACTTGACCATCATTATTTAGTAAAGCAAATATTCCACACATTATATAAAATTAATAATAATCTTTAAGTTTTTTTATATATGTATTCCATAGAAAGATGTTTAATTTCTTCGACAATACTCCTCAGCCTGAGAAAAATAAGCCTAGTAACAAAGATAAGTTTAGTAAATTTAATGCAAAGCCCATGAAAAAGCAAAATGTAGAAGGATTTGAAATGATGAACGGTAAATTGAATGGATCTGAATATATGTCCAATAGAATGGAAATGTTTGATTTAGAAACAACAAAGGATAGTATGAAAACTGGATTAGAGAGTTTAGTAGCTATGATTCCTGGAACAAAGGAAAATATGGAAGATATGAAGAAGGAAAATATGGAAGATATGAAAAAGAAGGAAATGATGGCCCGTAAAGAAAATATGGATGTAATGGGTTTAATTAAAAGTAACATGGGTGTTGAAGATCAAGATGAAGAAGAGAAAGAGAATATGGATATAATGGGTATGGTTAAAGATTCATTAGGCATGAAAGAAAAGAAAGATAATAAGAAAAAGAAGGGTAATAAGAAAAAGAAGGAAGCTATGACCATGTTTGCAAAGGAGGGAATGAGTAATGATGACGAAGACGATATTATGAAGGAATTAGAAGATATGGAAAAAGATCAAGAAGCAAATATGGAAGAAGGTATGATGAATATGACTATGGATAAAAACACACAAGTATTTGCTGGAGGTATTACTATTATTGCTTTGTTACTCTTATTTAAGTTTATGCAAAAGAAGTAATTATATAAGATTAATTATTCTTATATAATTTTAATACTATGACTGGGAATCGAACCCAGGGTACATGCTTGGAAGGCATGGGTTTTACCACTAAACTATCACAGTTACAAATATATTTAAAACAAATATATTTATAAAATACAAGTATTAATTTATTGCCATATGTACGAATTTAAAATTTGAAGCGTTTGTATATCTCTAAAGCTACTAAAGCACCAAATACTTGTGAAACAACGTAGGGTACGATTTCTGCGGTGGGTAATTTACCAGCAGATGCCATAGCAATAGAAACAGCAGGGTTGATGTGACCACCAGAGATGTTAGCTGCCAATAAGATGATAAGAGCTAAAGCAGCTCCAATAGCTAGAGGATTGCCTGTAGCCAAAATCACATAAACAAAGACGACTGCGCCTAAAAATTCTACTAAATATTTTTGCATTTATAAAATACGTTTACAAAATAATATATGAAAGATTTGGTTCATATAATATTTATTTAATATCGTTAAAGTTTGTATTAACTGCTGTTAATTTTTTGTAACGAGTATAATCGGAGGAATCGGGAACGAATTTAACATTTGTGGAAGAGGCTTCGACACCGGTTGCATCGCACTGTGATAAGATAGATCCCATACGGTTGGCTAATCCAGGTTTGGCAGATTTCAATTGATTAGGACCATCGCAGATATAATTTTCTCTGCTAAGGAAATCTCCGGAGTTATTTACTGCACGAAAAGGAGTAATTACACGACTATTTCCATTAACTGTTCCTGTAGCATATGATTGATTCCATGAAAAACGTAATACTCTTCTAGAAAGGGTATCTCCGCTGTCTGTTTTTTTAGCATTTTGTTGTCTATTTGATAAAGCTACCATATTATATATACTACAAATATATTTATGTATACCTAAATATAAATATATCAATTTATTGTAAATATGGAAGAATCCAATAACAAGGAAATAGATCAGCTAACATTAAATTTGCTGATGAATCGAAATAAATTTAAAAGTGGTAAGAATGTATCTTTACAAAGTGAAGATGACAAAATGACATTTGAATTAAATTTAGAATCATTTAAACAGGAAATTGAAACTACTTTTTTAGATCTATTAAATGATCCAAATTTGAAAATACACCCAGATGTAAAAGAGAATTTTAGAAACTTTTGTAAAGCAACTATTCATCATTTTCAACAAAAAACAGTTGAAAGCACAAATCTATTTAATGTGGAAGAACCAGAAATCAAGCAAGTAAGTTCTAAACCTACAATTGGATCATTTTGGGGAAACGAAATCGTAAAAAAAATAGAATAAGTATATATTACAAAAAATACTAAATATACATGTATCAAATTTTTCTTCATATATCTAGCATAACAATATTAGAAATATGTTTTTTCTTTTACTACATAGGTCCTTTGGAAACAAAGATATTTTATAATTATATCGAAAGGCTTATGGATGTTCCTTTGAAAACAATATATCAATCATTAGAGTTATGGGGTATTACTGGAAATCAATTTATAGAAGGTATTTTTTTAATAGATGAGAATAGTGATGTTGAAGAACAGTTATATCAATCTAGTCAAGAAGGGAAAGAAAAGAGGATTGTTCAAAATAATAAATTATTTATGTATACAATTGAGTTATGGAGCTTTTTAATAGCTTTTACTGTATTTCTATTTCTTTGTGAATTTACTTATAAAAGATTAAGATCAAAAGGTAAAATAAATCAACATCAAATACTTTCAGACGAAATAATATTGAATCAAGAAGATAATATAGAACTAGAAAATTATAGAAAAAACTCGACAGACGAAGCTGAATTGGAAAATACAATAGACAAAATAGATAAAACAAAGAAAATTAAGAAAGCGTTGAAGATAGTGTTTGAATATAGTTTATTTGGTGGATGTATCGTTGTTTTTCAATATTTATTTTTTAATTATGTTGTGTTTGCATATAAACCATTATCAAGTGAAGAAATGGAATATTATGTATATATAAAATTTATAGAATATCAACCAGAATAATTATAATTTCTTATACATATATATATATATGAAAAACAAAACAGTCAAAAAGCAAAGATATAATATTAATTGCAGTCCTATGATAAATAAAAATAAAACATTTAAAAATTCTTGTTTTGATAAGACTTCTTTACTCTATGTAAAAGATTCATATAATAGATATCATTCAGATAATCCTATAAAAGCAAAACAATTAAGTAAAATATTAGTCGAGTTAAAAGATAAAATGAAAAGCTGTAGTCGTGAAGATTGTTGGTTAAAAGAAATTAAAAATGCAGATATACAAAAGAAAATTTATGACTTTATCTTTGCCCCAAAACAACCTGCTGAATGGAAGAATAATCCGAATACATGGTTAAACAATTACGACATTTTAGAGGTATTGAAACAATATGAAAATACATATAAAAATTTTAAGTTTATTGGTCCTACACCAATCGATTTCGAAGATCGTCCTTATGATAATGGTGATTGTGTATGGCAAGAACTATGTACGTTTCATATTAATAATATGAAAAAGCAGAAAAAAAACAAAATTGGAATCATTTTTAATTTAGACAAACACGATGAACCTGGATCACACTGGGTATCTATGTTTATTAATTTAACAGATCGATTTATTTATTATATGGACAGCGCATTAAATACAATACCAAATGAGATTAATGAATTTATTGAAAAAATACAATCTCAAGCTAAACCTGGAAAAAAATTTAAATTTTACACAAATACTACAGAGCATCAAATGGGAAATAATGAATGTGGTATGTATTCTTTATTCTTTATTATTACTATGTTAACTGGAAAAGTAGGAAATAAAAATTTAGATACGACTCAGAAAAAGATAAATTTTTTTAATAAAAGGATTCCAGACAAATATGTATTCAATTATCGAAATATATACTTTAACTCTTAAAAAAAATATAATAATATTATAAATGGGTCTTAATATTATTTTTACTTATGATGTATTGAATGAAGAAAGAGATGATATAGATGATGAAAAATTGGAGGAGCATACAAATGGTATAACTAGTAAGACCGAATTACGTAAACGTTTTGCAAGTATGAGTTATGATATAATGTATGAAAAAGATATCGAAAAAGAAACAAAATTAAATTTAATTAGCAGATTAAATCAAGCTCTGGAAGACAAAATAAACCAAATAGATATAGATCCAGTCGAAGAACAAGAGACTGCGGAAGATTTGCATGGAAAAATAGAACATTTTATAACAATTGAATTGAATGATACGCCAAACCAAAAAGGAAATTATTTGAAAAATATTTATACTAATGTTAAATCTCTCAATTATCCAATTTCTTTTACTGATCAAGTAAATAATTATTTAACTGATATTGCAACCCAAAATAAATTATTTTTTACAAATGATGTTCAAGAAAAACAAGAAATAAGAGATTCTATGGATAAAAATAAAATAGAGCATCAAATAAGTAAAATTATACCCAATATCGTCTCTAGTGAGGGAGGAAGAAAGAGTAAAAAAACAAAAAAAAGAAAAAATAGAAAAAATAAATCTAAAAAGTTACGTAAATAAATATATAAATATAACACTTAGATATATTTATATGAGTTTGTTTGTGCATAAGGAGAACCAAACATTATTATGGAAAATAGTAAACAATAATAAAACAGTTGTGTTATTTTTTCAGCAGTTACAAGATGCAGAAAAATATAATTGGTTCCAAAATATTATTTCCATGTTTTATGAAAAATACAAATTTAAAAATATTGCTATGCAAGAATTATCATCAATCAATAAAGAAGTATTACAGTACATGGTTCAAGAAGCATCTTTTTACTTACAGCCTAAAGAACCTCAGCGTGAAAATGAAGAAATATTAGAATCAAAAAAAATAAACAAACAAGATGCTTATATGAATGATTTTAACCAAAGGCAGCAAGTATATGAGCAAATGAACAAAAGGGACGTACCAGATACGATTGATTTTTCCGAAAAAGACGATACACCAAGTAACAGTATGGAAGAAATGTTAGAGAAACAAAAACAAGCACGAGATTTAGATTTACAGCCTTTTCCAAGTGAACAAATAAGACCACCTGTAAAATTAGAAAATAAAATAGTGACTATTAAAAATGATGTAGAAGATATATCTAGTCTTTACGAAAATAATACAATTAATTATGAAAAATTTTGCATGCAACAAGAAGAAATGCAAGAATATAAAAATACCATTAAAGATTTACAAAAAGAAGTAGAAGAAATCAAAAAATTACTTAAACAAGAATCGACCTAATATATAATGAATTTATTTGAACATACATTATATATAAATCTTGATAGCCGAACAGATCGTCGTGCTCATGCAGAGGAAGAATTTAAAAAGATGAGTATTACAGCAGAACGTGTAAGTGGAACAAAAATGGCGAATGGTGCAGTTGGGTGTACATTAAGTCATATTAAATGCTTAGAATTAGCAAAGAAACGAAAATATAGTCATGTTTTTATTTGTGAAGATGACATACATTTCACAAATGCTGAAGTATTAAAAACGAATGTTACAAAGTTTATAACCAATTGCGATTTTGCATGGAATATGTTAATTATTGGTGGAAATAATGTTCCTCCATACATTACGTTGAATGATTATAGTGTGCGTATTTTTGAATGCCAAACTACTACAGGTTATGTAGTCCATGAAAACTATTACAATACGTTGATTGCAAACTTCAAAGAAAGTGCGGATAAATTAATGAGAACATCTAATAATAAGATGTATTCATTAGATATTTATTGGAAAAGACTTCAAAAACAAGATTTTTGGTTTATGATTATTCCACCTACTGTGACTCAGTACGAAAGCTATAGTGATATAGAAGAACGAGTAGTTAATTATGATCGCCTTATGTTAGATATGGATAAAGAATGGTTAATGCAACGTCTTCAAATGCAAAAAATGCAGTTTAATTCTTAAGTTGTAAAAATTTCGATAAGATTTGTTTATTCTTTTCTTGATAACTCATGTTTTCAATTTTTGATGCATATTCTTTTTGCATAATTTTTTCTTGATGTTTTAATCTATTTTGTTCAAACAATTGTTCTGCATGTTCTTTTTGCATAGGAGTTAATTGAGAACTTCGCTCTCTATTTAATGATTCTACAGAACTATGAATCTTTACCTTTTCTATATCGCTTTCACTAACAGAGAAAATACTTTCATCTTTGTGTACTTTTCGTAAATCATCAAATTTTAATTTACTAAAAGGATCGCTAGTAACATAGTTATCATCTTCTTCATCATCGTATAAGTTATTACCACTCGAGCTATTAACAAATAATTCTTGTACTCCTCTATATTTTACAATATTTTGTTGATTATTCTTCATATTTTCAAAAACTTGACCCATATTACCTTGATTTACCTGTGAATCTGTATCATATTTAGAATCTTCTTTTTGAAACCATTCATATTTGGAAGGGTCTTGTTTTTTAGCCATATTTTGATCAAATAGTTCATTAAAGTGTTTTTGGAATTCATTTGCAGTCATTCCTTGGATATGAGACTGTACTTTTTTAGAGTTTTCTTTATTTAAAAAATACTCAGGTGCATAGTTTTTTTTTTCATATCCTACTGCAGTATTTTGCTTAACTTGATTTCTACAAAAATCTAAGACAATATCGAATGCTTTTTTATAAAATATAAAATATTTATCTGGTAGTTTTGATTTATCAGGGTGTATACTTGCAAGTTTACGTTTTGCCTTTTTAAGATCAACTATTTTTATATCATAGTCAAGATCAAATAAATCTAAAACATCTTTTAAAGAATACATATTAATATCCAAATTGTGCGTATCCATCTATATAAAAGAAGTATATTGTATTTTTTAATATTTTTTCAAATAATTTAAATATTACATAATTATATTGTATATGCCAACTGTAATTACTGAGATTGAATCGCGAAATGATTTACTACCATTATTGGAGCAAAACCCCGGGATAATTGTAATAAAATTAGGTGCTGAATGGTGTGGTCCATGCAAATTGATCGAGAAAGAAGTACATGATTTCTTTGAAAATGCACCATCAAATGTACTATGTGCTGATTTAGATGTGGATGAGAGTTTTGATTTATATGCTTATTTAAAACAAAAAAAAATTGTTACGGCTATTCCAGCCCTTCTTTGTTATTATAAAAATAACAAACAATTAATCCCAGATGATGTATTGATCGGAGCTGATAAAGACCAGTTGAATTCTTTTTTTCAAAGATGTTTACACCATGTAAATGGATAAGATATCATTTAATGAGGGAGGTCCTTTTACTGAAAAATATTCAAAATCCGTTATATTAAATACATTCTTAGCAATTTTTTCATCGTTAGCATTTCGATACGTTTTATTACTTAATATATGTTTTAATGAAATTAAACTATAATAGAGATTCATGTATGATGTCTTTTTATAAATAAAATTATATAATAATAAATTATACCCAAACCATTCATAATGACAATCTTTGAACTTAGAATCTTTCAAGGAATCTTGTATTATTCTAGGAACCATTTCTTCTGTGTATTTTTCAATTAGATTAGGTTCATTTAAAAACTTTACGTAATTACAAATCATCATTTCTTCTGGATCTAAAAATATAAAATTCTGAAATAAATATTGTAACTTTTCTTGAAAATAAGTTTCTTCGGGTTCTTTTATTTCATAATTAATGATTACAATTTTCATAATTCGCGTCATATAATTTTGAAGTTGCCTTATATTTGCATTTAAAGATGAATTATTAAACTGGTCAATAATAATAATGCATTTTAGTTTATCTGAATTACTTTCTGGATTTTGTAAAAACTGCGGTATCATCTGAAAAATAGAATTCGATCTTGTTTTATCTTTACCGAGATAAACAGTATTCTCATTTATTTTGCTACCGATAGAAATGTAAGCAGACTGAATATAGTCTTTACTCAGGTGAACTAAGGTTTCTTCCAAATCACTAAATCCGTTTAAAATTTCGAGGTCGTTCATGTTTCTTAATATAGTCTTTTTTATTTTTATCAATTAAAAATAAAAAATAAAATCAATTTTTCAATCTTTTTCTACTTTTCAACGATTTTTTACTCTTTGATTTACTCTTTGATTTTTTCTTTGATTTTCGTTTCTTGATGTATTTTCTTTTTCCTCCTTCTGTCTTTTCTTCATCATCAATCACTTCTGCTTCAGCCATAGGAATTTCGTCTTGTTGTTCTTCTTCCTCACCGCCTTCTTCGTCTTGTTGTTCTTCTTCAATATTTTCACTAAAGTCATTTGATGATTCTCCTTCTTCTTCAGTATCGTTATTTTCTGTAGATCCTTCAGCGCTTCCTTCCGCAGATCCTTCAGCACTCTTCGAGTTATCATCTGATTCTGCTGTAATTGTAGCATAAGCTAAAGTTCCGGCAGTAATTGTAATTAAAATATATGCTATAAATGGAATTGGAGGTTCATTCATTTTATTTATATATACATATTATTATATTTTAAAATCCCAATCATCGAATAATCCTCCTGCTGTGATATTAACATCATAACTAAATAAATTTAAGAGTTCTGCAGAAATTCTATATTTTTCACTAGGTGAAGTTAAGTTTGATGTAAGCTTATTTAAATTATTCATTTTATTAAAAATGTCATGTAAATTATATAATTCTTCGTTTTCTAATGTAATATTTTTTACATATCGTTCATCTACTCCTGATCTAATTAATAAAGAATTACTATCAGTTGTTTTATTTTCAATAGAATACACATCAAATCGTTTTGCGTAATAAAAAAGTTTTATATTTTTTATTTTAATAAAAGTAGGAAGAAAGAGAAATATACATAATTTCATTAATATATAACAGGATTAAATCTTTATTTATTTTTTAATAACCATATTTCTTTAATACGTTCTTTTGCTTTTCTGCCCATGCAACTTTTTTATCATTATGGAGATTAATTTTGAAAAACCTTTCATATTCATCTGGAGAGCTAAAGAACAGGATGTGTCCAGTTCCTTTGTTTCCACAATAAGATACCTTGAAGAACAAATCTTCTGCATCGCTTCCAGTTCTATATAGATCATAAGAAATGCCAGTAGATGCATCTCGAATTTTGCATCCAGGGCAAGGAAATGTTTCATAATATTCTAGGACAATCTCTCCATTTTTGTCTTGAATTGCATGATATCCCTTATCGTGATCTTTCATGCTTTGAATTGCTCTTCGCACTTTCTTTCTACGAGAATCAAGTGTAAGGATAGTAGAATTATCATCTACATAATGAGAAGCCTTAGGCTCGATAACTTGAAAAGATAAATCAGAGTTATCATAAGAATAATGATCATCATTTTCTTCTTGTTGCAAATTGTATGTCTGATTATCGTGTTGAGACATACCTTGGTAAGAGTTTTCTGAAAAAGAGTTGTTTGAAATAATGGATGCCATATTGAATTTACACAAACTAATAATATAATAGATAATCAATTTTTTAAGAAGAAAGTTATATGAAAACATTTTATAAAATAAGTATATATGTCTATTCAAAATAGAGAATTACGTGAATTTCTTATACCTAATTTTATGACAGAAACACCTAAAATTAGACACGATACAAATGATAATAATGAGATAAGTATTCAAGAAAAGAAAATATCATATACGGACAAAGAAACCCAAGAAGAAGAAGAAAATTCAATAACGTATAAGTATTTAGATGATGATGTATTGAGTAAACAATTCTCTTTTGATAGTGAAAAAAACTATAAATTAAAATTATGTCTTTTTCATATTGAAAAAACAAACCATAAACCATATGTACAGTTCTATTGTATAAATAACAAAGAATATGAATTTCCTGAAGCTATACTTGATAATGAAGAATTCATGGCAGAAAAAGAAGATGAAACAAAGATACAAGTAAAAGAAGATGCAAATGATGAAGACGAAAAAGAAGAAGGTATTTTTCAAAAATTAAAGAGTGTATTTACTAATTTTACTGATTCAGTTTTAAAAGGTGATGAAACAAAGGAGCAAGAAGAAGTAGAAAATATATTTGAAACACAAGTATTTGATTTTTTTAAAAGTGCAACTGATTTAAAAGTCAACGATCTTAATCAGTTGTTTCGGGGATTTTTGGAAGAAGGAGAAAATATTTACGTATTTTTTGATTGTTCTACAATTTTATTGAAAAATAATTACAAACTGGATTTAAAAGAAGAAAAAGAATTTGTAAAAGTACTTATTGATGACATAATTGTAAACAAGCAGATATTAGACGTACCGATTGAATCTGAGATTTGTGATTTATTTGCAAATCATGCATTTTTAACTGAAATAAAAGAATTAGATGAATCAAGTGTAGTAAACCCGGTACGATGCTTTTTATGTAAGGAACATCAAGATGAAAGTTATCAAAATGTTTACTATGAAGACAAAAAAAATGAAATGTCGTTAGTTAAGAATAAAATATTGCATCCCGAATTTGATTATTTATACGTGTTTACAGAATCTCCTTTGAATTCTGAAAATCAAAATAATATTAAAAGTTTCGCATTATTTGTTGATCGAAATATTCCTATTATTACTGAAACTGAAGAAGAAATTGAAAAAGTAAAAGAAAATATAGATGATTATGACATTATTTATTTTATGAAAGATGCACAGAAATATTATGGCGTACGTAATGCTAGTTATTTTGAAGAACTTTAAATATATACAATTTTAATTATATATTTAAACCATATTATCACCTTCATCTGGGATAGTATCCACACTATATGTTTGCAAAAATCTTTCAATATGTTCTTGTGGTAATTCATCTCCGATATTTTCTTTAATCTCTTCAGGAAAAGGTTTTCTATCAAACATTTCTTCATATGCTTTAACATGACTTTCAATCTTATCCACAGAAGTTTGATATAAAGACTCTATTTCCTCTTTCATCTTAGAACTATCAAGCTTCTTTTTCATACTAGTTTTTAATTTTTCTTTTTCTAACAAAGTTCTTTTTTCTAAATCATCTTGTGTTTTTATTGCAGCTTCCTCCAATTGTCTTTTTTGTTCTTCAATAATTGCTTCTTTTTGAATCATCATTTCTTCACTAATTTCTTCTTGTACATTCTCCAGAGCTAGATACCATTTGTGGCGTGTTTCGTTGACACTAATAATAGTATCACAAATATCGGGTTTCTTTAATTGTTCAAAAATCTTGCGTTGCTTAGAATTTTCAGGTCCACTAAATGTTTTCTTAAATTCACTAACGATCTTATCATTAATTGTTGGCGAAGTTTCCATTAATCTATCAAATTCATCACGGCAGTGTTTAATAAAACTACCTGCATCTAATCTTTCATCGGGTTTTTTGGCAAGTTCAATACGAATGTTACGTGCAAATTTATCCCATGCAATTGAAGAAACTCTATGTGATTCATTCAACTCTGAAATCTTTAAATATTGTTGAATAGTGGTAAGGATACCAATAAAAATATTCAAGGAACCAATCGCCATAGGAACAAATACTTGTGTTGAAGGTGGAAAACTTTGTTGGGCAAAGGATGCTGTACCACTAATGGTAGATAAAATAATAGCAGGAATGGTAAACCATGCATGTAAATAAGAGTACTTGGCATGAGCTCTCATATTTAGCCACTTGTAACACTGTGCAATATCACACCATTCAACTAAAATTTTTTCATTTTCCGGTGACCATTCCACTTTAATTTTTGGTTTTTTATTTTCATCGAATGATATTTCAGATTTTATATCAGTCGAATCCGCTTTTTTAGTTTCTGTCTCCGACATTATAATTTATATTAATACATTTTTTTATTATAGTTATAAAGTAAATATGTTAAAAATAGCTCATCGAGGATATTCACACGTTTATGGTGATAATACAAAAGAGAGTTTTTTACAGGCATATAAAGGCGACTTTGATATGATAGAATTAGATATACAATTATGTGCGGATAAAGAAATAGTGATTTATCATGATACATATTTTTTATCTAAATTAATTAAAGATTATACACTCTCAGAATGTAAAAAGAATGGATTATTATTTTTGTCAGAATTTTTTACATTTATTGATACAAATAAGATAAAAGTATACTTGGATTTAAAAGGCGATAATGATTTGTCAGAAGAAGTAATTAGATTTTTAAAAGAAGGAAACTATAATTTACAAAATATATATATTGCGTCATTCAACAAACATCATGTAAATATTTTGAAAGAATCTAAACTACCAATACAGGTGGGTTTTACAACTGAAACTAAATATACAATACACGATTTAGAATTATTAAAAAAAGATATCGATTTTATCTGCTTGCACTGGACAGCACTAAATCAAGAAAATATCGAATATTTACATAAACATTCGATACAAGTTTTTACATTCACAGCCAAAGATTACTTTATACTAAATTATATGCGAGAATTTAATGTAGATGGTATCGTTAGCAATTTTATATTTTAAATTCCCATATTCATAGATGCCTTTTTACGGGGCGTTTGAACAACTGGTGCGGGATTTTCTTTGACTTCTTTTTTGACTTCTTCTTTGACTTCTTTTTTGACTTCTTTTTTGACTTCTTCTTTGACTTCTTTTTTGGGAAGCTCAAGTGTAATATTTTCTTTATCTGTTTCTTTATCTGTTTCTTTCTCTGTTTCTAACGTTTTGCTTAAACTTTCTATAGATTCTTCAATTTCCTGTGTTTCTTTTTCATCAATATCTTCGATAGAAAAAGTGTGATTCATGCTAATATTTTCGTCCATTTCTTTCTCAAAGTAATTCATTTTTTCTTGTAATACTTTTAATTGTTTTTTCTGAGAAATGTGGAAAAATGAAATATAATTTACGTATAAATCAATCTGGTCTTGAAGCAATCTATTTTCATGTTTTAATGTATTCAAAAAATTGGAAATAGAAAATCCAACCTTGTGCGTTTCATAATAATGATCTATTAAGTCTTGTTTTTTTTCATACTTTTCAAATAATGTCTTGATTGTTGATAATATAATTTCATGTATGCCTATAATATCTTTTAAACTGTATTCATGAAAAGGTTCTAAATCTTTATATATTGGAAAAGTTTGCTTTTCAAGTTGATTTTCGTAAAGTGTTTGCTCATTTTCCTGTAAATATTTAACCATAAGCTGATATAACTTGTAATAATCACAATATATACGGTTTAAGCAGGTTAATCGTTTTTTTTCAATATGTTCCATGTCCATTTGATAAGACTTATATTGGAATAAAAACGAGTCTAAACAAAAGAGAAATATTTTTTTGTTATTCTTTTTAATTATATCTTTGTATAAAATTTTTAATTCTTCCAGCTTCTTTTGGACATTTATTTTTTTTTTGTTAAAACTATTTACTAAGTCAATAATTAAAATAAAATTCTTTTTTAATTTATCGATATCATTAATATTTTCCATTATATACTTTAAAAAGATATTTTAGCAAAGAAATTGAAAAAAAATATTAAGAATGTATATAAAAGTTTTTTGTATCTACATATATGCAAGCAGTAAAGGAAGAAAAATATCTTCCTATATATTTTGATAGTAACTATATCAATTATATCGACAAAAATAATCATATCAATAGTAACAATATCAATAATAAATATGATTTGTCACGTCCCAAATTACAAAGAAATCAATATATATTTATAAATCGTAATTCAGAGAGAGAAAATGAAATAATAAAAAAACAATTACATATTATTAAAAAGACATTTGGAAAAACAAATAAATTTAAATAAATAAACCATATAAATATCGATTCTATACATATTTATATGGACGAAAAATTGTTGAATAATTTTAAAACGTTGGTTGTAGATTTTACAAAGGATTTAACAAATACATTTCCTGAGTATGAATATTTATGGAATAAATATTATCAAGAAGAAGCTAACGAAGATACATATTTGATTTTATTTGATTACTGCAAAACAGTATATCCCGAACGATTTTTTGATATCTTGTATCAAAATAATGATATTTTTAAAGAAGATAACGAAACAAATGTTTATTTTTTGCCACAAGTAAGCTTTCGATTTCTATTTAATTGTGAAGGTATTACAGAAACGACTAAAAAGGCTATTTGGAAATACTTACAATTGGTTTTATTTACAGTAGTTAATGAAGTTAAAGATAAGAGTGATTTTGGAGAAACGATGAATATTTTTGATGGAATAGAAGAATCTGAATTGCAAGATAAATTAAAAGAAACGATGGAAGGCATTAGTGATTTTTTTACTTCTGTAGAATCTAACGAAGAAATTAATGAAGAGCAAAAACAAAAAGCCGAAGATGTTAAAAAGGAAATGGAAGATATGATGAATGATTTTGGAGATTTACCGAATGTAGACGAAATGCGAGAAAAATTAAAGAGCAGTATGCCAAATATTGAAAATCTACAAGATCATTTGAAAGGACTATTTGATGGTAAGATTGGTTCATTAGCAAAAGAGATGGCCGAAGAAATTGCAGATGACTTCAAAGATTTGATTGATGAAAATGATGTACAAAATCCTCAAGATGTAATCAAGAAGCTTATGAAAAATCCTGGTAAGATTAGCGAATTAATGAAAACAGTAGGCAGTAAACTTGATACAAAAATGAAGAATGGAGAAATATCTAAGGATGAATTGATGAAAGAAGCAACAGAAATGATGGGAAAAATGAAAGAAATGGGACAAGAAGGAGACTTAAATGAAATGTTGAAAAATATGGCAAAGAATATGGGGGGATTGGGTAAAAATATGCGTATTGATACAAGCAAGCTTGATAGAATGACAAAAAGAGAAAAACAAATTTCTCAAATGAAAGATCGTGCTGAAATTAAAAGAAGACAACAAGAAATAGAGTTGGAAAAATTAAAGTTACAGCAGCAAGAACAAATTAACATTCAAAACGAACTGCGAGCCAAATATTCTTTAGATCAACATGGTGAAAATAATTTTGTATTTAAAATGGAAGGAAGTGGAAAACAAGAAAAAACATTTATTGATCCTGAACTATTAAAGATGATTGAAGAAGAGGATAAACAAGATGCAATTAATAAAGAAAAGAAATCTAATCAAGCAAGTAAACCCAAAAAGAAAAAGGGAAAGAAGGGAAAAAAATAAATAACTAATATATATATGTTGTCCAAATATATTGACGTAAAAATATTTCTAGTAAGTCTTGCTTTAGGATTGTTTGCAGTTTATATTACTGTGCCAAAAAATAAAAAAATCTATGTGTATCCTAATCCAGAGAATATAGATGTACTACAATACAAAGATAAAACAGGAACTTGTTTTTCTTTCCAGCAGAAAGAAGTTGTCTGCCCAAAAGATGAAAAGAAAATAGAAACCATAAAACCGCAAGCTTAAATTATATTATGTATTCATATAATATAATGAATTTAGAACGATTAGTCAATTCTCAAACAGGAAAAATAGTAATTTCAGTAGTGTTAGGTTTAGGATTAGCAAGTTTATTTCATACAGTTTGTAGCGATGATAAATGTTTATCCTTCAACGGTCCTGTAATTAGTGATGTAGAAGAAAAGATATTCAAATATGGAAATAAATGCTATAAATATACTGTAAACGCTGATACATGTAAAAGTACAAATAAGATAATTGAAGTTTCGAAAAAAGAAGAAGAAGATTCGTAAAAAGTATACTTTCTTAATAATTTAACAATGTATACTTTATGGAAAATACATCAAGCATTTCAGAATTGCCGGCAGAATCGGGGGGAAACACAATAACACAAATGGAAAATCAATTAAATAATTATAAACCGATTAATGTACACCCAAATCCTTATGGTATTTCAGATCAAAACCCAATTTTACCTAATCCACAACAAACAGGAAATGAACAAAAATTACCTCAACAAAATATTTATTTAGAACAGCCTCAAATGAACGACATGCCTCAACAAAGATTACCTTCTAGAGATATTCCTCAAGATACCACTGTATATGCTCAGGACCAAGAAATAAAACCTGATTATATTCCTGTTCAAGAACATCTAACTGATTATGTGCGTGATTATGAAGATATGAATAATAAAAGTATTGCTATGCATGAAGCGAAAAAATCTAGAGCAGAAAAACTAGACGATTTATTTGTTGAAATACAAACTCCTGTATTGGTTTGTCTGCTTTATTTTATTTTTCAAACTCCTTATTTAAATAAGGTTTTGTTTAAAAAGATGTCTTTTTTACAAATATACAATACTGATGGAAATTTTAATTTATATGGATTGGTCTTGAAGAGTTTACTTTTTGGAGGTAGCTATTATGGTTTATATACAATAACAAATATGTTGAGTGAGTTTTAATATATTTCCATTAGAAAATTGATTTAAAACATTTTTAATATTTTATACATAAAAGGTATGTATAAAATTAAGAATCCTACTACTTTCCGTTCAAATGTGTGTAAAGAATTGAACCAATTCGTTGATGATGAAGTAGATTCTATAAACTTAGAAAGGGGTATTTTCAATTTCGCCATTAAGGAATCTACCAAAAATAAGATTATTAAGAAATGGGAAAATCCACTATTTGCTCAGATTTATAGAGATAGATTGTATTCTATTTTTACTAATCTTAAAAAGGAAGAATTACAACAAAAGTTAAACTCAAAAGAGGTAACTCCACAACACTTGGCCTTTATGACACATCAAGAGCTTGATCCTTCACACTGGAAAGTATTGATTGAAAGGAAGATTAAACGAGATTCAAATAGATTTACTAAAAAAGTGCAAGCATCGACGGATATGTTTACATGCAGAAAATGCAAGTCAAAAAATTGTACTTTTTATGAATTGCAAACAAGAAGTGCAGATGAGCCGGCTACTATCTTTGTTACTTGTCTAGATTGTGGTAAAAACTGGAGATCATAAACATCAAGATCAAAATAGAATAAGAAGAAAGTATTACAAAATGTATTTTTTTATTGAAAAAATGATGCCCATTTATCCGAGAAAAGTAGTAATCATTTCTATGAAAATGTATATTAACCGTATACAAGCATTTATTCTTATTTACTTCGGATAAATATATAACATCGATATTCTTTCTACATAAAAAACATGTCAAAGATATTGGCTGGCTTTTAGTAAATGCAAATTTTTGAAAGCATTCTACACAACAAATATGTGTACAATCAAATATAACTGTATTGTATATAGTAGTTTCATCAAAACAAATAGGACATTCTGTTCTTTTTAAACGTTTTTTAAGCCTTCTATATTTTAAATGATAGTTAGTATTAAAAAAATAGGTAATAGTTTCTTCATTCATTTATATATTTAATATAATATTTCTAAATCCTCAACTTTCCAATATTCACAACCACCATTCGTAATAGGACGTTTTATAATGAACGGAATCTTTTTTTCTTGAAGTTCTTTTTCTGCAATTAAGTATCCATCAATAATAGATGGTTCTAATTGTACAAATGGTTTTGCACCGGCATTAAGTTGCTTTGCTCTCTCTCCTAATATTCTGGCCTTTTCATATTTTGTGAGAAATGGTACTGTTTTATGAAAAGGGTCAATAATTATATTTTCTTCATTTCTTACAATTTTGCTGAGTGTTTGTATTTCTTCGTTTTTATGTTGTAAAAGCTCGGGGTGAAAATTTGCAATAACATCATCTTGTAAAGACTTATCTAATTTCTGTAAATAATCTTCTTCATAATCAGAATCTTCGTCTTCATCTTCAGAAACATTCATCATCATTTCATTTTCAAAAGCAGATGTATCAGGATCTTCATCTTCATTAGACTCTTCATTATCTGATTGATCCTCATTATCTGATTCTTCATTATCAGTTATTTCAGCTACATCAATATTATCTTCATCATTATCTACATTTGGCAATACAATCTCATTATCTTCATCAACATTATTTAAAATTTCATCAGTAACATCTAAAGTAACATTTTCATTATTTTCTTTGAGAGGATCCATATTTTACTATATATAAATATATCTATATACTTATATATCAATTTTTCTAAATAATCGCCTCATTTGTTTTCCAAGTAAAATCACAATGACTACATAAATACAAATATTTCAAATTACTATCATCAATACGTATGTAAATAATTTCTGGATTTTTATTACCAAATTCAGATTGGTTTGAATTACAATCTACATTCGGACATTTTAAATTATATAATCTTGGTAATGTAGGATCTAATTTTGTATATTCATTTACTACACTAGACGTAGTATTTTCGCTTTGCTTTGTCTTATTATTTATAATACAAATCCCTTCATTATTTACTAAAGTATCAACATGTTTACAATAACGACAATAATATTCAAGTTGATTTGTATTATTTTCATTAATTTTGATGTAATACATGTTATCGCAATTAGTGCAAAACTTCATAATATATATATACCGATACTTTTTTATACTTGTTATCAAGTATATATATATCAATTTTTCATGCTTTACTAGAAAATTGATTTGTATAAGAATATTAAAAATATAGGCATAGTATATCTAAATGCCTCCTAAGAAACGGGCGTCTAAACAACCGAATAATAAAGATAATGTATTAATTAATACTACAAATAATAGTAGTAGCCTTCAAGAATTTTTAGCAAATTTTGTTTACGACAAAGAAATTCACAAGAATGGGTATACTAATACCAGAATTGGTAATAAAAACAATTCTAATTCTAAACAAAAGATTTATGGCGGAACATGGTATATTCCTGAGAATAAATATAATGAATTTCTAGATTTGTATTACAAAGAGATTGTTTCTAATAAAAAGAAGGAATATTTTACAGAAAAACAGTTGAAAGATGAGGGCGCTATTACGATTGATTTGGATTTTCGACATTCGATTGAGATTGACGAACGCCAATATACAATTAATCATATTATTCAGTTTTTAGATTGCTATTGCAGTAAGATTGAGAAATTATTTGATTTAGTTGATGATGAAATGGAAATATATATTTATGTATTTGAGAAGCCAACAGTAAATCAAATTCAAGAAAAGAATATTACAAAAGATGGTATTCACATTATTATTGGTTTAAAGTGTAACAAATACTTACAAGAGATTTTGAGAAATCAAATGTTAGAAGAATTACCATTTATATTTCAAGATATTCATATGCATCATGAATGGAGTTATCAAGATGTTTTTGATGAAGGTGTTACAAAAGGTTCAACTGGTTGGCAATTATATGGATCAAGAAAGCCTGATCATGATAAGTATGATTTGACACATGTCTACAAATTAACAATCGATACAAATGATCAAGAATTCCTAAGAGAAGAAATTCCTTTGGAACACTTTGATACTCAAGCCAATATGCAGAAATTGTCAGTTCGATATAGAAATCATCCGTCTCTTATGATGAATAACTATGCTATTTCTCTTTTCAAACAATTTACTGAAAAGAATGAAAAAGTAAAAGAGACTGTAGCAACTACGAATAGCTTTGTATTCAATAGAATAAAAAGTTATGATGTTCAAAGTATTATTCAAAATATACATACTAAACAAGATATTATTCAGTTATTTGAAGATTTCTTAACACAAGCAAGCAAAGACAAAGATGACCATATCATATATGACATAGCTAGATATGTTGATATTCTACCGAAAGAATTTTATGGAATGGGAAGTTACGATAAGTGGATTCGTATGTGTTGGGCATTAAAACATACATCGATCGAATACGGAGATCAATATAAGCTCTTTGTTGTGTGGTTGTATTTTAGTTCAAAAGCAGATGGATTCGATGTAAGTAGTGGTGTTGATGAATGTTTAAATAAATGGAATGAATCTATGTCTGATGAAAATAGTAATAGTTTTAAGAAATTAACAAAACTTTCTATTTATCACTGGGCAAAACAATATGCATATGATGAATATTTAAATATTATAAAATCATCTATCGATTATCGTATTGATGAAACAATCAATTCGATTGATGGTGCGGGGGATTGGAATTTGGCAAACGTATTGTTTCAGAAATGTAAATATGAGCATATTTGTACATCTACCACAAAAAATAACTGGTGGCGCTGGGATAATAATCGATGGATCAAAGATGAAGGCGGTACTCATTTACGTTCGAAGATTACGCAAGATTTAAAAACGTTGTATTTTGAAAAACATATGTCATTATTACCAAAAAAGAGAAATGATAATGAAGAAGAACCAGAAGAAAGTTCGGATGAAAAGTTAAAGAAGAATAATAAATCTCAACGTTGTTGTCAAATCTTATTAAAAATTGTTGATTCTGGTAAAAAGTCAAAAATTCATAAAGAATTGGCAGAGTTATTTGCAGACAAAACAAATAATTTTATGCAAATGATTGATACAGATCCTTACTTGTTATGTTGCGAAAATGGAGTGATTGATTTTAGGGAAAGAGTTTTTAGGCCAGGTAGACCTGATGATTTATTAACTAAAACAACAAATATAAATTATAGTCCGGTTGATTATAATCGGGATAAAGATACTATCAAAGAAATTCAAGATTTTATGAAACAATTATTTCCTATAGAAGAATTGTGCAATTATATGTGGGAACATCTAGCATCTACGCTTATCGGTATTACTCCAAATCAAACATTCAATATTTATATTGGTCATGGACGAAATGGTAAATCTGTGTTGATTAAACTAATGGAGAAGGTATTAGGACATTATAAATACGATATTTCAACAACATTAATTACTGATAAGAAAATGAAGATGGGACAAGCTTCTCCAGAATATGCCAAATTACCCGGCATCCGCTATTTGGTAATGACTGAATCATCTGAAGTAGATGAAATTAATGAAGGTTTGATGAAATGGTTAACTGGTGGAGATAAGTTAAGTGCAAGACAATTGTATAGTGCTGATATTATGGAATTTGTTCCTCAATTTAAATTAGCTCTTGCATGTAACTTTTTGCCAATCATCAAAGCAACAGATGATGGAACATGGAGAAGAATTCGAGCCGTTCCTTTCTTATCTTTATTTACAGAAAATCCTGTACAAAATGACCCTAAAAGGCCTTATCAATTCAAGGTTGATCACAGCATTCACGAAAAGTTTGACAAATGGGCTCCTGTTATGTTTTCGATGCTTGTAGAGATTTGTTTTAAAACACAAGGACATGTAAAAGATTGCAAAATTGTAAGCGATGCATGCCAACGGTATAAAAATGATAGTGATATTATTGCCAGCTATATGTCAGAACAAATTATTGAACAAGAAAATAGTATTTTGAAGAAGTCTGAACTAAAACAAGACTTTGATCTATGGTATGAAGAAAATAATGATTCTTCAGATAAAAGAAAGAAACCTGCACCTAAGAAAGTTGCCAAGAAAATTAGTGATAAATATGGAGAACCAAAAGGTAATGTATGGCACGGTATTAGTATTAACAAAAATATTGAAGATAATGATATTAATAGTAATACTATTTCTAAAATAGATATGAAAGATTTATAAAATATAAATAGTGTATATGTTTATATTTTACTACTAATATGTGGCTCTGCTAGAACTAATGAATAAATATATAAATATGTTTTATACAATATTAACTCCAATTCAAAAATATAAAAAGGATATGATAATATCAAGAGAGCATAAATAATTTTAATATAAATTTTTTGTTTGCCTAATCCGAATATTATAGCAATAGTTAATACCGCAAATAAATAAAAAGTTAATAATAGTAAGTTTCGAAAAGAAGTAAAATTATCTGTGTTTTCTTTTAAATATCCCGCTTTTCTGAAATAATAACTGTTTTTCATTTATATTATAAGTACATTATAATATAATTGTTTATTCATAATTAAATAAATTTGTAAAATTTTCAGTAGTAAATGATTCAAAAGTGTCTTGAATATCAAATCCTAATGATACAAACGATTCAATTGTGTCATCAATACCAAAATTTATAAAGCTCTCTAACCATGATTTTTGTTTTGATAATCTACGTAAATCCCATACTTTTACTCCAGATGGTAAATTTCTTTTTTTATGTGCTAAAATTGCTACTTTATTACCTTTTCTTCTTATGCGATTATTAAATCTATTATTAGGTATTAACATTTGATTTCTTGTTCCATCATGTAATATATGGCCAAGCCAATACGAAAACCATGAATTCTTTTGTCTATGTGGTCTTCGTCCACCTTTTATTTTATAGGCAAAATGAGTAGTATCAACAACCGGAAGTCGATATACTTCCTTATCATCTTTCCATAAACTTATTTGCCATCCCTTGGAACGTTCTGTATAACCATAATTTTGACCATCCATACGATTGAATATTATAATAGCTTGAAGATCTTTGATAGAATGAACATTTTGAGGTAATCGTAATTCCCAAATAGGATAATCTTTACTTTTAGAATGAGCAGTATTACTATTTGGTGCATCATACCATGTTCCCTTATTTGCAGTATTATCTATAGCCTTATTTGCATCTTTGTAAGTACCACCTTTAATAAAGGATGCTCTTCCACCATTTTTATATAAAGCTATATTTTTATTTTTTGAAAACACTTGTACCTCCGAAAAGTTCAAATAATCTTTACGTGTGTGTGCTATTCTTACTCTATTAAAAACAAAGTTGGGATTTTTATGATTATCTTTTATTGCCTTATCTTTATTCATTTCAGCTTGTCTTTTTCGCTCTTCTTCTTCTTCACGTTTACGTGTGGCTTCTTCCTCTTCGTCACGTTTACGTTGAGCTTCTTCGTCACGTTTACGTTGAGCTTCTTCGTCACGTTTACGTTGAGCTTCTTCGTCACGTTTACGTTGAGCTTCTTCGTCACGTTTACGTTGAGCGTCTTCTTCACGTTTACGTCGAGCGTCTTCTTCACGTTTAGTTTTGGCTTCTTGGTCTTTTCTCTTTATTTCTTCTTCTAGTTTTTTCTTTTCTTCTTCATTTTGTTTTTTTAATTCTGTATGTCTATCTTTAAGAGCATCACTTTTCTTTACCATAATTATTTCATCAATTTCTGATTTAGATAACTCTGCTAAATTTTCATCATTTGTAAAACCCTCTCGTTGATAAGATTTTTCATTATTTAAAAATATTTTGGAAAGAAATGTTTCTTTCACAATATCAACGTTTTCTTTTAATTGTCTACCGCCTAATTTATTTTTAGGATTGTTACTATTTAATAAATTTTTCACAGTAGTTTCATAAGATTTCGAATCAGATAATGTAGTTGCTTCAATATTGGTTTCTTTAGGATCATTCATCTTCTTTAATTTGTATTCGTATCCTGATATTTGTGAATTAATATATCCAGATACCATTCTTTTTCTTTCTTCTCGTCTTTTGTTTTCTTCTTCTTTACGTTTTTTTTCTTCCTCTTCTTTACGTTTTCTCTCTTGTTCAGATAATAAAGCTGATGCATCAGCTCTAGATTTTTGATCAGCGATTTCCTTTTCTCGACGCTCTTTATTTTCTTGCATTTTCTTTTCTAAAGCTAATCGTTTTTCACTTTCAATCCGTGCACGTTCTTGTGCTTCTTCTATTTGTTTTGATAATAATGCTTGTTTTTCCAATTCACCAGCTGTTTGTTTATTTGAATTAGGTCTATATGTGCATTTATTAGTATCCGGATCATAAAATAAGTCATTATAAGGATCACAACATATTTCACCTTGGCAAAGATTTCCCACCTCATCTCTCGCAGCAGCATCATGATTCTGTTTGACTTGTTGAGGATCATCTAATGCTGGCTTTTCGAATATTAATTTATCATAGTAAAGTCGATCACGTCCTACAATTCTTGCAATAATAGTACAAATATAAATAATACCAATCGCTACAAGTATAAAATTAGGTACTTCAAAAACATAATCAGGAATTGATTCAAAACGTTTTGCCGCTAAACGTAATAAAGTAAATACTACTAAAACAAAAACAAATGCAATCACGATACTACTAATATCTTCTCCTCTTTTTCGAATATTATCATTCAATAAACGTAAACGTTCTTTACTTTCCATTTGTTGATCTATATTTAATTTTTTCTCTTTCAATCTTTCATTTTCTGTATTTACAATATCATACATATTATTAGACAATTCTTCATTATCTGTATTATCTGTATTAGTTGTTGACATTTATATATAATATATTATAAATTTATTTATGGAATAGTTGAAAAACGAAAAGAGTCATAATAGATAAACCAGCTAAAATATATACATAATTATCTGTAACAATCAATTGTTTATCATCACTAATCATAACATCTTCAATACTAGGTGTCTGACCATAGCTATTACTGTTTTTAGAAAAAGAATATGATTCATTTGTTGTTAAAGTATTTCTTAGTTTTTTTACTTCTTTGATTTCTTCATCTAAAGCATCAAAATTTTCTTGAATTATAATATTTTTTGAATATGGCTTATATGACATTATATAAACTATAAATATTATAATTCTACAAATATATAATATAACGCTAGTCCCATCGCGGTATATAAAACTAAATCTCTCACTTCAATCATTTGTTTATATCTCGTTTCATCTCGGACTAGTGAATTTTTTGTTTTATTTAATTCCATAAGATCTTGATCTAAATCACTTCTCATATTTACATTTTCACTATGCATATCAATTATTCTATTAAAACTTGCATCATAATTACAAGAATCATCTAATGTTTCAACAAGTCCGTGTGAATTTTTCTTCTCATTTTTCAAATAAAACTTGTATTTATTTGTAAAACTATCTACTTCATTCTTATCAATATTTTTTGATTGAAAACCTTTAATTTCCATAGGTGTTTTTTTAATAATTTTTGGATAAAAATTTTCAAAATTTTCTTTTTTATCACAACTACAGTCGCACATTAGTTATATTAAATATAGATTTTAATAATCTAAAACATAAACATTTTTGTAAATATAAATTACTGCTAATCTTCCTAATTTATAAAAAAATGATTGTATATATGGCATAACTAAAGGAAAAAGAATAAAAAAGATAAATATGGAATACATTTTAAAACTTCGTTTAAATTTTTTACCATCTATAAATTGGTAAATCAATATAATAATTAAAACATAGTAAGTTGTTAACAAAATTCTATTTACAAATCTTACGTTGTTTTTATCAATAACTAAATAATTTATTTCAGATTCGTTTGTACTCATTATAATATGCCTAGAAACTATTTTTTAAATATCAAAAATACTAAAAAACCAATACCTAATATAAGGTTGGTTGTTTCTACTAATTCTTTATTATAAAAAAATTTGTTATCTTTGTAATTTTCTTTAGAGGTATCTGCTTCAGAATCCATATAATAAATAAGTATATTTTTTTTATACACAAACACGATAATAATTCGTTTCTAATGCAGTTACACTATTTCTTGTTAATTCACATATTTCTCCTGGTCGTAAACACATAGCAAGTGCTTGAGGATCAAACCTTGATATTTCTGGTAATTGTGATAAGGTTTGAATATTGTATTTTTTCTTCAAGATATCTACTTCATCATCATTTAAGATTTTCATACTTGGTACTAAGTTATGGTTTAATATATTAAATTGCAGTCTTTGAATGTTATGAATAACTACGAAAATACCGTCTTTGTTATAAAGAAACTTAATTTTATTAATAATTGTATCATTTGGTTCATCTTCAGTAATAATAACTAAAGTGTCATCTTTTTGTAAGATATTCTCAATTTCATACAAATCTTCAATAATATTGTCTAAAGTATTTGGTTTTATTTGCTTTGTATCAAGAAAGTATTTTACATATACATTTTTCTTTGTTTCTTGGTTTGTAAATTTTAAATCTAGTTGTTTTTTGGAATACATAGCATCAATTTCATTAATATTAAAATCTTCATAATCAGATACATTAAATCCTTGTGTCCTAAGTAAATCAATAACAGTTTTTCTGGACTTGAACAATTTTAAAATACGATTATTTGAATTCGACATTTATATAATATAGTACAATACCTTTTTATATAAATATAATCAATTTTTCTATCCTACCTTTTTGATTTGAATCTTACTAAAGTCAAGTTCCTTGGTTGAATCTACTTTTTCTTTTTCATTATTACTACTATCGCTTAATGTAGAACCGCCCATTACCATCTGTGGTATAACTGAAGACATGTTTTCACCTGTATTCATTACTTCAGGATTGGCCTCTTCACCACCTGTAGAAAAATCACTTCCTCCGTTCATTATTTTAAACACGGGGGCAATATTAATAGTAGGAGGACCATTCATTCCTGCGCCGCCAGTCTGATTAGATGGAACATTCATAGACGGACTAACTGGATTATTCGGATTATATTCACCTTGCTTTTGAATATCATTTGCAGTCACTATTTTTACTGTATCAGCTGTTTGTAAACCTTCTGTGTCTGTTGTTTCTATATGGATAAATGGATCTTTTATTTTTGTAATTTTCCAAATTCTTTCTCTATTTGCATCAGATAAAAGATTTACAAGATCATCAATATTAAATAGTTGCAATCTATCTTCTGGAGGAGTATCTGACGGTGGAGGAGGTATATAACTATCATCTGAATCTGGTGAATCGATTAACATACCAACTTGTTTTGGAGGAGGAGTATTTGGACTTTGTGGTTGATATCCAGGACTATCTTCGGGTGTCATAGGTTGATATCCAGGACTATCTTCGGGTGTTATAGGGTGATATCCAGGACTATCTTCGGGTGTTATAGGGTGATATCCAGGACTCTCATAAGGTGATAATGGATTATATCCAGGACTCTCAGGTGTTATTGGTGTCTCAACATTTGTTTTAATAAATTCAGTCTTATTTTTAAGCGCATTATTAATTTCTTTTACAATTTCTTTTGAAGTCATTTTATCACTCAGTAATTTCTCTATATTGACTGAATTAGTCATATTTTCAATCTGATCTATATTTTCGTCAGTAATAATTCTCATTTGAATATTAATAGTTTGTAATTCTTGCATCAACAATTTGAAAGAATATGGTACACTAATAATACTAAAAGAACGTCCATATTTTGTAATATTTTCTAGATTTAAACCATTTCCATCTGGAGTTTCAATAAACTTAATAGGTCCATCTAATAGAGGGCTTAAGAATAGATTCTTTTCAGGGTTATATAATGCCATCAAACCAGTAGAATTACAAACAGCTATTGCGTATTTATCAGCTCTTTCCATCATCGATTCTCTTAAAAATTCAGACGCTCCATGTGAAATCAATCCATCACGTTCCATTTCTCCAATACGTAAACCACCATCATTTGCTCTTCCGCCCACAGGTTGTTTTGTTAAAGCAGTTTTGGGACCCAACGCACGATAATTAATTTTATCTTTTACCATGTGCTTCAATCTCATGTAGTAATTGGGTCCAATAAATACTTCAGACTCTAATTGTTCTCCTGTCATTCCATTATACAATACTTCATTACCACTTGAGTGATATCCACACTTGGTTAATACTTCTCCATACATTCCTACCTTTGATCCATCATTAATAAATGCAGTACAATCTCCAAAACAACCTATGTTTGCAGATGCTTTCCCTGTTATACATTCTACAAACTGACCAATCGTCATTCTACTAGGAATCGCATGTGGATTAATAATTAGATCAGGTTTTAAACCATCCTTTGTAAATGGCATATCAGATTCTGGAATAACCAGACCTACTGTTCCTTTTTGACCAGCTCTTGATGCCATTTTATCACCAATAGCTGGCTGCCTGATTTCTCTAATTCTTACTTTTGCTATTCGTGTTCCTTCTTCTCCTTCTGTAATAAATGATTTATCAACAATACCCTTTTGTCCCTTTTTGGGACCCTTTGACATATCTGTTCTAGCGTTCAATTTTGATGGATCTTCACTAGCCATTCCAATCATAATCGTTTTCTCATCCACCTCAGTTTCTTCTTTAATTAATCCATTTTTATCGAGTTTACTATAATCAAATCCTTGTTTTAAATTAACAACGTTTTTATCATCTTCAATATTCTTGATTACTTTATTAATTGTGGCATCCCCCATCTTTTCTTTTTCTTCGTGAGTTTCATAAGTAGTATAATAAGTTGTTTTAAATAATCCTCTTTGGATTGCTCCTTCATTAACCAATATAGCATCTTCCACGTTATACCCTGTATAACACATTATAGCTACGATTGTATTTTCACCATAACTGTTTTCTTCATTATTAATATATTCCATATATCTAGACTTTACCAAAGGTGTTTGGCCATAGTTTAAAACAATACCTGTTTTATCTAACCTCAATTGATAGTTTGTATGATATAACGAACATGCTTGTTTACTTTGGCCACATGAAAAAGAATTTCTAGTTCCAGGATTATTTTCTGGAAAATTAATTAGATTACACATAACTCCAAAAATTAATGAAGGATGTATTTCTACATGAGTAAATTTCTTGTTTTCTGTTAATGTCTCTTTGGATAATGCAATCATAGATTGTTCACTCTCATTAGAATCAATATAATCCAGTACAGCCTTCTTATTTATAAACTTTTCTAACTTTGCTGGATTTGTTTCTGTCACATCTTTATATAATTCATTTAATTCATATATTTTATTTTCTTTCAACGAAAAACCAGATTCTCTTTCATTAAATCCACATATCATATTTAACCATGAAGTGTTATCGCTTTGTAAAAGATCCTGAAATTCTTTATTTTCATAGGAAAATTGCTTATTTTCTTGATCATAATAAAAAACAGGTCTACTTATACGTCCACCGTCTGTATAAATGTAAATAGTTTTACTTTTGAACTCAAATGTGATACTTGTATATACAGGAATTAAAGCATTACGACGAAACAGTTTCATTTTTTCAACACATTCAATAGGATTTTCTACGATACCACACCAATACCCATTTACAAATACTTTAATATGTTTTGCTAATAATGCGTTGGAAAAATCTGTGATTGGTTTTAAAGATACTTTTTCTTTCATCCACTCAATCAACAAATCTCTCGAATAATGTTGCGTTATAAAAGAAGATATAGATAAATGTTTATGCAAACCGATGCTTCCACCATCTGGTGTATCAATCGGATCTAAAAATCCCCACTGTGATCCATGTAATATACGTGGGCCTATTACTTTCAAACTAGAATCCAAAGGAAGATTTGTTTTACGTAAATGACTAATCATAGAATTAAAAGATAACCTATTTAAATCTTGCACGATTCCAACACGTTTGGTATGTGTATGAACACCCCAATTTCCTTTCATCGCTTTTTTAAACCCATCTTCTACAATACGCTGTCTAAATATCGTAGTATAGTTTTGAAGAATAAGTCCATATAAATTTTTTGCGTAAATATTTTGATTAAAATAAGCTATTTTTTCAAAATCTGTTTGTATTTTCTTCTGCTGTAATGTAAAATAATCACGAAACAAGTCATACATTAAAGATCCTACTAATTCAATTCTTTTATACTTGAAACTATCTCTATCTGTTGGTGTTTTTTCTTTTGTATGTACTTTTAATAATTCTGATACCATATGTCCTAAAAAATATGATTTTTCTATAAAATTTGTTTCACCAACATGTGGTAAAAAATAATCACTTAATATTTCTAATGCATGTTGAATTGTTTTTCCTTTTGTTAATCTTCCAATAAAAAATAATGCATCTTGCTGATTAAAAATATATGAAGAATCATGAACAGACGGTATAAATAGGTCTACTAAATGTTCATTTTTTTCTATATCTAATAAACACGATTCAATTATTTTTTTATCACTAGATATTCCTAATGCTCTAAACAGAATAAATAAAGGTATTGATTTTCTTACATTTGGAATACTAACTACAATATTTTTATTTGTAAGCTTTGATGAAGGAGCTACCATGGAAACAGACAAGTTTCTTCTAGGTTTTGAAACATTCTCGGAAACGGATTTAATTTCTGCACTACATAAATAAGTTAATTCTTGTTCATCATCTTTTTCATATTTTCTTACATAAAGCATATTATCTCCAAATTTTTCTTGAGATACTACTGTTTTTTCTTTTCCATCAACAATAAAATATCCACCCAAATCATTTGCACATTCACCCATATTGAATCGAATATTTCGTGGTAAATTTTTTAATATACAGAAATCACTCTGCAACATGATAGGAAATTTTCCCAAATAAATTTTTTCAAGTGTTATTTCTCGTTTTTGAACACCTTCTAATATAGATTGTTCTGTTTGTTCTTTGATCTTAGCTGTTTCTGCAGCTGTAAAATCTGAAATATTAATATTTCCTTTTTTAACTCCTCCTTCTATTTCATCATTTATAATCATTTCTGGTTCTTCGTCTTTTTCTAAAACATTTATAAATTCAATATCTATATCATAATGTATTGTCATGCCATAACTCATATTTCTTAATCTTGCTTCATTAGGATACATATAATGAATATTTTCATTCGAATCATAAATAATCGGTTTTCCGAAGTAAATTTTATTTGCTTCTTTTCCTCCAAAATACATAATACATTTGCATCGATAATCTTCTAGCTCAGTATCGTACATAGTAAATATTTCAATAGGATTCTTTTCTTTAAAGATTTGAAAAATTCCTCTCTTAAAGAAATCATTATATGATTCAATATGATGTGTTACTAAATTCTGAGGGTTATCTTGAAAATATTTTCCAATCAATTTCCAGGTTAATTCACTTTCCATATAGTATATAAAATACATTATATTTTATGTTATTTTATTTAGCAAATAAAAATCTTGTTAATATCTATAATGAAAGAATTATTTCAACAATTATTCGGTCCTTTAGACCAAAGCTACTGTAATTATTTTCTCTTTTTGTCTATTTTAGGCTTTGTTCTATTTGCTGTATTTTTAATCAGTTTTATTGCCATAGGAATTACACAAAAGAAACCTATTGAGTATTATTTAGGAGGTGTCTCAATCGCATTAAGTTATTTCATTTTTGGTTATTTCCAAAATAGACTTTTACATTCTATGTGTGCCGGAACATTAATTAAATAATTAGTTATAAATTGAAAAAAAGGCTAGAAATATAATATAAAATGGATATTTTATATTATAGCAATTATTGTAAACATAGCAAAAAACTAATAAGTACCTTGACAAAAAATAATATGAATGATAAAATTAGCTTCATATGTATCGATAAAAGATTGAAAGATCAACAAACAAATCAAACATTCTTGTTGTTAGAGAATGGAAGTAAAGTTATTTTACCTCCAAATATTCAACGTGTACCAACCTTGCTATGTGTAAAGCAGAAATACAAACTCTTATTTGGAGATGAAATACTAAAATACTTTCATCCAGCACTTAAAATGGCAAATAACAAAGCAACTAACTATCAGGGTGAACCAAGTTCTTATTCATTTTTAAGCTGTAGTAGAAGTTGTAATATATTTTCTGAAAAGTTCACAAGTTATTCCATGACTCCAGACGAATTAAGCGCAAAAGGGAATAGTGACAATCGACCTTTATATAACTATGTATCATATGGAGATGAGTTACAATTAATTAACACACCTGATGATACATACAAACCCGATAAGGTATCGAATGAAGTGACTGTAGATCAACTACAACAAACAAGAATGAATGATATACAAATTAATTAGTTTAAATAATATAAAAATTTTTAATTTATAATACATAATGAATAAGTCTACTCTGCTGAAAGGGTTTAATAATTTGTTTTTTGAATTTTTAGAAGATATTTTAACAGTATTTCCAGGAAATAAGGAAATAAAGTATGCGAAAAATTCATTCGATATCATGAGAAAAGCGAATCCAATTATTTTGATTCGAGCTTGGTACAATCGTGTATATACACCATATAAAGATCAAATCGATTCTGGTGATATTAGTTTTTTCTTCGAAAAGGATTATAATTCTGATTTAGACAAAGTACGAGGATCAGAAGAAATTATGAAAATGATTGATAAGATTAGAAACCCCCTTCAACAAATGGGAGATGCCAATAAGGAACACTCAGCTATATATATTCAGAAATTAAGCAAAATTTCATTTTTGTACAAAGATTTTTTACCAACCTAATATAAATGGATATTAAAAAAACATTAAAAACAAGTGTATTTGCATCATTGTACGTACAAATATTCACAGGTATATTAAATTTATTTGTTGCCTTTATTGATTTTACCCCATTTGTTTATAGTTATGAAAGTAAAATTTTAGTAAAATTGTTATGGATTGCTATTTTTGTACAGATTATTGAAGGAATATTTTACATATGGTTAGCTAATTCATTTGACTCTGTTTCCAACATTACAGTGTATCGTTACTATGATTGGTTTATTACAACACCAACTATGTTATTTATTTTAGCGGTTTATCTAAGTTTTCTTGATAAAAAAGAAAATAAACTGGTTCTAGATGATGAAGACATAAATGACATATTAGTTAAAAAAGAAACTTCTGATCTTGATGACAAGCAATTAGAGATCAATTTATATGAATTTGTTATTGAACATAGAGTAGTATTATCGATGATTGTTATTTTGAATGCATTAATGTTGTTCTTTGGATTTTCTGGAGAAATGGGATGGATTAAAAACAAAACAGCAGTAGGACTAGGATTTATACCATTTATCGCTTATTTTTATTTAATATATGAGAACTTTGCAAAAACAACAGAAACAGGTATTATATTATTTTGGGTATTTACCGCAATTTGGTCTTTATATGGGTTTTCTGCACTAGCGCCTTATGCTTACAAAAATATTTCATATAACATTCTTGATCTTATATCGAAAAATCTAATGGAAGTATATTTATCTGTTATTTTGCTGTTTTCTATTAGAAATACATTTTTTTAAAAACTAGGTCGGGAGTTTAAATTCCCAAACCGTAAAAAATTGATTTTTTATATACGAAATACATATATAAAAAACAAATTAACTACAACAATAATTATGTCAGAACCCATTACACAGAACAGCGCACTAAATATTATAGCAGGTCTATTACACTTTGAAGAAAACCCACATTCTTCCTATGGAACTAGGCCATTTGAAGATAGACTCATGGAATATGAAAGAAAAACAAATGTTTATGTCTATATTGATAATAATGATTTAGATTTTCTAAAGGATTGGCTCTGTAACGACGAAGACGCTCCATTTTTCGATCAAAACCTTGATGCAATTTATAATGTAAATTATGGTAAATTGATACAAACAGGTATTTGGAATAGTAAAGGCAAGTATTTACCTGAATATACTAGTTTGGAAGAACATGGAAGAGTTATAACAATACCTAATTGGGCAATTCGCTATGCTTTATCTGAAAATCATATAATTGAATTAGAAAACGGATTATTAGAATGTGTAGAAAAGGGTATTTTAAATATAGATGTTTGCCGTATTATTATGTCTTTTGGAATAGATTACTGCCGAATTGCTTAAAAAGTTATAAAAACAGAATTATTGGTACTGTAAAAAATATATCATATTGTTATTATTTTTTTTCTTCTGAAGAGGTTCACTTACCAAAGGGCATTTTGAGTACGTATATGTGAAAGATCCTTGATCAACTGTATAATTCTTTGATGTTAGATCACGACTACAAAAAACGTTCACCGTTTTATCTGCCATATTATTGACAATTGCATTTTTTCCAAATACCCACCACTCGTTCAACGTTTTATATTTAAACTCTTCATAGTTCATTTTCAATTTATCTGCTTGCATTCTGTTTAACTCGTTATCTATTTCATTTATATATCGAGCATAGTTATCTATCTTTTCTTTTTCATTTTGTATTCCATAACTTATTTGATGCTGCATTAATTTTGCATATTGTGTAATATACCTTTCATTACAACCCTGTAATAGAACAAATCCCATACTGTAAGCCTTTTCAGCTATGCAACTTAAATTATACTTTTGTATTTCATTCAAAATTTTGTTTCCACTTTCTACTGAACCACCGTTTGTATTTAAATAAACGTAAATCTTTGTTTTATTTTCATGCTTATTTAAATCATATATAAAATTAGACGCGGCTTCTTCATTTATTGTTCCTTGAACTGTAATAAAATTATTAGTCTTTAGCTTTATCGTTTTTACTTTTTCAGATGAAACACAAAGAAAGAATAATAATTGTAATAAAAACAAATACATATATTTTAACTAAATATAATTAACTTATAGAATACATCTTCATTATATGTAACATTTCTCTTGGTTGAAACTTACTAAAATACTGTGTTATGCTGTCCCTGTTTATTTTTATTTTCTTTTTTTGTAATGAAGGAATAAATACTTCTTTATGAATTTTATGTGCCCAATTCATATAAATATTCTTATGATCATCATTTTTAGTAATATAATAGGAAACATATGCATTCTGTACTTGATAAATGAAATTTATATATAACATGTCCATATTGAAAAACATTTGTTTAAATCTTGAAAATTGCTGTACATATTCTTGATTTTTATTAATAAAGCGTAAACACAAATACAAATATTGGATATTTTCGGGTACACAATTATAACGTTTCATTTGTTCAAAATCTTTACTAATTATATTTGTTTGCATACCTGATATGTGCGTAATTACATATTTTAATGGAAGTCCATCTGTGTTGTCTTTTTTCTCAAGAATTTCTTTATAATTTTTAAATTCTATTTGCTGTGGAAAATAAATAATTCCATCTAGATGTGATAATGACTTTCTATAATAGTTTAATGGTATATTTTTGATTCTAAATGTATAATCAAACTGTTCAATATGAAAGATGCTAATCAAAAAGAGTTTATTATCTTTTATTTTAAAGTTATAACTTCTATTTTTATGAAAATGTAACAAACAAAATAAAGAATTTAGGTTATCATTTATATCGCCTTTTAATAGAAATACAAATTGTTTATATATTTCATTCGTTTCTTTCAATATATATCCTTTTTTAGCATTTTGAAACTTAGTAACTAAGCACCATTTCGAAACCCTATTATCATAAAAAAGATTAATAATTTTTCCTGATATAAACTCTGTTACTTGAAAATTAGTATGTATATCATAATTGATTTCTGAAAATTTATTTGCAAATAATTTAAAAGGCATCGTTTTTTGACCCATAAAAGACAAAAGATCTTTTTCAGGATAAGAATAAATAACGTTTTTATAAATGCTATTTTTATAATCATTATAGCATAATACCTTTTTATCGTAATTTAAAATCTCAAAATTTTCCTTATTTATATGTGTAATCAATCTTTTCACTTTATATTTATCAAAATCAGAATATTTTATTGATAAAGGATAAGGATTCATTTCTATTTTTATAGATTATTCTTTATTACAATTCATGAAATTTGTTTATTGATTTTTTAAAATATAATTTAGATGCATATTATATATTCAAGTATATATAATATGGAAAACCAAAACAAAGATGAAATAGAAAATAAAGAAACTATTGAGAATATAGAAGAAACAGGGTTACAATTGGATTATGGTGATATTGTTCAAATAGAAGCGCCCTCTAATTCTGATATTCATGATATGACTGCTTTTATTGATTATATAGACAATACACAAATAATGTTAATAGATACGAATACGTCACAGAAACATAATCTTCAAATAAAAGAGGACGGAACATTTCATGATGAATCTATCATAAGTATTTATTTGTTAGACAAAAGCGATGAAAGAGGTTTTGCAAGACAGAATGGATTATTAGTAAATAAATGGGTTAACTTACGATTTGGTGGAGAAATACCTCAATTAGTAACTGGTCAAATAACTAATTTAGAAGAAGATATGATTGAAATTACTACATGGCCTGAACTGAATGTATTATATATTAATTTTTCTTATAAAGGTATTCCCTTACATATTCCATTAGAAGAAATAGTGCTACGAGATAAACCATTACAATTAGAAAATATTACGTCTTTATCAAATTTAAAAAGTTCAGAAGAATCAATAGAAGAACAAACAGACGAAGCAAATCTAGCATCCATCGAATACACAGAAACAGGAGAGTCTGTTGTACAAATACCTGAAGATATAGTTATGGATGAAAATGTAGAACAAAAGTTACAAGAATTATATGTGGATGTTAATAGTATTCAATTTGGTGAAAAGTTAGAAAAAATTGCGCAAGTAGTAGAAATACCTGAAAATGAACAAAGATATGGTATTGAAACACAAGTAAATGATATGATGGACGAATTATTATCAAGTATTCCTAATCATAATAGAACAAAAGATGTATTACAAAATATACATTTACTAATCACTCGTTTTAAAGAGCTAAGATATGAATTTTCTTTGTTTGATAAAAATAACTCAATTTATGATGTTAAAAAATTTACGGCATTTTATAAGCCACTTGTTGATAAATTACATAATATTGAGACTAATTTAAAATGGATAGTACCAGTTGTTAAAAATAGAAAAAGAATCTACATTAATGATGAAGATAAAATTAGCGATATCAATAATGAAGATGTTGTATTAGAAAAAATGAGTGAACTATTAACAACAATTGAAGGAAAACAAAACAATTATTATAAAAACTCCAAGGCAAATGTTCACTATGAAGATTATGAAAAAGAAATGAATGAATTAATCATGCCAATTGAAGAACCATTAAAAAATGAAGATTGTTTGATTGTTGATAATGTATTAACTGATATAGATGCAGTTGTTGAAAATTTGGAAGATTTTCAAAGTAGTGTATTTACAGAATCAGAAAAGAAACAGGGTATAAATAAACAAAAGTTTTTAATTCAAAGATACAATATCGGAACTGAAAAACTTGGAGAAGAAGTATTGAAAAACGGAAAATCTGTATTTAAACGAGAACAGTTAACTGAAAGTGATAAGATTTGCATAAAATCTTTAGTAATGCTTCCTCAACAAGTAATACAATTCTCAAAAATAGATCTACATAAAACGAATTTATTAGAAAAGGCCAATTTGCATTTACATTACATTTCTATTTCACAGTTAATGCGCAGTAATAAAGAAATAGTACCTCATGTAATTAATGATTTATCAAAAGAATTTTCTTACTTTGAAGAAAAAGAAACTAAAAATGATAAAAATGTTCCTCTTGAAGAAGGTGAGATTGAACAAGAAAAAGAAAAAGAGAATGAAACAGACAATAATAAAATGGTAAAGGAAGACTTTTTTAAATTGGCTCATCAATTTTTATTAGATGAAAATATTAATATGATTAGTGACAATAAGTACAAGGATTTTCTAGAAGCTGTTATACCAAAGACTAAAACAATTATACAACTTATTCGAAATTATTTGAAAGATAAAGTTTCGTTTTATCATGTAATCAACCAGCTAGAACCGTTTATGATATATTCTCATAATATTAGTTATAAGCAATATTTATTTATTCGAAGGCACATTATCGAGAAAATAAAAGATTTGAAAATATTGAATGAAAACAAAAATGCAGACTTATCCTTTTTAAACAACGCAAATTACAGTATTAATAAGAAACCTCAAATGTTAATGTCACTTATTGCAGAGAAACAAGAATCTGATCATATGATTTTGGATTTATATAAATTAAAAGAAAATATGTCTACTCAAGAAATGCTAAAAAATATATATGACTTAGATAATGGTAACTTCTATTTCGAAGTGTTACAGTCTATTATGTACTCTTTATTAAATCCTGAAAATTTGATTGAATCATTAACAACTATAGAAGATGTTACAGACATAGAAAAGATTAAGCCTGAAGTATGTGGTACTCGTTATTTGGCAAAGAAATATAAAAGTATCGAAGAAATGCAAAAAGACAATAAAGAAGATAGTATTTATTTTGATATTGAATATGATGACACTCCATATGTGTTATTCGAAAAGTACAAAGCAGAACAACAAAATATGGAAAATGAATTATTTACTAACTTTTTGATTGAAAATTTAATTGCAAAACATGATTGTCCTCCTGAACAGGCACCACAAATGGCAAAAAATTTAATTTCTGGTAAAAAGGAAGTCGAGAATGGTCATTATGCGATAGTAGAAATTTATCCCAAACTTGTTGATAATATCAACAAAGGTAAGTTGACTGAAAGGGAAATATTAGAAATTGAAATTGAAAATGAAGTTCGAAAGAAAACAACTTACTATAAAAGAATAAATAATAATTGGGTACAAGATAATTCATTAGATCTCGATTCCTTTGTTGATAATAATGAGTTATTTTGTAATATTAGTGAAAATTGTTTTAAAAATACAAAAACAACTGTTTGTGAAGATAAAAATATAACACAAAAGAGGATGCAAGAGATTAATAAAAATAAACTACTGAATGAATTTGATAATCGTTTTACTATGACTATGCAAGAACTTGAGGAAAAAATAGAAAAATATATTGATTTTTACGGAAAAACTATCAAAAAAATATACAAAAATCGAATGATCCGTGATTATAAATTGAATAATTTATGTTATCAAATTGGAAGTTATGCAAATAAAGAAGAATTAATTTTATCTCCTCATCTTCAATTAAGAGAAAACATTTTAAGTATTCAAGATTACTCGAAAAAACAATTTTATATTTGTCAATATGCAGAATATTTTTGTAGAGATCCGTTAGTTGAGAACCTTCATGAAAGTCCTAATTGGTTATATTGTATCAAGACAAATACTAAACTATTTCCTATGAGTTTATTGGAACTAGCAAAGGCGTTTGTAGAGCAAAATGACTTTTTAAGTAAATTAGAAATCATCATTCGTAAATATGGAACATTAAGTGATGACGGAGATTCGATTGTAGATAAATATAGTGGTTATATTTTGCAAAAACGAGATTTTGTTGAAGAAGACAAATATGATGCAGAAGGTCGTAAACAAACTAGTCATGATATCTTAGAAGAAGACTTGGGTGTTGCTACTGAAAAAAAATTAATAGCTGAAGAAAGAGTATTTGAAAATGAAGTGAATGAAATGATTCATAATATATTAAAAGCTCTTTGTACGAATATGGGTATTAAATTAGAAGATGTTGAAGATTTTATTAAACCGTTGACAATATCTATCTGTGAAAATAACAAAATAATATACACAGAACAAGAATATGAAAGAAAGAGCGAAATACAAAAGAAGAAAAATAAGAAGCCGCTAGGACCTTATAGCGTATATAGAAATGAACGACGAATCTATATTGCTGCTTCTTTATTACTTATTGCTATTCAAACAAATATACCTTCTTTTCAAACCAAGAAAACATTTCCAGGATGTGTAAAATCATTTGAAGGATTTCCACAAACAGGTGTAGAAAATATGAATGGACTTACCTATTTGTCTTGTGTATTATATCATATTAAAAGTAAGATTGCTCCTTGGAATTCATTAGAAAAGTTGAATGTAGAAAAAATAAAATCACGAATGAAAGAGATGATTGAAAAACATATTCTTGTTTTAAATGATATTACTGAAAGATATAGTAAAAAGTCAGAGTTCTTATTATTATATCCTGATGAAACTATTCCAGAAGAATTGAATGTAAATAAATGGAAGCAATATTTGCCACCTTTTCAAAAAACCCATATATCAGAGAACTTACAAAATATTTCAACTGATTTTGAAAAGCAATTAATTCATACTATTAAAAAAGGAGATTCAAAGCAAACAAAAATGATGCACACTTTAATTAACAAGAATAAGTTATTTACTCTTTTATTGATTGAAAAGATTAATGAGATTGTTAATTCGAAAAATCCTTTATTGAAAACATTAAGTGAAATAGCCTTTTTAGAAAATGCATGCTGTAACGAATCACTTGAAGACATACATCCTATGTTATACTTTATCAAAGAAGAACCATTACTGCGAAGTTATCTTGAAAATATACTGAGCAACAATAAAATTATAAATAAAATGCGAGGATTAGGAAAAGCAAGTATTAGTTACTTTAATATCGAGACAAAATTAATTTACCCTAGTTTACCATCTGGTTTTTTGGAAAAAGATGTTTACGAAGTAATCATACATTATTGCAATTTAAATAAGTCTTATCCTATCCCTGAGGAGTTGAAAGAATTCTTATCTGAAAAGCCATCTTTCTACAATAGTTCTTTGTCCTTAGACGAGAATATCATCGAATTTAAACGAAACGGAAAGCAATTTAAAATGTCTGATTTACAAAAGGTATTAAATATTGTTAATAGAAAAAATCTTGTATTTACAAAACCTTATAAAAATTACAGCAAGATTGATTCTTTTAAGGATGTCTTAATATATTTGCAAGAAAAAGATGAAACAATAATTAAAGAACCATGTGTAACACATTTACAAAATGTATTGAAGAAATACGACGCTAAGAAGATGTACTCAAATAATAGTGAAGAAGTAAATACACTTTATGATTATTTGGTATTGAGCAACAAAAATTTAAAAGATGTAATCAATCATTTTATAAAAGCGAATGGTAATTTAAATCCTGCAGAATTCAAGAAAATAGATACTTTCCTTGCTTCAATACACAAATGGGATGTTGATAAAAAGACGAATCTTATTTCTATGCATAATTATTTTGAGACTTTATTTCAACATATGTGCTGCATTTATCCTAACATGTTATTAAATAATAGTAATTTTGAAATAAATATACACGACCATTTGAATATTTCTGATGAACATATGAGACATTTATATAAGTATCTTGATAAACATTATAGTGGACTAGAGAAATTTAAAGATGATGAAATTATTAACCGCATTCTAAGTATTGTTACACCAGAATTAAAAGATATATATAACTTTGTAAAAAATATTCCAATATTTGAATTTATAGAAAAAGAAGAAAATGTATTTTATTCATTCCTTGATAAAGATACACTATACCAGTTATATTTGTATTGTTTCTATTCTATGATGGAATATTATATTCAAATTATTGATGACGAGGACTTGATAGTGCAACATGTTTATATTCATAAATCTAATAAACGGGAACAGATTGAAGAAAGTAAAGATCCTTCTAATTATATTGTTTCTTCAAATAATAACATTGATGAAGATAACGTAGATAGAATTGGATTATTAGATGAAGTACAAATTTATACAGGTCAAAAAGAAGAATTAAGCAAAAAAATTGCTAGCTTATTACTAAGCTTTTTAGAAATAGAAAAAACCAACAAAGAAACGATTAATTACAACTATAAAGATATTATGAAAAAGGTAAATCGATCTAGAGAACGTGAAAAACAAAATATGATTAAGAATCTAGAACAGCTTAGCATAGAGGAAAGAAAAATTGAAGACAGATTTAAAGCTTATAGATTAGAAAAATGGAATGTTGGTCAACAAAAGGGATTAATTAAGTACGATGCAAATGTGTATGAAAGGGAGATGAATGAATTAATTGCACAAATATCGAATGAGATGGGAGATAATAATCTTGATGCCAGTAATTATCAAGCTTATGAATCTATGGGTATTTCAATAGAAGATTTAGAAAGAATGCAACAGCAAAATCAAATTCAAGAAACAAGTGAAGAAACCAATAATATTGGTGATTTAGGGGAACATTTTATGGATGGACAATATTATGAAGATGAAATTGAAAATGATCTTGAATAATTTTTTATAAATATATTATAATTATGTTTCCAATAAAAAAAACAATTCAAGAAAATAAATTAGGTGTGACTATTTTGATATTTGTTTTAATATTTACCGTTATTCATGTTGGTAAGCCATCCATTCTATATAATGAAGATGGTTCTTTTCGCATATTTGGTGTCGGATATAGACATAAAACAGTCATACCGATATGGTTAATATCTATTGTTTTGGCTATTTTGTGCTATATTTTTATTTCATTCTATTTAGCGAATGCCTAACAAAAAAAATTATAATTTAATATATAATGATAAACCCAAATTTAATTGAGTATTCTACTAAAAAATTTGTTTATGACAAATTACAGCAGTGTCACAATAACAGGGTTACTATTTACTATTATATATTAAATATTGGTGTATTTTTATTCTTTGCATTAATTGTGTATTTTGCGCTGCATCATTCATATAAAAATAAATTAACAATTGGTGAACAAAAATATAAAATGATGAAAGAACAAGAACTTATTTTATCACGAATAAGATATTTTCAAGAAGAAAATAAAAAAAATCAAGACAGTCAATATTCAGATATAACTAATTTACCTTATACATAATATATGTTCATTTAGTATATATAAAGTGTATTTTTAATAAAATGAACTATTATGATGAAATAAAAGAAGATATCCTAATAAATAGAAATACGGCGCAATCTAGTCTTGAAAAAATATTAGAAAATACAAATAAGAATATTACAGAATTGTTAATCAAAGAAAATCTAGAAGGTGATATTGATTTTTCCATATTAAAAACGATGAATTTTGGCTTAGTTAATAGTATTATACTTAAAAATGGTAGTATAACCTCTATAAAAAATATACCAGAAACTGTAAAATATATTAATATTGAAAGCAATCTAATTGATACCTTAGAAGATTTACCGAAAGATTTAGAAACACTACATATTCAAAACAATTATTTGAAAGAAATAGATATTATCTATTTAACAAAACTCGAAAAATTATATCTTGATTCAAATAGATTAGAGAAATTAGAAAAAATACCACCTAATCTAAAAGAGTTGTCAGTATGTTACAATAAGTTAAATGAAATAAACTTGGAAGGAGTCGACAAGTTACAAATACTGAATGTATCTGAGAATCCTATTTCTATTATTGAAAATTTACCTGAAAAAATAGTAGAATTTACACATGAAAATACTCCTTCAATTGAATTTCGTTATGTAAGTCATTTGGACAACGTATTGCAAGGAACCACAGAAGATGAAATTAAAAATGAAAAAGAAATGCAAAAGAATTATAAAGAATCTTTGCTTGCTTATTTTGAATTAAAGTCGAAATATGAAAAGGATTTATTTCAAGCTAAGAAAAAAGCTCACGCAAAAGAAAATACAAAAAAGAGAAAAAGGATGGCAGCAAAATCTAAAATTGCCAAATGTGTAAAATGTAAAAGAAATGTTGGAAGTTTATTTTATAAAAAAGATAATATTTATTATGCAAAGTGTGGTGACCCAACATCTCCTTGTAATTTAGATATACGTCTACATGATGGTATAACTGATTTAATTGAAGTACATTTGAATGATATTCAAAAAGAAATAAATGAAGCAAAAGAAAACATTATCAAACACAAATTAGACACACTTTTTAATTATATTGATGAAAAAGATGCTGCAGAATTATATAAAACATATTTAGAGGACTTTAATTTAGATAATAATGTACTGACTATGTATTTGGGTAAAAGGAATCAAGTATTTCATAGTGAAGTAAAAGAAAAAGCTGTAAATGAAAAGAATGAAAAATTATATAGTTATGTACAAGATATACAACGCCTTTTAAAAGATTATAAAGAAAGCAATAATGAAGAAATTTTAAAAGAAGCCGTTGGCATTCATGTTAATGATATCTTACCCGAAATGAGAAACTTACGAAATATTCAACATGAAGTTATGGAAATGGAAATCGATCCTGTTAAAAAAATAAGTACACTTTTACAATTTCCTATATTATTTTCAAAATTAGAAGACAGCTTTGAAACGCAAAGAGTAGAAAAGTATATAGTGTAATATATTATTTTATCTTTTAAATATATAAATGCTTTGTCGGGGTAGTTGCTTATTATCATTTGTTTTTATTGTAGCCATGATTTATTTTACACATGTAAAAACATCACAAGATGTATACTCAAAATTTATACACACATTAGATGAAAAGCAAAAAAAGATTTATGAATCGATTGTTCAAGAACGTGCATTTATTTATTATTTTGGATATGTAATTGGATTTTTGCTTTCAATATTGTTTATTTATTACAATTTATATGTTGCAAAAAGGAAAATGGATAATTATGTTCTCATTTGTACAATTATAAGTATTTCTTTTATAACAAGTTACTTCTATTATACATTAACACCCAAAACAAAATATATGCTTAGCTATTTAACAGAACGAGAACAAATAGATGAATGGTTAAATATTTATAAAAATATGAAAATGAACTACCACATAGGACTAGTATTAGGACTTGTTTCTGTTGGATTCTTAGGATTTGCTTTCCGTTGTTATTAAATATATGATTCTAAATTATATATTTAACTGCATGCGTTATAATTAGTAATACCATCCCAAATAATATTATGTTCTATAGACCATGCGCGCTTAGAACAATCCGAAGAAAAACCAGGTTTATACCCGGCCCAACCAGGGGTACTAAAATCAAATCGTGCGCCTAAAGTTTCATTTTTTTCACTAAAACCAGGAGCACTACTTACAGTAGGTTTTAATTGGTCTGCATTATTATAGAGACTACCATTATTATTTGCTGACTCTTCTGTATATTCAGGAACGACACATTTTACCGTACCATCTTCTTCTGCCATCCTCCACAAATCAGGACAAGTCATTTTATTAGGAGGATATGCAACTTTTACTTTATCATTACTACCCATACGCAAACCAATATATGTTAATATAATGATCAATAATATTATAGCAACAGATAGAACTATTGTATAAAACATTCTATATATTTGTTTTATATAAAAATACTGAGCTAAAGTTATTTAGTTATATTTATTTCTATTATACATATATAGTATGTTTAAAACAACCCCAGTTAATATCAACGATACAAATATGATTATTAATTCGAAACAATATAATGGAAGAGTTAATATTAGTGAACCATCTCCTGATACACAATTCAAAATGCAAGAAAGAATCGCCATTAAGAATAAAACAACAGAATATCGTAATCCAGTTAAGAATATTTTTGAAGATAATGCATTAAGCAAACTTTACTTTTCACAAGAAAATATTCAAATTCTTCAAAATGGTTTACGTGCAGGAGTTTACAAAATGTCAAATAATGAATTTATGATTGGTCCTCAAAATATAGATAATCTCAAAATTATTATGCGAAGTATCTATTTGCAATATGCTGAACATTATCCTAACAATATTACAGATCAAATATGTAGATTAAATGATTTGGTACTAGGATATGCAGTTCCTGCTGTTTATAAAGAAGCGATCGGATACAACAATTATGTAAGAGATCAAAGTACGATAGCTATGCCTATGGAATTACCAAAACAAAACGATAGAGATTATAAACAAAATGAATTCAAACAGTTTATGTAAATGATACAGCTAAATAGGTATTAAATATATAATTTTTATTTTTTAAAATTATATATTTTCTAACATTTTTTAATATATTGATTATATTACATATGGCTAATATAGAAATTTTAGGTAGAATTAAGCCTAATATTAAAAACAATAAAGAATTATGCGTGTATAATGATGATGATAATATTATAATAAAGCGAAAACAAAAAAATGATTAAACAGCGGGACTATGTTTATAATACTGAAGATGACGACGTAGATTTCTATTTCTTTCAAAAGTACTCATTTCAATATTTGCTATATATTTCATCTTTTTAATGTATTTAAGTATGTATTTATACAAAGGGATTATATTATACCTATTTGCTGCACAAAAACGCATATATTGAGTCTTGATATAATAAAGATTATCTATACACTTATTATAATTATTAGAAAATACACCAAATTTTTCTTTCAACTCATACATACATAGATTATAACTCTTTATTAAAAAACGATTATCGTCAAATGAATAAATATGATTAATAATTTCACATGGTAATATTAACTTCATCTTTTTTTAGTTATCACATTTTTTTTAACCTTTTTATTTGTTACTTTATTTTCACTACTTATTTGCAACTTTTCACGATGAGCTTTGTATTTTTCATATTCCTTTTCAAATTTATCTAGTTCTCTAGACCACATCTTTTCCAAAGAAGTTCCCTTGAGTATTTCATATTCTTTTTCAGTCTTTTCTTTATCCTTTAACAAATGCTCTACATGCTCTTGTGTGACTGAATCCATCGGCATCTTGGTCAAATATTTATAATCTCCTTCAAGCTTATCCAAATTATGTTGTTGCAACATTTCTTCTACTTGAACATTAGTTTTCTTTCGCAAATCAATCTTGCCATCCAAGTTCAACAATATATACTTTGCTTTATTAGATAATTTTTGTAACGTCTTTTCCAAAGCTGCCAATAAATATGCTTTACGTTTTTCATACATATTTAATCGAACTGGATAGAATGCATGAATAACTTCAGATACATTCAGATACTTGTGTAATTTATGTTGATAATTAAACATGTGCATATTTGTGCTTGATTGAGTGGTTGTCAACTTTAATAGTCTTTCTACACCATTTATACCATGATCATCAACGTCATTTTCATAACTTTCTAACTTTCCTCGTGGAAATACTACATTAATATCTACCACTACTTCTGTAGAAAGGGAAGTAAAATCGCGCAAACTTGGAGCAACCTTTTTTCCATTCTTAGTAGAACCATCTACTAACGATTCTAGAAAACTAATGTATGGCATCGTCCATGTACCGACAGGAAGTTCTGTAATACGAATCTTGTCTGTATCAATCTTTTCATATTTTCCTTTAATTAAGTATTTTGATTCATCTATCTTTTGAACAGATCCTTTGAACCCTTCATAATAAGGATTGAATTCAATAGAATCGATCGGCTTATTCTTAAGTTTTAAACGTAATGCTTCTACAATTTGTGCTGGATTATAAGCGAGCATATTACACGAAAATCCTGTACCAATACCACTAATACCATTCACAAGGGCAAATGGAATAATTGGAATATAATATTCGGGCTCTACCAAAGTTCCATCATCATTCAAATAATGTAATACTGCATCATCTTGTTCTGGGAAAATACAACGCGTTAATGTGTTCAATTGTGTGAAAATATATCTTTCTGATGCACTATCATCTCCTCCATGTAATCGTGTACCAAATTGACCGTTCGGATCAAGTAGATTAATATTGTTTGAGCCTATAAAGTTTTGCGCCATATTTACAATTGCACCATTCAAACTTGCTTCGCCGTGATGGTATGCGCTATGTTCTGAAACATATCCTGAAAATTGCGCCACCTTAATTTCACTTGTTAACTTTCGCTTGAAAGCCGAAAATAGAATTTTTCTCAACGAAATTTTCAATCCATCCACCATATTTGGAATAGATCTTGCACAATCATAAGTACTAAAATGAATAAGTTCTTGATTGATAAATTCCTCATATTGTACGTTTTTCTTGCTTGTATTTAAATACGAATCTTTATCATAATCAGATAACCATCTTTTTCTATCATCTGTACGCTTTTTGTTAAATATTTTATCTATCATATCATCACTTTGGTCTGTATGAACAAAATTCACAATCTTTTTATTTGCAAAATACTGTTTAAATTCCGCTGAAGTAGATGTACCCAAACCCTTAAAATATTTAATATTCCAACCATTAGATCCCTCTGGACCAAAACTTGCTTTCCAAGTATTGTATTCACCATCATTATAAAACAACTCAATTTTATTTCCCTTCTTTGCTCTCAATATTGGAGTATTCATAAATGAAATGAAACCAGGAATCTTTGTTAAGGAATCCCATTCACTATGAAACATATTAATACATAATCCCTTGATATGGGAACCATCCAAATCTTGATCTGTCATATACATAATCTTACCATATCGCAAATGCTTATGTACTTGTTCAATTGTATCATAAGACTTGCCTGATTCTAAACCCAGAATCTTTTTGATATCATTTATTTCTTTATTTTCTGCAATCTTTTTCAATTGCTCTCCGCGTACATTTAACAACTTACCTCGGAGTGGATAGATACCAATAATATTTCTATCATCACTCGATAACCCAGAAACAATTCCAGAAAGTGCTGATAATCCCTCACATAAAATGAGAATACAATCTTTAGACTGAGTAGTTCCACTTAAATTAGCATCAATAAAATTATTAATACCGCGAATAGTACGTGTTTTAGAACCGTCTGTCTTTTTTGCTAGTTTGTTTTCTTTTGCTTCAGTAAGATTACATGCAACTTCCATCACTCCCATCTTTGCAATTCTATCAATAAAACCATCTGTTACGGTACAAGAAGAACCAAATTTAGCATGAGGTGTGTTCATATAATCTTTTGTTTGACTATCAAACGATGGATTTTCAACATCACATCGCAAAAACAACATAAGCTGTTCTTTAATAGAAGACGCATTTACTTTGATTTTCTTCTTTTTCTCAATATAATCACATAGCTTTTTAATGATTTGATTGCTAATATAATCTACATGTTTACCTCCTTTGAATGTACAAATACCGTTAACAAAGGAAACATGCACAAATTCGTGAATCGGAGATAGGGCCACCGCATATTCCCAACGCTCTTCTTGTGATTCATATACACGCTTATTCTCTCCCTTAGAGCCAATATACATATCTACATAATTTTGGAAGGTTTTTACAGGAACAAGCTCTTTATTAAAGCTAAACTTTACCTTTTTGATAGAATGATCAGTAACGGCTGCAATATCATAAATACGCTTTTTCAACAAAGCAAACATATCCGATGTAATTCCATGAATACCAAATCTTTTATAATCCGGTTTGAAAATCACTTTTGTATATGGCTTTGTTGAAGTAGGAACCTTGGTAATCTTCGGATCACCCATCTTATCAAGATTGGAATGAAATTCTTGTACATATTTCAATCCACGGATATGATCGACTGTTTCTACTTTGCCATAAGTGGACCAAATAAGAACAAGTTTAAAACCAAATCCATTCTTTCCTCCTACAATACGCTTTTCATTCTTATTATAATTTGTTGAAGTACGTAGATGTCCGAAGATGAGTTCAGGAATCCATACGTCGTAAGTTGGGTGTTTAGCTACATCGATTCCATTTCCATCATTTGTCATAGTAATTGTACCATCTTCTGATATATCTGTTTCGATATAAGTAACAAACTTTTTGTGAATATTGGAGGATTGGATCATACGAATAACATGATCACGACTATTTACAATACCTTCATCAAATAGTTTATACAATCCTGGAATATACTCAATATTTTTAAGAGAAATTTTACTGTTAGCTTCATCATAAACCCACATAGATGCATCTACATTTTCAACAGATCCAATATATGTATCTGGGTTATCCAAAATATGTTGTTTATCGGTTTTTTGTTGATACACCGCAGCTAAGTCTTGATCATTTTGAAAAGAAGTCATAGTATGTAATGTATAATATAATTTTTTTTCTATTTCAATTTTTTATAGGTATATATATTAATTATGTCAAGAAGAATGTCTATGTTCGATATCGATAAATTTTGTGAAAAAAGCGCTTCAGGATCAAGCTCTGGTTCACAATCATGTCAAAATGTAACGTATAAAAAGATGGTAACTGCAGGTAACGATCCTTCTATTAGTCAAAAGATGCGTTATTCACAGTATATACAAACTACAAAACCTCGAACGAATGTGGTGATTGCGGAAGATACATATCAAAAAGATACAAATATTCCTTACTATTATTTTACCTTTGGTTTTGTTCGACCTTATCCAAGTAAATAAGGTTTAGATAAAATGTTTAGTAAATATATATGGCAGATCTTATTAAGATGAACAAAAAGACTTTAGGAGGAGCTACTATGAAAAAAAAGCGAGGAAAGCCTTGCAAGAAGAGTGTTAAAATCATGCAAAAGTTTGGAAGTAGACGCCAAGTATGCGTTTACGGAACTGCTGAAAAGACAACTGGTGGTTTGACAAAGAAAGATTTGATTATTAACAAATGGGGACGTGTTGTTTCTAGAAAGAAGCATGCTATGGGACCTAAGTTGTTAAAGAACTTGATGAACAATAAGAAGAAGGTTGGATGGGTAGCCAAGAAGGGATCATTTGGTGCTAAGAAAGTTACCGGAAAGGCTTTGAAGAATCATTTAGCTAAACTTGCTCGTACCAGAAAAAATATGGGTAAGAAGAAAGGAGGTAAGAAGAACTACAACAAAACTAAAAAGATGAAGGGTGGTCAAGAAGATGGAGATGATAAACACCTTATTGACAAAGAAACTCTTGATGCTATGAAAGCTGATACTGAGAATTATTCTCGAGAACAGGCGATGAAATTCATGAGGGAAGATGATGTTCCTCTGGTCAGAAACCCTAATAAAAAAGCTGAAGAAGAAGAAGAAGAAGAAGAAGAAGAGCGAAAAAGACGCGAAGAAGAAGAGGAAGAGGAAGAGGAAGAGGAAGAAGACAACGAAGAAGTAGAAGGAGGAGAAGAAGAAGAAGAATAATTCTTCCAAACGAAAAATATATAGCCATATTATATAAATTATAATATGACCAAACTAAAACGCACACCTGAAGGATTTTATGATATTAAGGGAAAAATATATGAAAAATTACGTGGAACACGTCGTCAAGTATATGACTATCGTACAGCGTATAAAACAGCCGGAGGATTGACACGAAAAGATTTAGTAAAAAATAAAGCCGGACGTATCGTTTCCAAAGCCAAGTTTGATGAAGGTCCGACTTTATTGAAAAACCTTACAAGCCGCGGATTTTATACCAGAAAAGGCAAATTTGGTGCCAAGAAAAGAGGCGGAGTTACAAAAAAAAACAAAAGCACCAAAAAAATGAAGAAACAAAAAGGTGGAGAAGCCGACAAGGAAAAAAGACTAGAAGAATTAAAAGAAGAAATTAAAAAAATACAAGAAGGACCATTGCAAGATTATTATGGAAAAGATATAGATGGCGTGTTTGTAGACATAACCGAAGATGGTGATGGTGATCCTATATTCGCGCACCCTGATAATGAAGCTCATGAAAAAATAATGAAAGAGTTACTGCCTCTAATAAAAAAAAAAGATAAATTGGAGAAAGAATTGAAGGAAGAATTAGGTATAGAGTAACCTAATTACCAAAACTATTTTATTAAATAACAATCTAATAAAATAAATCCGGAATACCTGATTCGAACAGGTGACCCTTTGATAAATGCAACCACTACAGTCAAATGCTCTGCCAACTGAGCTAATTCCGGGGCCAATATAACTAGCTAGAAGACTTTAAATTATTATATTAATAAAAGATTTTATGGCAAATACCAACTCGAAGATAAAAACTTATCTTCCAAGATGTAATCAGAAGATATTTCAATCACATATTTCTCGAAATACATCTTACTTACAATAAACTTTTTCGAAATCAACTGTATAAATTTACAATAATAAGTGTAGACATCATATAAACTAACATTTGGATAAATACTTGGACTTTGAACGTCAGAAGGCTGATAATATTTATCTCGCACAAATTGCTTGTAATTATTTAAAGCACCATCAATATCTTCCCGTTTATCCCACATAGTGCATCTCAAACCATGAATAAACTTGGACTCTTCAATCTCAATCGTTGGAAAATAATAATTCAACAAATCAATAATTTGTTCTTCATTCAAATGAATATTTAAATCTGATTCATTACACCATTTCTTGAATAACATACCCACTTCATCAATCTCTAAATCCGCCTCATTCGAATCCGATATCATCGTATGATTCCAAAAATCAATAAATTTTTGAATACTAGGAAGATTCTTACTACATAAACGGTAAAAGCAATCAGTTTCTTCATCGTAAAAATCACTTAATTTTGCAATCAATAATGTTTTTAGCGACTGTAAAAATATAATCGACGGTAAATTCTTCTTATCTAAGAACTGTTTCCATAAGTATTGCATGTTTTTCCAAGTAATCAACGTATTTTTATTCTTCTTGTTTTGCATAATTTGTGATTCATCCTTATCTAAATTTATTCCAATAAATTCATCAATCAATCTATCTTTATCTGTGTTAGCAACATACAACGTTTTTTCTGTTAATCGACTATCACTACAACAATTTTTGATAAAATGATCTGCATCATTATAACGTATTGAATAATGACATGCAATACACAATATATTTAAAGCATGTGTTGATAAAATCGTATTCCATAAAGTATCATATTTAATACAATCATTAATGGACAGCAATCTACATGTAGTATAGTCATGATCGTGATATTTATACTTGATTGTTTGATGACAATCAACCGCCAAAAGCATTTGACATATATTATTCAAAGAACGAATAAACTGTTTAGCATTTGCATGAATAAAATAAGTAATATTTGTGTTTTTCTTTAATATATTATCACCAATCACCGTTAAGAAATATTTTGTTTCACTCTTATTTTTAAAGAAAATAGGACACAGCAACTCAAATACTTGTTGAATCGTTTCCGACTCAGGAATACAGCTAGTAATATTTTTTTCTCGAATTTTTTTCATGATATTATTTTTTGTTTTTTGCTTCCATGCCATCAAATTTTTTTCACGACTGATCGTGGTTAATACATGTGTAACAATCGCGTCTTCATTTTGTACAACATATTTAGTACCATCATATGAAAAATACATTTCGCTATGTGGACTATAATAATAACAATAATTCTGCAAAAAACGATGTATAAATTCATCTTGTTCACAACTCATCTCTTCAAGTCTGTTTGTACGATGCGTATAATCTTTTTTAGCATTCTCCAGCATTCCTTCAAGCTGATTTTGTAAATAATTATCTAATTTATTTATCATAAACTCATCATCTTCATATTTTTTATATAAAGATGTGATTTTTTCTATGGATTTTTCCATATTCCGTATATAAAATAACATAGTATCTTTTATATTATTTTATTTAAATAGAAACCACCGTTACTGTACTTTTGCTTTCTTTTGTAGAAACATCAATATCAGAGATTTTAAAATATTTGGCTAATGCTAATCTTGAATTCAAAATTTCTTCTTCACTCATAACAGCAAACCAATTATATTTGGTTCGTTTTAACATTTCATTTGATGGGATGTAGATTCCGTAAACATATTTTCCAATATCCAAATAAGATTCTTCCATCAGATCATCAATCACAATAGGTTTGTTTTTAACTGTTTTAATACCAACTTCTTTTCCATCTACTACATTTACCATACCTATCTTCGATTGTTGAATACACCAAGAAGAGACAAATCCTTTAAATTCTCTTTCTTCAGATATATGTCCAGATTTTAATTTTTCTTGTAGTTTTGTGATGAGTAATAATAAATGATCAGTATTTTTATTAGCACCACTAATAAATGTATCGGGAACAACAGGATATTTATTTGTATCCATGACCATATTGTTGATTCTGTTTATATTTTCAGTAGCAAAGAATTTGTCATTTGCAGTATATTTATCATACAAAGGTTTCAGATTTCGCATACATAAAAATGAGTTAGGAATAGTCATACCACCATAGTAATAAATACACATTAACATACCTAATTCTCTAAATTGAGATCTCATCGGATCCGCCATATTTACAAGGTCAATATCCCAAGAAGGAATCAATTTGCGAAAAGAGTCATCATCAATCAAACATATATTAAAATCTTCGCTATTGTAATCTAAAATACTCTTAATAGTCATATGTAAATATGGTTGATTGAGATTTGCGTTGTTTCTAGATCCGAAACTATTCCAATTTCTCGAATTTATCTCGTATTTTGAATGTATCCATAATTTTGGTCGATTGTGTCCATATAAAGGTGAATCATTCAATACATATTTTTTGATCATTTCATAATCGCTATTTTTGTCATGATGTAATCTGTTATCATTCAACTTTGTTGCAACTGCACTTAATAATAAAGCACCTCCTGCAATCAAAGCTATTCGAGTTAAATCTTTATTTTCAAACATATTATATCTTATATAGTATGTTTGTATATTTTAATTTTAAAAGTAAATTAAAAAGTCGATGTTGTAGTTTGATTTATTATATTTCATGTTAGATGTAAACATGATATTATTATGCTTGCATATTTGTCGAATAATATTGGTGAATGATTTATAAGTAACATCGCGCTCTAAATAGAAATGTTTACCTAAATAGTAATATTCTTTTAGGTTATCACAAAATTCAATATGTGATTTATTGAAAATCATTTTTTTATAAGAATTATAGTCAATTAAATAATACTTATCGGTTTTTAAGCATATAGTATCTAAAAAAGTAAATAATACATCGTTTGGTATATCTTTCTTAAAAATCTGAGAGTTCATTATATTAAATAAGGTTATATTTTACAATTATTTTAAATTCAAATATTTACTAAATATTTATTTCTTTTTATTTTTTTTGGTTGTTTTCTTTACTGGTTCTTCAACCTTCTTAGCAGCTTCTTCAGCTTCCTTTGCTAGACGCTCTTCTTCAGCCTTGCTAGCAGCTTCTTCAGCTTCCTTTGTTAGACGCTCTTCTTCGGCCTTCTTGGCAGCTTCTTCGGCTTCCTTTGCTAGACGCTCTTCTTCGGCCTTCTTAGCAGCTTCTTCAGTCTCCTTTTCTAGACGCTCTTCTTCGGCCTTCTTGGCAGCTTCTTCGGCTTCCTTTGCTAGACGCTCTTCTTCCGCTTTCTTCACAGCTTCTGCAGCTACGTTAGGAGGTTGAAAACTACGTAATCGAAACATATAATATTTTATTAGATATAATTCATCTAATAAAAACAAATAAAATTAATTAATATTGCATCCACTATCACTTTGCTTTATTTTTTCAATACCCTCTTGAATTTGCTTTAGTTTCTCTAAATATAATGTAGCATCCATAAGTTCTTCCTGTAAATGATTCAACCACTCTTTATCCGTCAAATCATTACGATCAAGAGTTTGTCCATATTTTTCTTTTCCAATTTTAGCTCTGTTAACAAATTTGTCTAAAACTCTATTAACAATACTATCAACCTCACTATTCATATTATATTTTTATAACACAAGGATTTTATATCTTTTTACTTACTTATTTAACTATCTTTATCAGCTATTATAGAATCAAATATCGTAGACGAGTTATTTTCTGATGTAGCTTCTTCTTCTTCTTCATCCCAATCATCGCATTTATATCCATCTTCTTCAAAATCGTCCTTTAAATCATCATTACAAAATTGACAGATTGTTATTTCCTCGGTTGGACTTTTTTGATCTCCTTTATATAGACAGTATATATTGCAATTCCAACAGTCAATACGTTCATCACAATTGTTACAAGTTACATATCTCTCTTCATCTTTTTCCCTGTAATCAGGTTTTATAAGATTACTACTATACTTCCCTTCTTTATCTTCCCAATAACAATTATTACATCTAATGTCTTTATCTGTACTTCCATCTCGGTATCTATCTAGTTCTGTATTACACTCATCGCAATTATTTACACTCTCTTGTTCACTTTCTTCATCACTTTCATCACAAGCATTTTCACATAAATACTCACCTGTTCCTTTCATTTGAATTATGTTTTTTGTTTTTCCACACAAATCACATTCAGCATTTCGATTGTTTGGTTCTTCTTCTATAAATAGAATATCTCCAAATCCATCGTCATCAAAATATCCAATACACAAAACACACTTTTTCCATTGCCCTTGTTGATAAGTTTCTTCTGTATCTTCTTCTGGATCCCAATCAGGAGGAAATCTTTCACAATCCGTGTTTTCACACAATTTATTTTCATCATTAACATCACATGTCATTTGTTCAGATGCCTCATTCATACTATTTACTACTATAGAGTAATATTTAATATGTTTTATTAGTTTGTTAATATGTTCATAATATTATTTGAAAAGAATGCTAATTCTATTTGATGTTCATGAAGGTTATGAAAAACTGTTATATATTTGCATAAATAAGGTATCAATTTATATTTTTCTTCTTCTGTTAGATTATTTGTCAACTTTATATAACTAAAAAAATAATCCAAAATATCAATTACAGAATATCCATAATCATAAATTTTATACATTACATTTATTGCTGCAAAAACATCCTTTTGTTTAAGCAAGTTTAAGTAAAGATCAAACTGTTGATAAGAAATAGTAGAGCACAATTTTTTACATAACTTTAAATTGACAGGTTGATTCAGAATAAATATTTTTTCCAAATAGTTTATCAACAAACGTATTGAATCATTCGAAATTAACATTAAATAATTTTTAGATTCTTCATCTAATTCAAGGTTTTCTTTTTGGATTATATCATCCATTATCTTTCTTACTTGCGTTTCATTCGGACTAGGTAATTCTAATATATGCATTCTTGATTGCACACTTTCATTCACTTTCTGAAGACTTGTACATACAAATATAAAATGAATGGTATGTTTGTATTTATCAATGTAATTTCTAAATACTTGCTGCCCCTGTTCATTAATCATATCTATATCATCAATTATTACCATCTTCTTTTTATTACGTATAATGCTATGTGACTGACAAAATGTTTTCATATCATTTCTGAAATACTGTATACCTTGCTCTTTCAAATTATTTACGTACATTATATTGTTTTCTGGAAAATTATCACTTTCTTTCAATTCATAATACTCTCTAATAATAGCATTTAATAAACTAGTCTTCCCTGAACAAGGGTTTCCTACAAATAACAAATGCATATAATCCAAATGTAAAAAATTCAAAATAGTTTCATAAACGTTATTATCCATATAAAAATCCTTCAAATAATAAGGTTTATACTTACTAATAAATGTTTGTTTAGTTTTGTTTTTTTGATTCATTTCATTATATTTGTTTATTTTTTTATAACATTTTACGAAATTATTATATAAAAATTATCTCTCTTGTATTGTAAATGAGTGGCTCTAATTTCTATGAAATTTTAGGAGTAGGAGAAAATTCCGACGAAAACGAAATTAAAAAAGCATATCGTAACCTATCTTTAAAGTATCATCCTGATCGCAACAAAACAGAAGAAGCACTTGAAAAATACAAATTAATTAATGAAGCCTATGAAACATTAGGAGACGAAGAATTAAGAAAAAAATATAATCATCAATTAAAACATGGAGACAATCCTTTCGGGTTTCCTGGGAATGAAGACATGAGTGATTTGAATAACATTTTTAATATGATGTTTCAGGGTATGCCTCCGGGTATGCATCCTGGTGGTATGCCTCCGGGTATGCCTCCGGGTATGCCTCCGGGTGGTTCAATACCAGGTATGCCTAATGTAAGAATATTTACTCATTCAAATATGCCAGGGGGACACTTCTCTGGAAATCCATTTCAACATATACAAAGGCCTGCTACTATACAAAAAGCTCTATCTATTTCCCTGCATGATAGTTTCCATGGCAATTCATTCCCTATGGATATTTCTTATTACGTTATAGAAAATAATCAGAAACAGGAAAAAAATGAAACAATATACATTAGTTTACCACCTGGAATTGATCATAATGAATCTATACAAATACAAGATAAAGGTAATTGGATAAATGGTAATTGTGGAGGTATTAAATTGATTATACAGTTACAAAAACATGAGTCATTTGAAAGAAGAGGTCTAGACTTAATATATAAACAACAGATTAGTTTGAAAGAGGCGTTATGTGGGTTTTCTTTTGATATTGAACATTTGAATGGTAAAAAAATATGTTTATCAAATAATAGCAAACCGAATGTAATCAAACCGGGTTATATTAAAAATGCTCCTGGATATGGTTTTAAAAGAGATACTGCAGTAGGAAATTTAATCATAGAGTTTACTATTGCCTTTCCTGAAGAATTAACATCGGAACAAATGGAGAAATTAAAAGAAATTCTTTAAATGATCCGTTTACAGGGTAAAATATTTGGAGATTTACTTTGAGATAACACCCATTCTCCAGAAACAGTATAATAATTAGTAACTCCCATTTTTTTAAGGTTTTCTATCTTCTTTTTTGATATTTTTTGATTGTTGTAAATAATATCAAACCCTATCAATTTATTTTGAAAAGCAAATACTACATGTATATATTCTTTTGAATCTTCCAACATTTTTACTTTCTCTTCTAACTTTTCATCAATCTTATTAAATTGATTTTCCCATTTACTGCATAATAACTCGTCTACTTCTTTCCATTCCATCGTCCAAACATTTTCACCTTGTAATTTGGTAACTGGAAAATCCAAATAATAATCATTTGTATACGATAATGTAATGCCATCTTCCTTCCATTCTTGAACATTCAATTCATGACAAGATGAAATCCATTCTTGCAATACTTCAATACTCTTAATCACAAAATAACTATGCTGTTTTTTTTCGTTATTAACAACTGCCTTTTTTGAAGGTTCCAAATGAAACTCATCACAGAATTGATCTAATGTTTTTTGACTTAGATGAGCTTTGCCTATAAGTTTATCAATAACAGAGATGGGTTGTTCATCCGGCTCATAATTAAACTGATCATAGAATTTATCCATTTTATCATCATCTTCAAAAACAATCTCTTTCTTATCTTCTATCTTTATAGCATTACATAGAACCATGCGTTCAATCCATATAGGCGTTTCACTACAATAATACAACCAAGATTCTTGCAATTGTCTTTTACTTTCACTATAATCTAAGAAATTAATCATAAACAGTTTACTATATTCTTTATGAATAGGCAATTTACACGCTTCTTTTAAGATTTGATAAGGTTTTTCTTTTTGAATTGTTTTATACTGTATCAAATCTTCTTTTTTAATTTCAACAACTACATTAGTGCAATTTGACTGATTGTCTTTTTGCACACAATCTATATTAAAGTAATCTTTAACGAAATTAACCATATCATGTTCATGGTGACATAAAGTAACAGCAAATGTACTATATGCTAATAAACGTGTAGTTTCAACAGTACTCTTGATTTTTCTTTTGTATTTTTTAACATATTCTTTTAGTACCGCAGTTTTACAAAAGCACTCATTATACATTTTTAACAAAAATTCATTCAACTCTTCTTCATACCCTGAATAAAATATTTCACATAACCAAAATAGAGTATTATCTTTGTTGTGACGTAATATGGAAAGAAATAAAGATTGTTTTACTTCTAAAAAATTGTATAAATATCTAGTAAGATTCATCATGATTTTTACATTAACATAAATATAAAGATTTAATCAATTTTATAACAAAATATATAAACTATATATATGAAAATTATAACACAAACATTTGGAAAAAGTATATTTATAGTATGTTGTTTAATTATAATAGGTGTTATAATATACAAACAAGTATATATTTCCAATAGAGAACCTCTATCCAATAATACAAAATATTCAAATAAAGATTATTGGGGATTTGATGAAGATAATTTACTAAAAAAATTTGATAAAACACATGTTGAAAACTATAATTCCCTTACCAAAAAGTCATTTCCAGTAAATACATCTTATCACGTAATAAAAGAATTAGAAGAAATTAAAAATAAGCAATCAACACTATCTAAAGAACGAATAAGTGAAATAAAAAAACAAATAAATATTGACTATACTGTGCCGTTATTTACAAAAAACAAAAAAATACAAGATATAATATACAAAAATCTAGAAGATAAAGTCACTCCTATTATTATGAAACTTAAAAAACATTTTAATAGAGCCAGGCCTTATCATTTAGATAATAGTATAATACCTGTAATTACTGCTCCCAAACACCCTTCATATCCATCAGGACATTCTACAGAATCTTATTATATTGCTTATAATTTGGGTAAATTATATCCGGAAAATAAAGATATATTTTTGAAAACTGCAAAAAATATAGCTGAAAACAGAGAATATGCAGGTGTTCATTTTAAAACAGATACTGAATATGGTAAATTATTAGGCAGAGAATTAGCAGAATTGTATCCAATTTCTTAATAAATTGTGATAGTTATAAAATATTCATTATGTATATATAATGGATATTTACGATTACATGTTTTATGTTATATATTTTCTGATTGGTGCACTAAGTGGAACTTTTATGGGCGCCATCGGTGCAGGTGCGGGAATGATTACAATTCCTTTATTAATTTATACCGGTTTAAGTGTAAAGCAATCTGTTGCAATTTCACTAATTATGCAACTATTACCTCAAAGTCTACCCGGAGTTTTAATGTACTACAACGAAAATTATATTACATATAAAATATTGTTTATTTCTTTATTTATCGTGCTAGGATCATTTGTTGGTATTTATCTTGGTTCTTACTTAGTTTTGGAAAAACTAGTGAACGAAGACATTTCCTATATTATATTATCATTATTGCTTATTTTGTCTGGCATATACATCATGTATGAACATGTAATTCATAAAGAATATATTGTTGTTTAACGATAGAAATGTTTCTCTAATTCTTTAAACATAATAGGTGTAGGAGTTTTGCTTGTATAATATTCGCTAGAAATAAATACACTATCATCTCTTTTTCTTCTGCTTTTCTTTCTGGTAAGATTTCTTAATATATTCTGATTTGATCTTGTTTTTTTGAAATTTATATTTTCTAAGCTATTATGTCCAGAATTCTTGGTATCAATACTGTTGCTTCTGTTATTATTACACACGTGTTTGCTTTCTAAACTAGATATTGTAGTGATACTAGACGTTCTTTCTCTATGATTAGACCCACACGAGTCTTCAAAATAAAATTGTTCGTCGTCATTCAAAACAAATGTTACATCACTCAATATACTTGTATTACTTCCATTTTTCATGTTTAAATAAAATTGCTGTCGGTTCGACAAATCAAAAGGGTCACCAAATGACAAATCAATACTCATACTATTAATAACACAATATTATCTTTAAATAATATATATGAAAGATTTAAAAAAAACAGCAAAAAAGCGAACTCCGAAAAATAAAACATATAAAAAAAAGACTAAAAATTATAAATTAAAAGTAGTTAACACTTTTATAGAGATGATTAATTTAGTAAAATTATATCACTGGAAGACAAAATCATATGCTAAGCATCAAGCAACAGACGAATTGTTTGAAAAATTAAATAAACATACAGATCAATTTGTAGAAGTTCTAATAGGAAAAGATGAAAAACGCATTAAAAAAATGAACAAATGTATTAATGTTTTGCAAGCAGAAAATGATAAAGAATTTAAGTCAAAAGTTTACAAATTTCGAGAATTTTTAACAAATATGAATGATTATTTTCATGCTAAAAAGGATAGTGATTTACTTAGCATACGCGATGAAATACTAGCAGATATAAATCAATTCCTTTATTTGATGACATTTGACAAATAAAAAACATATTTATATACCATGCAACATACCATATATATTTGGTATATAAGCTAATGGATATGGATACGTACCATGTGTTTCTCTATACAATAAGTTTTTCATTTTCATGCGTTGATTTAATCTATATTTCCTTTCTTTAAATACTCGTTTCCAATTACGCTGTATAAGTCGTAACCAATATGTTTTAACTATTACTATATTATGACAGAAATGACCTTCACTTTTCTTCTGCATTTTAATAATATCTATTTCTGGAAGCTCTCTTCTTTGTAATGGATTAATAAAACGTGTGTTTAATACATTTAAATTACAGCCACCGTATTCTTTCAAATAATTACAAATAATAGAATAATCTGTTTTAAAGAATAAATTTATTGATACAGGTAAAGACAAATATATTTCTTTAGTTTGAAATTTATTGGATATATAATTTGAATACGGTAAATAGCTATAACAACTGCCTATATGATAGCTATTATTTTCTTTTTCATTTTCTACATATTCAGTATCTTCCATGTACAAAGAATCATAATAATCAAATTCATAGAATTCTCTATCTGAATCGCTGTATGGATCGGTATCCCCGAGTACAAATATACTTTCTGATGAAATTTCTCCTATGTTATTATTCATATATATACTAAAATGTATATATATCAATTTTCTATATTTCTAATTAAACATACAAACTTTGACTAGTAGTGACATACTTTAATATGCGTTTTTCTATATCTACAAACTTATGTAGTACTTCTACTTGTTCAAGAGCTGTAAATAGTTTAATATACTCTTTTGAAATTGTAACAATCTTCAAAAGTCCTTTATTAAAATCACCCAAAGAAATATCTTTTTGACATAAACTTGTTTCAATAAACTGTTTACAGTCTTGTTCATTTTCACAACAACTCCACTCCATTACCATATCAATACAATCAAACATAAGAGCATCTTCATAATTATAAATATATAAACTATATTCCATTTCCATGTCATTATATTCCAAATATCTAGATTGCAATTCGCGGATTCTTTCTCCAAGAAACGAATCTTCACAGAAAACCTGAACGTTTTTATTTTCATCACTCACACGAATATCCATAAAACATGAAAATAATCCAATAAGCTGTACTGATGAAAATTCCTTAAAATAATTCCATTTAATTGCAAATTCAGCATTTATTAATGGGTGAATTTCAGCAAGATGAATAGCTATTTTTCCCAGTTCTGAAAGACTGTATGCATTATCTTCTCTTATAATAAATCCCCGCCTATACATAATATCTCTAATCAATTCAGTTTGATAAAGCATATAGTTTGACGTATAATCTAAATCTTCGTTCAAATTTCCTAATGATTCTTCAAATTCTTTCACCATATCAATATTATTAACGTCATTTTTAATGTTCTTATAAGTCTCTTCAAACATACTTATTTGTCGAGATACTTCTTTTTGTTTTTTACTTTTATAACTCTTAAAATTTTCTTTATATTCCATATATTTTAAACAAATATCGTAAGGAGTTTTATTATGATCCGATAAAGCCTTCAATTCAATCAATCTTTTTTCTGTCGCTTCAATACTTTCTTTTTTACTTTCAATATTTTTGTCTATTTCACATTTCATCATGCTTTTTTCTGAAAACAAATGAAAGTCTTGACATACACCATTTTTAAGTAAATTCAATAACAGCGGATAAGATATCATATATTTTGATACTAATTCTTGAGGCATACCATTCATCATGTTAATATAATCATGTTCATATGGAAACGAAAAACAATTATTACAGTGTACGACATATCCTATTTTATCTAAACCGCGGCGACCTGCGCGTCCAGCCATCTGCGTATATTCATGAGAATATAAATAACGTTGAACATGTCCATCATACTTATTCAAATCAACAAATATAGCTGTTTTAATAGGACAATCTAATCCAATTGCAAAAGACTCTGTTGCAAACAATAGTTTAATATATTTCTTAGAAATCATCAATTCCACTATTTCTTTTAAGATCGGAATCATTCCCGAATGGTGAATACCTATTCCTTTTTGTAAAAGTGAAACCAAATCATTATATTCAGACAATTTCAAATATTCTTCATAATTAGGAAGTCGTCGAATTATTTGCAAACATTCTTTTTCTATATTTGGATGTGGATCTTCTTCGTTGAACAAAGGTACATTAATCATTTTAGCATACGATTCTACCTTTTTCCTAGAAAAAACAAAGCAAATAGCTGGTAATTTATTTTCATTTTTCAATAATTTTACTACACTATTTAATACATGTGGGACCTTCATATATATTCGATTTTTCTTGTGAAGTTGATGTAATTGATATAACAACTTATAATTCGCGTGATTAAATACGTTCTTATCATTTTGCAAAGGGATTAATATATTACTATGTTTGCGTAATTTTTGTTGCGTCTCTTTATCTGTAATTACTTTAAATGTATGTTCGGTTGTTGTGAAAAAACTATAATGGTGCAAAGGAACAACGCGTTTGTTAGTACTACATAGATATACTTCTTTATTTGATGATTTTTCAACCCATGAAGCAAATCCTTTTGGATTATCGATTGTTGCAGAAAGCATAATCATTTGAATATGATTTGGTAACATCAATATTGTTTTCTCCCATACTTGACCTCGTTCTTGATCATTTATATAATGAACTTCATCAAATACAACACAACCCAACTCTTCTTTAATATTAATAGTAAAATCCGTTGTCTTTACTTCTTCATTTTCTTGAAAAAATAAATAATTCATCAAAATTTCTGTTGTCATGATCAATACATCTGCTTCAGGATTTGTTTTAATATCTCCTGTAAATAATCCAAAACTAATATCTGGAAATTTTTGTGAAAAATCATAATACTTTTGATTTGATAATGCTTTAATTGGACTTGTATAAATTAACTTTTTCCCTTTTTTGAAAAAATGATCAATCGCAAATTCTGCAGGTAACGTTTTTCCTGAACCAGTATGAGCGGTAACCAAAACATTTTTCTCATCTACAATCCCTTCAATTGCATATTTTTGAAAGTCACTTAATTCGAATAAATATGAATTAAAGTATTCTTCATATGTATCGTTTTTGTAAGGATCTGAGCAAGTTTTTACCATAATGTACTATATAGATTACACATTAGGCTTTAAACTATTTTACTAATTGCTTGTACGATGTTCATTTAATACTGCTGTCAACCTCTCATTTTGATCTTTACTATTAAAAGCTGAAGAATTATGTATTCTATGCTTAACAAGTATTTCATCAATATTATAAAATTTCTTATTTTGATTTTTTAAACGTAACCATAAATCATAATCTTCAAGACCATCTCCCTTCCAACGACATAATTCTTTTCTAGTTATAGAACTGCTATTTATAATAGGATTTGCCGTAGTAAAATCAACATTAGTTAAGTCTCCAAAAGGAATCTTTGGTGAAACGTTTTCTATATTTTCAAAATATACACACTGAGTACCAACTACATCATAGTCATCTAAAAAAGGTACTTGCTTTTCTAATTTTGTAGGAAGCCATATATCATCCACGTCTAATATTGCAATATAATCATACTTTGCAAATAGACGCATCTTATTTAATGTATTTGTTTTCCCTTTTAATTTATGAAAATCATATACACTAATTTTTTCATCCATCTTTGCATATTCTACTGCAAATTGATAAGTAAAAGAACCTTTTTCATGGCCATTCACTCCAATAATTAATTCCCATTCTTCAAACGTTTGATCTATTATCGATGAAAGAGAATCATTAATGAATTCTATTCCATTATAAATAGGCATGAGAATGGTAATCATTTTTACTTATATATATATATTTATATTTATATTTAAATCTATTTATATATAAATGAAATTAACAAATAATAAATATTTATTAGCTTGCTTTATTGTCTTATTTATATTATGGTCTTTTAGTCTAAAAGAAACTTGTAGCTGTAACGAAAAATATAATGGATGCGTACGTTTAGAGGTATATGGTGTTCAATTAAATCATTTTGTACTGTTCTTATTTTTAGGTATTTTCTTTCCTGACTATTTTTTCACTCTATTAATATTAGGAATTTTATGGGAAATTTATGAATATATTTTGCATTTACATCCTAATTTCGTACACAACTATATAGGTGGATGTTTGGGTAAAAAAGAAAAAGATCAAAAATCAGGACCTTTATTTTACAGTTATGTATATCGTGACGAAGAGAAATACTACAATCCAATAGATAGATTTTTTGGCATTAAGAATTCAATAATACATGGATGGCACCATTCTGCTGCTGAAATAGTTCCTAATGTCTTAGGGTTTCTACTCGGTTCTTTTTTAAGTAAACATTTGATTAAAAACTAAACATATGCACAAAAAACATCATTTTCAACATGACCATTCAAAGTTGTAAATTTATAATCTTTATTAATCGATAAAATCTTTTCTTTAATTGTAGTTAACCAGTCTATTTGACCATAACTTCTTTCTCCCCATGGAAAGGGCTGTATAATTAAACGTAAATCATCAATCATAATGACATGATCTTTTCTTTCTAAGGATGCAATTGCACTCAATTCTTCCAATACAGGACAAATTTTTTTAAAATTTCGAATATTTACATTATCAACATGTGCATCCAAAAAGAACATCGTCTTGTTATTAAAAAGATCCTTGTAAGAATCTAGATGTACTTTCATATTTGTACTATCATCATGAAATAAATAGTAACGACTATTCTTTATTTCTTCTTGAAAAATGTCCTTACCTAGTTCTACCCATTGATCACGGAGTTCAACACAAAATATTTTTTCAAAATTTGCAGAAAGGGCTTGTTTGCTGGAAACATTCGATCGAGGATCCCATAATCCGGTTTCAAAATAATTTAAACAATCATGTTTCTTCCGAAATTCTTCCAAATCAAAACTAATAGGCATATAATAAATAATTGATTATATCTCTTTAAATATTTAATTAATATAAACATTTTGGTTTATATTAAACCATGGATCCCATAGAAAACTATCCCGAAAGATTCGACCAACAATACAAACATTACGAATTCCTCCCTTGTGTGCTTTATTCAACCCAATTTGAAGGCGAACACGAAAAAAAATACAAAATGGGTAGGTTTAAAGGTATTGACTCCAAACGAACAAATGCAGGAACATTATTGCTTAATTTATACAAAACCCATCCAGATTCGTTTGATATAATAAAAACGCATTTCTGGTTTAAGGAAACTGACCCATACCCCAAATACCAAACACAACAATTCGTCATGAACCTTTTTAGGGGTCGTCTTTTGATAAACAAATATCCCATGTACTTAAAACATCTATATTTACTGTATATTCAGAAAGCAAATACCGATAATCCACTGTCTTCGGATTGTTTATATTCTATTAGTGTATATTTAAAACCGAATACTATATTCGACTATGAAATAATATGGGACAATTGGTGAAAAAATTGATTTATAATTAAAACTTTGTGTCTTTTATATATATAATTAATATGAAATACACTAAAGAAAAAAGGTTATATTATTTGAAAGACAATAAACAACACTTATTTGTGCCAATCACAAATACCGAAAATGATGATCCTTTATTGATACATCAACCTTATGTATTCCAAGAATTACCTGATATAGTTTATGGAAAAGTTTTACATAATTATCAAGGATATAATCCTGCTGGTTGGTGGAGATATATCAAGGTTAATAAAAGCAACCTAGTAGAGAAGTCGTAATTATTAGATGAAAAATTGATTTTTGAAACATTTTTATTATTATAGAAAAAATGATGGAAAACGTAATATCCAAAATGGAATTTAAACAAGATAACATTAAAATCAAAAGATGCAAAAGTAGCTTATCTGAACCTGTATGTCAAATTTGTCAGAAATCTCTAGATTCTGATAGCTTTGCCTGTTTTGCTTGTAATGGAGTATTTCATTTAGAATGCTATCGAAACTTAATTACATGTAAGATAAAATATTGTCCTGTAGAAGATTGTCAAAAAGTAGATACACTTTTTAGGTCATTCTCTCATCCGCTATAATTATTGTAAATATCGTTGAAACAAAAACCAATTATCGAATCCTACCTTTTCTTCTTGTACTAAATGAAAATCCTGCAAAGAAGAAAAAATACAATCAGCTATAATTATTTGATCATCTTTTACTAACTGATCATACTTAAAATATAACCTTAATTTTGTATCATAATTTTTTTTCCACCATTCTAGTTTATCCTTATAACAAATAAAAAAACCACCTGCAACAGTAATCTGGTTATGTGGTATAGGTTCTCTAGGAACACCATCTTTATCTTTATCTTGTACAATCATAAAAATATTATTTACATAAGCCTTCTCGTTATTTACCAACCCATAATATATTTTGTTTTTATTAAGCAATTCTATTTTATTACTAGATGGCCAATTTGTTAATAATAAATTTGGACTATCATTATAACGATTTCGAAAATATCCAATATCACACCAACCATAAAATTCTGTATCAAAATATTTATTTACTTTGGTTTCATTAACAAAATGGATTTTTTCCGACCAAAGCATATTTACTCTCCAATCAACCATATTTTTCAATAATACGTTTTTCTCATGGTTCTTAATCCAATATTCCTTATACTGGTAATTATAAAAATCAGTATATGGTTTTATGATGATCTTAATATTAGGTGAAATATACTTTTGCAAATACTTATATCCTTCTTCATCAGTATACACAACCAAATAATAGTTATTAACGTTACTTAACATATTGTCTATCCAGTTAAAATAAATATTATAATTAAATTTCGCTTTAAAGCTATACCAACATGTTGAGAATGTAATATTAATCATTATATATTTATTTATTACTTTTTTATATATTTATACTATATAATTTAGTTATAATGAATGTGAATGCGCCTAATCCAATAATCAATACACCACAACACTTATTTGTAAAAAAACATAATTCAATTGATGATATTAATCATAGAATGAATAATAGAAATTACAGCGATATACCCTTACAACCTAATTATAATCCTCGACCTATTTCAACCAAATACTCTCATTTTCCTATGTATAACGGAAGAAAGCCAACACACGAATCTTTGCTTACTTATCCTTCTTTTCAAACAAATTCTAACTTTTACCCAGGAACTCAAAATGCACCAGTTCAAGGGTTTACAGACAATATTGATTTAGAAACTATTTTAAGAAACCAAACTACAAAATTACAACACGGTGCAGCACAAGGTGTTTATGTTCCTTCTTCAGATAGCGATTTATATAAAGTAAATTTACCCAATCCCAGCGAAACAAAAGCACAACCTCACCCTGGACTATTTAAAAAAGAAAATTATGGACCTAAACAAGCTACTAACTTTCACCCTGAAATTGGAAATGAAATGTTCTTTAATCATACAAGAACTCAATTAAGAAATACATAAATTCACACATATTTATTTCGCAATTTATTATATATTTCAATCTATGATAAATTTCTTTAAACGAATTATAAACCCTACAAATAGAACAGATATAGCTTTAAAATTTTGTATGACTTTAGCAATTGCTTTTGTATTTTTATTTATGTATAAACTATTAGTTCCATATGAAAATGCAGAAGGATTTTCACAAAAAGAACCCTTTGAAGTAAAAGTAAACGAACAAAAATATGATGAATTCTTTGTTGATATGTATGAAAGTTTACATAATTCTCAGAGTAGATCTAACAACGAACTATATCAAATTATTAAAGCTACTGAACCTACAAAGGATAGTGTATTTTTAGATGTTGGTTCGGGAACCGGTTATAGTGTAAATAGATTGAATGATACCGGTTTTCATGCATATGGAATCGAGAAATCTACTGTAATGTACGATTATTCTACCAAACATTATCCAGATATACATGTTGAAAAAGGCGATGTAAATGATTCTATGATTTTTGATAAATCTACATTCACACATATTTTATGTAATTACTTCACAATTTATGAAATGAAAGATAAAGAATTATTTTTTAGAAACTGTTATTTTTGGATGAAACCAAATAGTTATTTAATTGTACATTTAGTTGATCGAAAACATTTTACAAAAATGATTCCACACACAACAATGACAACAGATTGCGAAATACAATTAGTCAATCATCGCTCTTTCCATAATAGTACAGTATTTGATGACTTTCATTATAAAGCAACAGTACATGTTCCTTTAGACATTAATAATAGAGAAGTCAACCTTGTTGAAACATTCACGGAAAACAATTCTGATCATATTAGACAAAATGAAAGTACTCTCTACATGGAACCAATAGATAAAATATTAGATTATGCTTCGTTAAATGGCTTCATCTATCATGCAAAAATAAATATGAAAAATATGAATGAAGATGAACATCAATATTTATATATTTTTGAAAGACCTTTATAATTTATTTTGATTATTGATCAAAATAAATCTTAACGTACATATTTCTTAGTTTTGTTGAATGAATCTACAACAAAAATGATAAACACACCTAAAAACAAGTACAATATAAATTCTTCTGTTATATTATTTGTTTTTTCAGCCTGATTTTCTTCCATCATGTGAATTAAATAATTCATTTTTTCCATAAGTTTATCATTTTGAGAACCACCTGAAAGTCCCATCTTTGCATAATAGGGTTCTATTGCTTTGGGTGCATCATAACTTTTAGAATAATTACTAAATGCTTCTTTGTTAATACTATTTGAAATAGAATTTTTTCTTAAGGCTGACGATCCAGCTTGATAAGAGTATTGAGGAGCAACATATTCCTTTGACTTTTTTACCTTTTCCATATCCTTTTTAATATTCAAACCAGGAGGTTTTATAGGTTCAAAATTACCTAAACCATCTTCATCCTCATTTTCTTCATTCATTTTATTTAATAACTCGTTGACTCTATTTGTTCTCTCTTCTCCAGAGGTTTTCATTCCTTCTATACTTGTTTCTTGTTCTATGACATGAGAAGGATTCTCTAAATGCTCCATTTCATCGCTGTCATCGTACTCTTTTTTATTTTTTTTTCGTAAAGTTGAAACCCTTTTTTTAGAATCACTATTCCATGTAGATGCAGTTGCTAATAATGACATATATAATTTACTTAAAAAATCTTTAGATTTTATTTTTCATAAATAAAACAAGAATAAAATAAATACATATTATAACATGCATATCGAAATTACCTTTTTTTTAACAATCTTATTAGTATTTTTATACTTGACTCAATTAGATTTGATTCTCGAGTATAGTGATACTATTTTAGGAAAATTAATTATTGTATTCATTATTATATTGTACACACTTTCTGATAAATTAATTGGATTATTTATGTGTGTCTTAATCATTTTGTTTTTACAATCTCATTTTATTGAAAATATGCTAAACATAAGTGAATATGTTGAAACGTTTGATACTCTTCAACCCGCTTCTTTTTCACCATTCCAGAATGACTTTATTCTTCCTTCATCAAAAGGAAACAATTTAGAAAAAGAAAACATTCATCATTTATACAAAGGAAAAAGTGTATTGAATAAAACAACTAAATATAATGAGGACTTTAAAAAAAATAATTGTAATGAATTAAAGCTAAAATACAAAAACATGGATGTTCCCGATGATATGATACGTCATGTATTTCCTGAATTAAAATTTCACGATGAAACATGTAACATTTGTCACAATAATTGCAAATTCTCAGTATTGGAAGAAAAGATGAAAACTCAAAAAGAATTACAACCAAAAGATAGTAATGAGGAATAAAATCTAATAATACTTTAAATGGCAAAAACAATATATAATAGTTTTGAAAGCGTTTTTAGTTATCTTCATGATCATGTAAAGGTTTTAAATGAAAGTAAAATTTTTGCAGGATTAATGATTATAATTTTAAATATTGCTTCTAGATTTGTGACAATCAAAATGAGCAAAACGATGCAATCTTATTTAAAAGTAACATTTAGTCGATATATTCTTGTATTTGCAATTGCATGGATGGGAACTAGAGACATATATATTGCTCTTGGTGTAACATTAATGTTTATTATTATTATTGATCATTTATTGGATGAAGAAAGCAGTTTTTATATTTTACCAGAAGAATTTAAGGATTATCACACCGCAATTGTTGATGATGATGAAGAAACAAAGGAAGTAAGCGAAGAAGAGGTTAAAAAAGCTCAAAAACTTCTAGAAAAAGCCCAAAAACAAAAAAATTTAAATTTAGATTTTCAGGGTTATAATTTATAATAAATTTATTTCCATATTATAAGTAAATTATAATATGGCTTTAGAATTTGTAATCTCTATAGATGAATTAGCAATCACCATGTATACAAATATACCTGATGAAAATTTGAAAAAAATAAAATTCCAAAAGAGTATGCTTCATTTTTCAGAAGAAAACGAAGACAAAGAAAATAATACACTATTAAACGATCTTCCTTATTTTACAGGAGATATTGCCTATCCACATACTGACTTAGAAAAAATGACTTATATGGAAAGAATAGAGTTTTTTTTTAATAAAGATACTTTTACCAAAACATTAGAACCTTATTATCAAAAACAAATCAGTAATATAAATACATCAAACGAAATTGCATCTCAAAATATTATATCTACTATTTTATTGATTTTCCCAACTCGTTTTCCAGTAATAAATAATGTTCATTTATCAATTAATAAAATAAAACAAATAGATTCTGCTATTCCTTTTCAATTTAATCCTTTTGGAACGTTCTATTTTTCACATTTAAATTTACAGGGTAAAACATATACATTTAAAAAGCTAACATGGTTGAATGATATTATAAATAATCCTGTTTATCAGGAAATTCTGATTGAATATAATCGTTTTGTTCCAAAATTAAATGCAATTGTTATTGAACGAGAAGAAAAGATAAATAAAACACTTGAAGAAATAAAAAAGGTAGCACAAGAAATAATTATAGCTTTTTTAAAATCTAAAATTGATGCAGATAAGAGGCCTAGTGTTAAAATGGTAGCTAAAAATAAAGATACATATACTTTCTTAAAAGAATCCATTTTACTTAATACAGAAGATTTTAACGGAGATGAAGCATCGATGTTAGAAAATATTGAAAAAGCTGATCTAGCTTCTATCAAATTACATAAAAGTATATATGAAACATGGCAAAACATTCCACAAAAAATAGAAAACGCTCTTAAGGGTGATCATTATAAAGAAACCACTTGGAAAATTGTTCCAAATAAATCTCCTTCCAAAGAAACAATCGATATAATTAAAAAAGGTATTGAGAAATTACAAGATTTATTTGATACACTAAGAGAAAATATTGATAATTTAAAGAATTTAACAAAAGTATTTCAAGAAAAATTTGATAATAACTCGATTCAGGGTCTACCTAAAGAATTTCAAGATGATTATCGCAACTTTAATTATACTACATTAAATAAATTTAGAAGACCTATTCGAGCATCAAGTAACTTCTTTTTACAAGAAGTATTAGATCCTAAAGAAAACCAAGACGTTATAGACTTTTATGACTTTTTAAAACATGCATATACCTCATTTATTGAGAATAAAGTATTTAATACCGACACTATAGAGAAAATAGATATTGGTGTCATTACTGTCAATCCTGGAATAAAAGGTCAATCCAAAAAAGAAGTGAGTTTAATGTGTGAATTTATTGAAGGAGAACTAAACGCTGGAAATATGTTAAAATTATATTGTCCTATTTATGATGATATTTTGGGTAATAAATTTCCTAATTTACTAGATGACTTAACATCTAATAATGAAAGTGCATTTTGGAGAGTAGATTATAGTGAACCCATGTTTTCTATAAATTCAAATGAATCACAAACAGTATCCGAAGAACAATTTAAAAGTATTGATTTAGCTGTCAAAAAAGAACAAATGAATAAAGAACTACCGCCTAATATGGATATTAGTTTAAAAAATAAGAAACTCTCACAAGTTGCTATATCTAATTTTCAATCCACAGTTGTTATGCCAAATAAAAATGATATTGAAGAAAAATTAAATAATATTAAAAAAATTAAACCTACTTTTGTTGTAATGGCAAATACAGTCCATACATTTTTACAAGATAAAGATACTACATTAGTACCACTTATAACTGACTTTACAGCAAAAACATCAAAGAATAAAAATTTACTTTTAAGTCTTAATAGTAAAGTGGGTGAATACAACGCGTCAATCTCTAATAGAGAACTATTGATAAAAGAAAACAAATATGTTTCAGAAACTGAAAAAGCTCAACATGAAAGTGAAACTGCTATGCTAAAATTAATGATTCAAGTATTAGAAATAATGGTAAAACTTGAACAAAATAAACCCGAAGCTACTTTAATGGGTGGTATAAAAAATAAAACAAAAAAGAAATTGAGGTTCAACCTAAACAAATACAATAAAACTGTAAAAAAATAATTTTTATTATTAATGTAAATTATTTTTTATTTACTTTTACTTACTTTTTAAATACTGGTACTCCATTTTCATATTTTCCTACTTCATCTCCAACTTCTTCGTCTTCGTCTATTTCATAAATAGATCCATTCTTCTCATCTGTAACATAGTAACTTACACCATTTATACTTGTTTCATATACTTCCTCCTCTTCTTCCTCCTCCTCTTCCTCCTCTTCTACTTCCTCTTCCTCCTCTTCTACTTCTACTTCCTCTTCCTCCTCTTCCTCCTCTTCTTCTTGCTCTTCTTCTTGCTCTATATGTTCTTCAACAACTTCACTAACAACACGTGTGATTGGTCGTGCACTTTCTGCAAGAGGCTTCGTCAATATAGTTTCACCATCATCGGTATAAACTATTTCTCGTTTGGGATGAATAGAACCTATATTCTTTTTAATACCATCATAATCCCAATCAGGATGAGGTTGACTCAATTCCTCTATCTCGTAAACGACATTAGCCGTTTTTTCTTTCTTTCGGGGGTTAACAATCTCGATCTCATCTGTATTTAAATCATCAATATGTAAAGGTGTATCTATTTTTTCTTCTTTAATTTCTACATCGCTAGAATCGTAACAACAATTAACATCACTATTTACTTTACAACATTCCGAAGATAAATTAATAACAACTCTTTGCAAACTGTCATTCAAAATATTTAGTTTTTTATTTTTCTTTTCAAGCTTCTTAACGCGTTTCATTAGGGATTTTACGATTGGTAAATCCATAAATGCCAATTCATTCGCTTTCATAATATTATTAGAAAATTCCATACTATATCTATGTATTCATTTTAAGCTCTTTATATATATCAATTTTTTAAGAATTGTTATTTTAAATAATTAATTATTTTTTATCGAAACACATTCCCAATCTTGCGGAAATAAATCTTTTAAATTCTTTTTAAGCTTGGGACCAAACCATAATGAAGGATAACAAACCTTTTTATTTTCATTAGAATTAAAATACGCACCCCACCAACTAAATGTACTATTTGCGATTATATTGTGATTACAAACACTCATTAAAAGCATTTGTTCCCAGTCCTGTATTTCATCTTTTGCTTTTACAAATTCTATATCTTTAAATATGTCTTCATTTTTCAAACTATTGACTGTCTCATTTACCAATTCATTATCTTGTTGTTGACAAAAATACAATACCTTTATTCCTGCAGTATTATCTATATTTTTAATTAAGAACTCTAATGCATTTTTATAATAAGACGCCGGCATTAACGGATGACAGTCCTGAATATTTTTATAATCACCTAATCGAAAATGCATACTAATAACAGTATCATCAAAATTATAATATTTATTTTTAACTTCATTTTGTTGTTTTTCTAGATTAATCAAACTAAAAATCACTTTTTGCGTTTCTTGGAAATATTTATACGACTGAAAATATCCAAAAAAGGTGATAGAATTCAATTGTTCATTATTTATAGGAAAAAACGGAATATATATAAAGTCTAATTCTTGAAATAATTGGAAGTGTAATAGCGTTTCATTTGCTATTCCTTTATTGTATGTTGTAAACTGTTTTAACCCACTCAAAAAATTATTCCAATACGTTTGTCGTACTTCTCCAGTATTTAATTCTTCTGTATAAGGCATTAATAAATCATACCCATGTTTAATGCAATACGACAATACAGCAAATATTTGAAACAATTGATTTCCCAAACCACCCATTAAATGAATACTTACTATTTTTGCCATTAATAAATAATCTTATATTTCTATAAAGATATTTCTATAAGTTAGTTGTATAGAAATATCTAAAAACCAAAGTTTTCCTTCATTATTTCATTCTTACTTGGTCCTTTTTGTTTCTCGCTTTGACGTTTTACTTTGTAAATACCTAGTTTAGCTCCATCATTACCAACACTTGAAACTTGAGATATATTATCATTATCCTCATGCAATTCTGGTAAAATACGAGTCATCGGTTTATCGATTGTTAACAACATGTGCTCTGTATTTAATAATTTTCGATATTCTTGTATACTTAAATTTCCATAAAACTTTTCTAGTAAATAATGGGGATCTGGAGCAGGTTTAATATTTTTCTTGTAATCATAGACTTTGCTATATACTTTATTTAATAAGTGATATCGTTCAAACTTTGTTGAATCGTCTATATTTTCTTTCATTAAAAAAGCTGCTGCACATTCTGGTCTACAAAATGAACCATAACCAAACATTTCATCGTCAATTTCATACTTAGGAATATAACAACAAAGATTGTCGTATTCATAAGTACACCAAAAACATGCTGGTTTATATTGACTATCTAGATTCTTATAATATTGAATTTTTAACTTCTTCAACTTTGCATTTATATCTTTAAAAGATACTTCTTGATCATGCATACTATTTTCAGTCTTTACAGAAGAATCCGATAATGCTTGTGTTTTATCATTATCAGACTTTTGAAAATATGCAAGTTGTTGTTGTATAGTATTTTCATTCAAATTAAAATAACTGGAATCGTTCGGAGTGTATGTTTCAATATTTGGTGGAATACTTGGATTATACATTAGCGGATCCTTTATCATAACATTATTGCTATCAAAGGAATTAATATCTTTTAAATTGCATTTCAAATGTAAAATAATATTAGGCTGCACTTTATCTTGACTATTTGATTGTTCAGATTTTAATACCAACTTGCCACCTTTTGGTTTTCGTCCTCTTTTCTTAGGAACATGCGGTTCCGTTTTTTCTTCCTGAATAGTATTCTCTTGAGCTATCGTTTCACTCTTCTTTTTTCGTCCTCTTTTCTTAGGGACTGTGGGTTCGGTATTTTCCATTAATACTATTTACAAGTTAAAAGATATTTTCTTTAAATAAGTTTTCAAAATACTTAAGCATTTATGTAGAATTATTGAATCATAATTGAATAACACCTTCTACAGAGTGGAATATAATTTAAAGATCCTATAACAACTTGATCTTTTTCTTCAGAAATACGATGAGAAAATATAGCATCACTATTACATGATTTACACATTGCTGTTTTTTTAATAACCCTATCACAATACGGAATTAAGTCTAATAATTGTCCAAACTTATTTCTCTTGAAATCTCCATCAAGGCCAAATAAATAAATACTTTTATTTTCATTCAAATACTTTAAAGTAAAATCAAACAAATCTTCGAAAAATTGTGCTTCATTTATTAATATAACTTCTTTTAAATCTGATTCATTCAATTCACCTAATGTTCTACTTTGAATACATGGAATCATTTTTTTATCGTGACTTGATAACATAGTTGTTGAATATCGTTGATCATCTATAAAATTTACAACTGTTGTTCCTATGTTTTTATCTCTAAAGTCGTAATAAGTATTTATTAATTCTGTTGTTTTACCAGAAAACATAGGACCTAAAATAATTTCCAAATATCCACTCATTTTTAGATAAATAATGCAAAAGTATTTAAATCAATTTTTCTTCTTTTTTTCTATAAATAATACAAATGGTTCAAAATTGTTGTAACCACAATAAAACAGCAAAAAAATGTATACGTAAATCTGATAATAAAGAGTTCTCATTACCGCGAAGGTTTTCACAAAAAGCTTGCAAAAAGGGTGTCCGTGGATTTACTATGAAAAGCTCTTGTGCTCCGTATAATGATTGCTTGAAAGGAGGTGGATCCTATAGCAAAGCAATATGCATACTAGCACCTAATAAAAATAATGTATCCGGAACAATCCAAATACGTGAAACAGAGCAAGGATTAATGATTGAATATGAAATATTTGGTCTAAGTGATGGATTACACGGATTTCACATTCATGAATATGGTGATTTATCGGATGGTTGCAATAGTGCATGTTCTCATTTTAATCCATTTAATAAAAATCATGGAGGTCTTCATTCTAAGGAAAGACACGCAGGTGATCTTGGTAATGTCGAATCAAAAAATAAAAAAAGTATAGGAAAAATCTATGCAAAAAATTTATGTCTAACCAAAAGAAAAAAGACGTCTATTTTAGGTCGTATGTTTATTCTGCACGACAAAGAAGACGATTTAGGAGTAGGTGGTGACGAAGAATCTTTAAAAACTGGAAATGCTGGTGCGCGTTTAGCATGTGGAGTGATTGGTATCAAAAAATAATATATTGTATATATATAGACAAAATGCCTATTGATTTGAAGCTTTTAGGAAATGATGGAAAACAAATTTTTCGCGAATGGAAAGAAAAAGTAAAAAACCATAATAAATATTTGGTAAAAAATAAATACCATAAAGAAGGTAAAATGGATGTATGGAACCAAGAATTAAATAAGTTAAATGAACATTATCGCAAAGTTTTAAAATCAATTGAAAGCGAGAAAAAGAAAGAAGTAATAGAGTTAGAAAAAGCAGCAAAAGAAGCAGAAAAAATGGCCAAAGAGGCAGAACAAAAAGCGAAACAAGAAAGAGCACTTAAAAGAAAAGTAAACAAGGAAAAGACACAAGCAGAATTAGCGAAACGTCCCCTTCGTCGTTCATCTAGATTTGCAACAAAAAAGAGATCACGTTGTCCTAATGGAACAAGAAAAAACAACAAAACAGGAACATGTCAAAATAAATCTAAAATTCAAAGAAAGAGATGTCCTAATGGTACACATAAAAACAAAAAGACTGGAAACTGTGAGAAGAAGTAAAGTTATTAATATGAATATGTATAATAATAAATTTATATAAACAATTTTTATTATTATATTAAATGCTCTTTATAAGCCCACCCTTTGGAAACTACATTAATCTACCCAATACTACACAAATCAAAGGTAGCTATACTCTTGAACACAGACATGGTCTACTGGGTCAAATATTAAAAACATTAAGATATTCATATGAATATAATGGTTGGATAAATAAAATAGGACTCAGAAATAAGGGTATTGATTATGCTATCAAAAACTATAATACAAAATATGTTTATAGTATTGCAATACTGAATCCAAGTGATATAAAAACTATTCAAAATAAGATACCTGACGATATGAATATTGAAATAAATGTCAGTTGTCCTAATGCAGAAAAACAAATGATTTGCGATGGTCTAAAAGAATTTTTAAATAATCAACGAAAATGGTGTATAATTAAGTTATCTCCTGTAACAAATATGAAATTGGTAGATCAATACTATAAAGAAGGATTTAGACAATTTCACTGTTCAAATACATTACCAATCAAAGAAGGTGGATTAAGTGGAAAAACACTCATTCCCTATAATAAAAAATTAATAGAAACAATAACAAATAAATATGATGACGTAGAAATTATTGCCGGAGGAGGCATTACTGGAATTCAAGATATTATACATTACAAAAAAACAGGTGCTTCACATTATTCAATATCAACACTCTGTTTTAACCCAATAAAACTTGGCATATTGTATTATAAATATTTACAATTTTAATATTAAATTATCATTCTATTATAAATGAAAACTAAAAAAAATAATAATAAAAAAAACAAAACAAAAAAACAACAATTTCTATATAACCCGAATGATCCGAAAAAGAGTTTTGACGTCTATATTGATAAAGATCCTTCAGATACAATACCAATCAAGTATTCAACAGTTGAAGATGTAAAAAATACAATCCAAAAATTAGAAAAATTATACAAAAAAGGCGCTTATCCACATAAACGAATCTGGCAAGTTGGTATGATTATGAAAGTACGGCTAGAAGCTATGTTAAAACATCATAAAACAAAATATCCAAATGCAAAATATGTAAAAAGACGCTTTCAAATAGCTAATAAGTATTTTTTATTTTTACGCAGTCGAACAAAGAAAGATGAAAAAGAACGAAAACAAATGGTATTCACATTTAACTCATAATTTCTAATTCGCAACCATTCACAATTTCATATATAGTATCATCCATAGACCAATCATTTGCTTCCATAATATCTTGTTCAAAATCGTATTCGTCTTCACTATTATATGCACATTCATCGTCTTTGTCGCAAAACATCAATTTATGTATTTCTTTTTTTTCTTCATCATTAAACGTTTCTTCATTTTTAATTTTTGTTTCGTAAAACCACCCGCTACTTATTTCTTCTGTGCAAGCACGCCAATCATTCAAAATAATGTTATCATTAGTTAATATTATTGCTTTTTCTTTTTCATCCAATTCAATAGTGAATTCACCGTCCCTCCATTGTTGAACATAAAATACGGTAACCTGTTTTCCATTAGACAAATGATTGTTCCAATATTCAGTAGTATATATACATTCCTTATTTTTAGGATACAAATGATATTCTTCTGATTGCGTCATTCTACAAACTATACAGTCAAATGTTTATATATAATTTATATCAATTTTATTTGTCATGTTCATAGCAAGTAGATTTATATAGTTATTGTATACTATTTAAAATGAATGTCATTATAATATATATAATGACAGGCGGTTATTTAAAATTTTTAAGGAAAAAAATTCCTGTAAATAATTCAAATATAAAAACGACTCCAGCTATGGCAACATTAAGTAAAAAATATAATAAATATGAAAAAAAATATTATGAACACAAAAAATTAAATAGATTATCTTATGAAGATTTTCAAAAAATTAATTGGCGTAGATAATTTATTGTAAACGATATCCTATATAGATACCAGTAGATGCACCTATAATTGATGACATAGATACAAAATAACTAAGTAATCCATGTTTTGAAGACTTTACATCATCAGCTAATTGATGATTTTTATAATAAGTCTCCCATTTGTTTTTAGTTAATGATTCTATCATTATACTATATCCAACACCAACTGCATATCCCGTCAAGCCATACCAAACAATCTGTTTATTAAACATTATATAACTACTCTAAGATGTATTTAAGTATTTTTGTAAAATTACATTAGCTATTATTTACGAAATATATGTTTCTAACAAATGAATATAATTTTTTAATAATTTACGTTTAAATAGCATAAAAATAGTTACTAAATACTGTATATGAATAAAGAAAACGTACCGTGGGTTGAAAAATATCGACCAACAAAGTTTGATGATATCGTTTTGGACTCAACTAATAAAGAAATATTTAAAAACATATTGAAAAATAACTATTTTCCTAATCTCTTGTTTTATGGTCCTCCAGGTACAGGAAAAACAACTACAATAATAAATCTCATTAATGAATATCAAAAAAATCATAATAATAATGTAAAGGGATCTGTTATTCATTTGAATGCTTCGGATGAACGAGGAATCGATATTATACGCAATCAAATATATTCTTTTGTTCGAACAAGAAACTTTTTTATGAATGGACTTAAATTTGTTATATTGGATGAAGTTGATTATATGACAAAAAACGCTCAACAAGCTCTTAAATATTTATTGCAATCCAATTTTACAGATGTCCGATTTTGTTTAATCTGTAACTATATAAGCAAAATCGAAACATCTCTTAAAAATGAATTTCTCTGTATACGTTTTAATCAACTGCCTAAATTAGAAGTTCAACATTTTGTTGAAGAAATTTGTTTAAAAGAAAAAATTGAAATAAATGAGACCATAATCAACAACATTCAACATATTTATAATTCAGATATACGAAGTATTATTAATTTTATTCAACTTAACCAAAATATAGATACAATCCAAAATAATATAATTAACGTAAAAATATTGAATGATCTATATGAACTCATTCGAAGCGAAGAAAATGTAAACAAAATATTTACGTATATTCATAACATAAGCATTCAGTACAATAACGATAAAAAAAATATTATTTTGTCCTTTTTTGAATTTCTAATTCGAACAAACAAAGTTGTGGATCATGAAATTCTATATTGTATGGAATCTATTATTCATACACAAGACGTAAATAATAATTATTTATTGAAATATTTTATAATTAAAATGAAAAAATTTTTATCTTAGGAAGCTGGAAACAATATTTACTTCCTTCTATAAACGTTAATAATATTGATACCATTCACAATATTATTAGATTTTTAAAACTCGTATTCTTGATGAAAAACCAAAGCATCTGACGTATACAATTCGTTTGGTACAGGTTCCCACCCCCAATTAGATTTTGCATATCGTGGGGGTATTAATAAAGATGCATTTACATCTACCCCAAAAATACTTGCCATATTCTTAATATCAATAAAAACATCCTTCATCTTTTCTTTATGGCCCGCCTTATTATAATACTTATCTTCATCATTAAAATCAATAATATTTATAATAATATCATACGGCGTATATTGAAAAACCTTATTAAGAATTGATGTCATTTTTGATTAGTTTCTTATAATACAAATACAAAAAATCAATTTTTTTATAAATAAATATCTACAAAGACTTTATAATGGATAAAATTGTTTTATCTGTGCTCTCTGTATTTATTACACTCATCTTTGCAGTAAGTGGTATCAAACACTTAAAGTCAATTAAATCTACAGCTTCTTTCTTACGTACTATTTCTCCTTTTGACAAAGCTGGAAAAAGTTTAAATTATTTAGTAGCTATTGTTGCTAGTTTGGTTGAAACCGTTTCCCCAATATTAATATTATTGTCTATATTTATACCCAGTTTCTATTTCATAGGTTGTTATGCAGCTTACGCTTTAGCCTTTTTTATATTATGCACAATTATTTTTATTCACAACCCTATGAAAAAAGGTGAACAAATTAATTTTATGAAAAGCCTTTCCATGTTAGGTGGTGTTTTATTATTAGCTCAAATTATTTAATAAACACGCTTAGATGAAACTATATAGATATAAAACAATCATGAACTGCTCGAATACATGGCCAAAAGGATTAAATCCAGGACAAGCAATAGAAAAACTAAAGAAAAAGATTGAAAATGAATTACATTAATGAGAAATTAAAAAATTGATATATAGATTTTATATAAAGAACCGTTATATAAAATGAATGTCAACGACGAGTGGGAGCAATTTTTAGAGGGAGACGGCGAGCAAGTCGATAATAGTGAAACAGAAAAAACAATTGTTGAAAATACCAGTATCTGTGAAGACCTATATATTTCTACAAAAACAAAAGTATTGTACTTAAATCAAGAAATAGATATTAAAAATATATTTTGGCATATTCCAGTGATAGAATATTCTGCTCAGAAAAGTGGTATCATTAAAAAACAGATAAAACTTGTTTTCACAAACGAAGAGGAATATAATGAATATAAGGAAAAACTCAAAACGATTCCTTACTATGTTGAAAATGAATTAAAACATATTAATAATCCTGAAGCGCGCAGAATCAAATTTAAAGATGAGCGCAAAATCACAATTGGTTTATCGAAAAAGGATATTATGAACTGTCGAAGTAAAGTAAAAAATGCATTTTATAATTGTTTCGCTTTAATTGCAAGGTTCACCTTTGAAAATTCGTTTAAGGAAATCCATATCAAAGTCTTTAATACGGGAAAATTAGAGATTCCAGGTATATTGGATAATTCATTTATTGATACTGTAAAAGAAATAGTGTTGAACACATTACAGCCATATATTGAAAGCAAATTAGAATTTATTCATACAAACAAAGAACAGAATGTATTGATTAATTCAAATTTTAATTGTGGGTTTTACATAGATAGAGAAAAACTAAGTCAAATATTAAATAGTAATTACAAGATAGAAACCGCGTTTGATCCATGTAGTTATCCTGGTGTAAAATGTAAATTTTATTATAATAATATAGATGATGTTGAACAAAATGGAATTATTAGTAGTCAAGATTGCAATTTGAAAATGTCAGAATTAGGAAGTAACAAAAAATATACGGAAGTTTCCTTCATGATTTTTAGAACAGGTAGTTGTTTAATTGTTGGAAACTGTACAGAATTTATATTGGATACAGTATATAAGTTTATTAAAAGTATTTTGTTGCAAGAATATCCCAATATTCATATTCAGAACGAAGAGCCTACTGAAAAAATTAAAAAGAAGAAAACAAGAAAGAAAACTATTGAAGTAACAAATGATTATTATCAAGAAAGCGTACTGTCAAAAAAAATTAACTGACTAACCACTTAATAAATTGCTTTATATTTAGCTTTTGATATTTTTCTTTTAATAACTCTTTTTCAATAGTGAATTTTTTTATAAAAAAACTCTCGTTTAATTCTTTAATCTTATTTTTTTTATTAATTTCAATAATTTCTTTTAATGCAATTTTATAGTCTGAATAATCAAATGAAAATTCTTGATGTATATATTCTAATAATAACAATAAATGGTCATTTTCTGAAAGAAAATACCATGTTTCGAAAAATTTCTGAGTAATATCTAGTCTATTTTGATTAGTAATGTAATTATTATCCCAATAAAATAATACATCCGCTGTCTTTTGCAAGTCTACAAATAATGTATGATAATTCTTTTCATCAAAATTTACAGATGTATCAGATAATGTCATCATATTATTTATAATATCTGCTTCGTTTTCTTGTTCATTTATCTTGAAAATGGTTTTTTTATATACAAATAATACTATGTCATTTACATCCATTTCTTGTAAATATCCTGATTCTTGTATTTGTTCTAAATATTCCAAAAATAAAATTTGACTTTTTTCACTATAAATGTGCGCTTTTTCTAATGATTTTGTTTGAAATAAGATGTATTCAAAGACTCGAATAAATGCATGTATACCTATTTGAAAATAACTATTATAACTAACCTCATTTAATTTAGACGATATCACTCGTGTAAAATAGTCATTTAATAAAACTATAAACTGATTTATTATTCCATCCTTAAGATTATAATTTTTATTCATTCTATATTATACTATTTTTTAAATTTTTCTCATTCGTTTAAATTTCTATTTTTATTGTTATTTAGCATGAATAATATAATAATTTATGTGTTTATCCATTTAAAGTGAAAAAACATAATTAACTATAAATGGCTGAATTTTCAGATAAAGATACTAAAGAAGAATCAGGATATCGTTTGCCTGAACAAACTACTCTATACCATGCAGCAAAGATTGCAATTGTAGAAGACAAGCCCATCATGATGGATTACTGGACTCATTCCATCGATAAGACCGTTTCTATTGGTGTTAAGGAGAATAACGAAAAGTTACTTGTAAAAAGTGACGACGAATACACAAGTCCTATTATTAAGATTTTTAAGATTGGTCAAGAATATATTATTCAAACTGAGAATTCTATTTATTTGGTAGATTTGAAGATTCCCACAAGAAGGATCAGTACAGTACAATAATTTAATAAATATATAAATTATTGTATTTTTAAGATATTACACAATCTAACATCTGACTAGATGCTGGTTTCACATAATTAAAACTATTATCATACCACAAAGACGCTGAACCTAAAGAAAGTACACCGCCGTCATAATCATATACTGAATGTTGTTTTCCTCTAATTAAAATATCTTGTTCTCTTGCGTTTAAAATCTGACGAATCTGCTGATCTGTTGGTATTTTCCCATTTTGCATTATTATTATAAGTAATAAGTATATTATTTCTAATATTTTTGATAATTTATGTTCTCATTCATTTTTTTTGTTTTTTTTTCATTAAAAGTATTTTAAAAAATTTGAAAATGGACATTTTTAAAATGTCCAAAATCATTTTTTTGAATTTAGTTTTGTTTCAATTTTTTTCACTTTTTTCATTTTAAAGCATATTGCTGTAAATACCAAAAAAAGTATGTAATTGTTGTTACTGAGCTTTTTTTTAATATATTAAAAAAACGATTTAGGCATTTTTTTTGTTACCATTTAATATGGTAAAAATGGTAACAAAAAAATGCCAAAAAGAAGCACCAAATTTTTTATGCAAAGAATGCAACTTTATAACGAGCAAAAAAAGTAACTATGACAAACATATTTTGACTGCAAAACATAAAATGGTAACTAATGGTAACAAAAAAATGCCGAAAAATGCCGCACACATTTGCGAGCGATGTTTGAAAGAATACAAACATGCCTCAGGGTTGTCTCGTCACGTGAAAAAATGCCAAATTGTGAATATTGAAGAAAATGACGTTTCTGAACCGATTATAGCTGTTAAAACTATTGTAAAAGAGCCAGTAGTTAGTAGTAATCAAGTTGTAGAATTAATAAGACAAAATCATGAATTTAAAGATTTACTTGTAGAACAACATAAACAAAATCAAGAGTTACAAAAACAGTTACTTGATGTTGCAAAGGAGGGAAAAACAATCAATAATAATTGTAATCAAACAAATAATTTTAATTTAAATTTCTTTTTAAATGAACAATGTAAAAATGCAGTCAATCTAATGGATTTTGTAAATTCGTTAAACTTGTCTATTGAAGATATTCAAGAGACAGGAAAGTTGGGATATGTTGATGGAATCGGAAGAATATTGGTAAAAGCGTTGAATAACTTAGATGTGACAGAGCGACCAATACATTGCACAGATATAAAACGTGAAACAGTATATGTAAAAGATCAGGATAAATGGGAAATTGACAATACGGAAAAACCTAAATTGAAGGATGCATTATTTGCTATTGAAAAGAAAAATTTGGATTTATTACCTGAATGGCAAAAAGAAAATCCTGAATTTGTAAACATGGATACACCCGAAAATAATGATTTTATAAAAATATCTATTAATTCTTTGGGATCTGATAGACAAGAAGAAAAAGAAAAACAACATAACAAAATTATAAAAACAGTATTGAAAGAAGTAGTGGTAGATAAAAAAAATGTTTAAATATCAGTTTTTAATGTTTGCGTGTTTGTGTCATCTTCTTCATCTTGATTATTTTGATTAAGTTGTTCTTTTAATTCTTCTTGTGTGATTGTTTTTGTTTTTACAACTTTTGTATTGGATTGTTGAACAAAATAAAGTAAATAATTTTTCGCGTTTGCCAAAGCGTTCATACCAGTTATATATGTAATACTTGATGCTACACTTGGTATATCATCATCATATATATATTTTACGCTGTACCACCAGTATGGTGGAATAAAAATAGCGTTTCCTGGCTGAACATCAAATTCTAGTTGTTGTGTTTTTTCAATCAAATGAATATATTCTTTTTGAATATCCCAAATGTTAATAGGTGAGTAAAATTCTAATTTATCGTAATCTTTTATTTCATGCAAATAACTTGAGTATTTCGGTGGTATTAATTTAATTCTTACTTTTCCTGAATGTACACAAAAGAATTTTCGTTGAAATGTATGATATTTTAAAGGTGTTGTACATTCATTACTGGCAAGGTGCAGATCATATTTTGTATGTACTGTAAAATACGGCTTTAAAAATGCGTCATTTGACTCATATAGGTTTTGTAGATTTGTATCATAAACAAAAGATTCATTATCTTCTGTATAATATTTGTTCTTTTTATCATTTTGTAATAATAAAGATGCACTTGAAACATTCAATACAAATTGCTCTCGTTTTTCGTCTGTTATCAATATATTATCTTGTATTTTGTCTAAATATTCAATATTTATATTATCAAAAAACTCTTCATTTACATTTTTCAAATAAAATACGATGGGTTGTTTTATATTACACGTTTCATTAAGATCATTATTGCTTGTATAATCCATTTCATACAACTCTAAATCATTACTTTTTTTAAATTGATCAATCATATGAATATAAATAAATAAAATAATAATAAAAATAATTAACGATATTATAAGACTCATTATTAAATATATATACATTTAATAATGACTTTTTACTTATTAAACGAATTAAATAAGTTAGTTAGATGTTTCTGACTCTCTGATTTGGAAATAATTTTTATTTTCTTTTGAATACCAGGCGCTATGATAGGTCTTATTAATACCTCTATTTGATCTAATACGTTAGGTGGATTATATAAGTATAGATTTTTTAAAGAGTATTCTAAAGCAAAATCGTTTGCTCTTCCTAATCTAATAAAAAGATCATATAATGGCATATATCTTTGGTGTGCTGAAATGGTATAACCGACCCAATTAATATGTAAATTAAATGTACCTACTTCTTGTAAAAATTTTTTACATAGGTTTACAAAATACATAACAATTGTTTCAAAATTTTCTGGATTTGCAAATGTTTTGAATAATGGATAATGAAAGTACAAATCTGTAGAGTTTGGAAGAAAATACATAGTGTTTTTCAAAAGAGTAATGACGTCTAGGTTTGTGCTGACTGTTTTCGCACATTCATACTTTTGTGCTTTTTTAAAAAAGGTATTTTTTTTATTTTCTTTATAATAGTCGTCTTGTAGATTCTTAACTTTTTCAAGTAAATCGTCTTCTTTCATTATATTTTTATAGACTACATATTTATATTAATTAACTACTAATTATTTATTTATCCCATTAATTCTTCCACTTCAGTTTCATTCGTTTTATTATCTGAATCTAATAATTTTTCTTCGTTGTTTTTATTTTCTTCAATAGAAAACATGGTATCGTTGACAACATCCTTATTTACTTCTCCTAAAACTTGTAGTCTTTCATCAAATAATGTTTTATTAACATCCATAGTGAATGTTTGAAGTTTTAAAATTGTTTCTTTTAATTCCCCTAATTCGGCTGCAATTAGATCAAATCGTGCGTTGTACTCTTCTAATACATCCATAATACTTGAATCTGTATTAGTACCAGATAATGAAGTTTCCATTTTCTTTTCTAAACTAAAAAGTTTTGAATTCATCATTTTAAAAGCATCTGCTACTGGAATTACCGAACTTGTACTTGTAGTATTTGTAGTACTTGGAGTTTCACTCGTAGATACTGATGGATCAAATGATGATATAGGTTGTCCTTCTGAATTCCTAACTCTTCTTCTAATTGCGGCTGCGTTTCCTTGACTCATTAATAGTTAAAAAGATTATTTTTTAAATATTTTTATGTAAACATATTTAAGCTTTCATTTCCATTTTTATTGGACTATGATATTTATATTCAGTTTTCCACTCTATATCGTCTAGCCAATAATCGTTAATGTTTTCTTTTTTATTTTTAATTTGTACTTTTGGAAATTCATATGGTTGTCTGAGTATTTGTTCTTTTAATGCTTCATCATGTTCCTCATAAATATGAGCATTTCCTAAAAAATAAACAAATTCTTTAGCTTCTAGATCAGTATGCTTTGCAATAAGATGTGTTAAAAATGAGTATGAAGCAATATTAAATGGCACTCCTAGACCAACATCTCCACTTCTTTGATAAAGGGAACAAGATAAATATTTGTTTTCTGAAACATGAAATTGAGCCATTACATGACATGGTGGTAAAGCCATCTCATCTAGTTGACATGGGTTCCATGCACTCATAATAAGCCTACGAGATCTTCTTCCTTCATCTGTTTTAAGTTGATCAATTATATTTTGAAGTTGATCAATTCCTTTGTTAGAATAATCGGTATTACAGTCATTATATTTAGCATTAAAGTGTCTCCACTGATGTCCATATACAGGACCAAGATCGTTTTCTTCATATTTTAAGTCTCTAGACTTTAAAAATTCTTTTGATCCGTTTGCATCCCATATATGAACCTTCATATCATTTAGTAGTTTGTTACTAGTCTCTCCTTTTATAAACCAGGTTAATTCTTTAAAGCAAGTTTTCCATGCTACTTTTTTAGTAGTAAGAATTGGAATTGTTCCATCATTTAGAGAAAATTTCATCATGTTTCCAAAAATGGATTTAGTAATTCCATTACGAGAGTGTTCAATAGTTCCATTATTTAAAATGTTTTCGATCAACTGTAAATATTGAGTTTCTTCATGAATTGACATAATTCAATATATATTTTCTATGGGTTTTCTATATATAGTTTTACTAGAATGAATTTAGATTTACAAGATGGAGGAGAACCTAATAAAGTATCTTTTATAACTCATGTATTTTCTACTACAGAGGAAGGAAAAGCCGAACTATTAAATGCAGCACAATATGGTATTATGGGGGTTATTCCTGTAGTATTATTGAATAAGCTTGTACAAAAGTTTATTCCTGACGCTGATCCGGAAAAAAATTCTTTAGAAATTATTGTTGAAGTTCTTATTCAATTAATGATAATGTTATCTGGAATTGTATTTATTCATAGAATGATTACTTACCTTCCAAGCTATAGTGGATTCAAATATGAAATGTTAAATATTACAAACGTAATCTTAGCGTTTTTGATTATTATTCTAAGTTTACAAACAAAGATTGGATTGAAAATGAATATTTTACTTGATCGTTTAATGGAATTGTATAATGGTCCATCCGGAGAAAATATGGACAATATGAAAAAAAAGAATGTAAAAAGGGTTAACGGTCATAACCCTAGTCAAGCTGATCATTTAGATGATTCACAAATACAAGGAGGAACATTCCCTCCTGCCCCTGTTCCTACAGTTAGACAACCACAAACTGATGCCTTTGCAAATTCCAGTATGCAAGCTCCTATACAAGATGCGTTTGGTCCTATGGCAGCAAATGCTGCCTTGGGTAGTTCGTTTGGTGCTTTTTAGATAAATTATGTGCATTAATCATATAATTTATTTTTTAACTTGAATCGAGTTTACTAAGTTAATCTGAGCAATCGATTTTTTAATTGCGTGTTCTTTTTGAATATTATGAAACATATATTCTGTATTTGGACTCTGTTCTTTTTTCTTAATCTGTTTATATATTTTTTCAATATTTTCTAATATTGGTTTTATTTTATTCTTATCTTGAATTATTGGAATAGTTCTATCAATACTTTCGATAATTAGAGAAACACCAAAGTAAATTAAATATCGTCGTTTTCTTGAACTACCGTCTGAAAATTTAATACAAAAAGTATTTAATAGTGATTTGATTAGTTTATCTATATATGAATCTTTTTCTGCATAATGCAGTAATGCATCCCATATTAACCATATCGGTTCATTTACATATTTATTTTCAACATTTATATATTGTCTAGATTGAATCGTACATTTATTTTTCTTTTTTTTACAGCTTAAATTAAAATCAATTATCCATTCGATCCAGTAGCAAGCATTCAGCATATTTTTACTTTGATCTGATAAATGAAACATAAATTCGTTAATTGGAATATATAGTTCGTTAGGATCCTCTTTCAAAAAAATAGTACTAGCATATATGTTATTATTAGCTTTCAGCTTTTCTCCAAATTTTATTAAGTCAAATTCGTCTTTTTTTTGAATTTTTAATAATTCAAATGCTGGTTTTTTGTTTGAAAAACACAATATACTGATTATTTCGCAAAATATTGTTCGTATATTATGATCGTTGCGAATATCTAGTTCATTTAAAAATTCTCCACCGTTGATAACCTTTTTAAAATTTTCATATCTATTTTCAATATATAATATTAATTTGGGATTTGCCAAATGAATATGTCTACATACAACAAGAATAATAATATCCCACAATTCTACAAAATGACCTGCACATAATAGCTCAGCACTCCAATAGCAAGATTCTTCAATTTTACAATTAAGAATATTTTGTAATAATTGTTTTCTTACTTCACTTTTCTTATGATTTGAAAAAGAATATCCTTGAAAATCTTTACTAGTTCTTATATCATTAATTAAATCCATATATTAAAAATAAATTATATATAAACCTATTTATAAATAAAACTAGGAATAAACTAATGAAATATAAAATTCGTTTTTTTTCTAGCTTTGGTAACCCGAATGAATGCGGAAAAATTCTTGATCGTTTATGTGAAACGTCATTAATGGAAAATGTCGGAAAAGGTAAAGAAATAGAGATAACAGTTAATGATGATTATACACATGTAATTATTTTGAATACAGCTATGCCAATTATTCCTAAACATATAGATAAAAAAAATGTTATTGGGTTAGCGTTTGAGCCAAGATTATTTTTAGGATTATCTCAGTCATTTGTAGATTATGCCAAAGACAATATAGGTAAATATTTGTTAGGTGATAAATATGATTTACAAGAACCTTTTATTGAACATTTTTCGTATATGTGGTATTGTACTCCTTGTAAAACGATACCATTTAAAAATAAAATAATGTCATTAATGATAAGTGAAAAAGGACGAACATTCGGGCATTTGTATCGACATTATCTTGCCAAAGAAATTTTAAAACAGGGCTTACCTGTTGATATATATGGACGAGGGTGTCAGTATTATAATAAAGAGGGGGACGATCGATTAAAAGGTGAATTTGAAGAGTTAGAGCCATATAGTGATTATTTATTTCATATTTGTATTGAGAATGTTGAATCGAATCATTATTTTTCAGAAAAAATAATAAATCCATTATTGAATGGCACAACACCCATTTATCTGGGTTGTACAAATATTGAAAAATACTTTGGTAGTATTATTAAGTTATCAAAATCAATAGAACGCGATATAGATCTAATAAAAGATATTATAAAAAATCCTGATCATTATAAAAAGGAAATAAATTTGGATGAAGTAAAAGATAAAGTTTATTTATTGCGAAATTTAGATACTATTTTTTCATAAAAACATTTTCATAGATCCTGTTGATCTTGCAAATGGAATATTTGTTTTTCGTAGGTCCATAGGTACGGTTTCTGACTTTTGATTGGGTACGTCAAAATGAAAGACATTAACGTACATATTTGTTTCGTCATATTCATATTGTAGTTTGGATATATTATGAATGCCATTACTTGTCTTTGCTTTATATAATTTAAAATCATTTTTGTTTACATAACGTAAATAGCCGTCAGAGAAATCTTGAATTATATTCTCATTCATAATAGAATAAAAATTCGATCTGTCTATAACTATTTTCTTCTGTATGATTCTTTCTTGAATTAAATTATCTTCATATCCCCATGACCAGAAGTTAGGGAATCCTCCTATGTCTTCAAAATCTTCCGCGGTTATTGAAAATATTCCACCTAATGCATTTTGAGTACCATAAAAATGTTTCACCAATCCTTTATTCGTTTCATAATTAAACATATTCTTTTCCTTTGGTATTGTGTCAACATCATTAAATACTAAGGTTATATTTAAATAGTGATTTGGATATTGGTTTTTTACAAATAGAAATCCAATATTTTTCATAGCACCACGGTTAAAATCTCGTTCATCTCTTTGATGTATAAATAATATTCTATAGTCTATTTCATTTATATCTTCCATAATATATTTCATTTTTTCTAAAAAAAAACTTTTTTGTTTTTCTCTATTTCTATATGGAATAATAAATATAATTCTTGGTATAGACATTTATATATTATATTTATTTATTTTCTTTGTGTAATAATACGAGGAACAATATTAATTGTTTGTAATTCTTGACTTAATAACTTGTATGCATACGGCACTTCTACTTTTGAAAAGTCGGATCGATTATCACATGTATGACATAAGTGTATACTAAAGTCATTATTTGTATATTTTCTGTTTTTATCTCCGTTATTAAATGATGCTATCATCCCACATTTGTTACAGACAAATGTACTGTATTTATCGGAAACTTCATAAAGCCTTTCTCTGCAAAATCTTGAAATACCGTGAGCGATCATTACATCTCTTTCCATTTCTCCAATTCTAAATCCACCATCTCTACTTCTTCCTTCAGCCGGTTGTCGTGTAAGATTTACCATCGGACCAATAGATCGACTATGTTGTTTGTCGTTCACCATATGTTTTAATCTTTGGTAAAACACAGGCCCAAAGAAGATACTTGTTTCAATCTGATCTCCAGTCAAGCCGTTATACATGATTTCATTTCCATAACTTTCATAGCCTAATTTTTGCAGTTCTTCACTAATAGTATTTACATCAAGATTACCGAAGCTTGTTCCATCACCAAATAGTCCCAGTTCTAAAAGGACCTTTCCCAAAAGTGTTTCTTTTAGTTGAGCAATTGTCATTCTGGATGGAATAGCATGTGGATTAATAATTAAATCTGGTCTCATTCCATCTTTAGTGAATGGCATGTCACACTCTTCGATAATATTTCCGATTGTGCCCTTTTGTCCATGTCTACTTGAGAATTTATCTCCCAGTACAGGTTTTCTTAGATTACGTACACGAACCTTTGCAAAATTGTAACCGTCTCCGTTTCTTCCTGTATAATTCTTGTCAATATAGGTTTCTTCTGTTGTACGAAATGTTTTGCTTTGATCTTCATATTTAATTACCTTTGTGGGGTCATTTCTATTTTCTTTGATAGGAATAGTTTTCGCAATAATTACATCTCTATTTTCAACAAGTGTATTTTCGGGTATAAATCCTTGTTCATTAATTTTATCGTAGTTTCCAAATTTTATTCCTTTAGTTTTTGCAGGATCTGGTTTGCATCGAATAATTTCATCTCGAATAATATTCTTATCTTCGTCTTTTTCCGTATGGTAAATAGTTGCCAAAAATAATCCTCTATCAAGCGAAGCTTTGTTAATTAAAACACTATCTTCTTGATTATATCCTGTGTGTGTCATAATTGCAACGTGAATTTGTGTACCAGATGGAATTTGATTTAATTTTAGAAAATTCATCACTCGAGTATCAACAAGCGGTCTAGTAGGATAATTCAATACATATGCAGTTTTGTCCATTCGTTTGTCGTAATTTGTGGCATAGACACCCATCGCCTGTTTACCCATAGCACACTGATATGTATTTCTAGGTGCTTGATTATGTTCTGGATAAGGGATACACGATGCTAGTACTCCAAAAATAGTACTTTGATGTATTTCACAGTGAGTGTAATTGAATGAAAAGTTTTTATCTTGTAGATAATCTTGTTTTGATTTCATGGCAATCATACTATAGTTTTGTTCTTCTGCATCAATATACTCAATAACAGACTCATCTAATTTACAGTTTGTTAACAATTCGTTCCATTTGAGATCTTTAGAAACTAGATCTTGAATATTTTCATTAGTAATTAATACCTTATTATTTTTAACTTTTAATACTGGTCTGGTTAACCTTCCCCCATCATTACAAATTCTAATTTCCAAGCTTTTATAATTAAATATAATTGAAGTGTAAATGTTAATAATACCCTTGTATTTTTTTTCTTTCATGTCTGCGTATAATTCAATTGGATTATTTGTAATACCTAACCAGCATCCGTTTATAAACACTTTTACTTTTTTATAAAAATTTTCATCTTTCTCCAACGAAATAAGATATGGTTCTACATAATCATAAAGTGCGTTACTGTTTGTTGGAATAGTAATGTGTGCCATATAACTAATATTTTTAACTACACCAATCGACTGACCCTCTGGTGTTTCTGCAGGACACAAAAACCCCCATGTTGTACCATGTAATTTTCTAGGTTCAATCAATTCACCACTTTTTTCAAGAGGTGTATTAATTCTTCTAAGATGGCTTAAACTAGAAACATAAGTAAGTCTGTTTAATACTTGCGCAACACCTACTTTACTACTATTTGATTGTTTGATACTAAAGTCACCAGTAGAGAGGGCTCTATTAATTCCATTTTCGATAGTAGCGGACTTCATAATTTTATAAATATTTGTCATATTAATAATATTTTCATAGTCTTCTGTAGATTTCCAAGAACCGTTGTTAATCTCACGAACAATCTGTTTTTGCATTTCCTTCACCAGTTTATTAAAATAATTTCGAAATAGATTATTTAATAAGGTTCCAGTAAGTTCAATCCTTTTATTAAGATATGAATCTCTATCATCGCATCGAATTTTTCCAAGGCTTGTATTGATTAGCTTACTAGCCATATAACCTAGTAAATATAGTTTTTGTGTAAGTGTCTTGCAGTGGGGAAACAAATCTGTGTCTAATACATCTATTGTAAATTCCTTTTTTTTTCTAGCTCCTGTCTCCTTATCCATATTTAATGGAGTAAACGCTGCATGATTGGTTATGTAATCTATACACTCATCTTTTGTCATGTATTTGTTTGCATCAATAATTGATCCTTGTAAATAATTTAACAAGTGTTTTTGATCATCGTCATCAATATCGAGAAGTATATGTTTACAAATATCTTTATCTTTTTCAACGCCGAGAGCCCTGAACAATATAAATAGTTCGATGGGTTGTTTTATGCGCGGTATATTTACAAATATGCCATGTCCAAAACCATTATTTTTACTAGCAATCATCATTTCAATTTGCTTGGGAGAAATACATTTAAAATCTGGAACTGATTTAATTTCTGCGAACCAGCTCCATTTGGTTGTATTTTTTCCATCAAAACAATAGATTCGATTTTCTGCTGCTCTTTCTTGGCCTAAAACTGTTTTTTCAGATCCTTTAATAATAAAATATCCACCACAGTCCATTTTACATTCTCCCGTATAGTCATTATTTAATTGTTTATTTTGAGTAAGAACACAAATGGATGACTTTAACATAATAGGAATTTTCCCGATATTAATTTTTGATAAAGTTTTTTCAATTATTCTAGGATTGTCCATATTTTCTGTGTTTCTTACAATATATTGAATATTGATATCTAATGTCATAGTAGATGCATAAGTAAAGTTACGAAGTTTTGCTTCTTGTGGTAACATAATTTTTGTAGCACCATTATTTTCATAGATTTGAGGAGGATATAACTTAAAATTAACAAAGGATATGTTGATTTCAAGAAAGTATTTACCTTTTTCTTCAACATAATCATTTTCGGAATGAATTAATACAGGATTAAACATTTGAATAGTCCTCTGAATTTGATAGTTAATAAAATGATTATATGATTCAATCTGATGACGTACAAGCCTTTCCAAATATTGTCCTTCAAAATAGGACTCAATAATTCCAAACGGTTCATCAATATAAGTACCCAAGTCGTCTAGCATAAAACTAGGATTTTCTTTTACACATTTCTCTATGTTTTCAGTAAGAATTTCTTCTAACTGGTTTGAAAAACCTACTTCTGCTGATTTAAAATTGTATTCCATGATTTAGTGCAGTAAGTTAATTAAATGTATTTCAATTTTTTAGGTAGTTTAATATGTATATTATTTTGTAAAATAATATAAATTTAGCTTCTCTTTTTTCTTAGTGTTTTTCTTTTTTGTTTTCTCTTTTTTTTGGAAAGATTTTTTCTTTTTCTTCTTGTCTTTTTTCCTCCTCTTCGTGATCCACGCAGAATCCTTCTTGTAGATATATCACTATCTCCTACATTACAAGCTAAATCTATAATAATTGTATCTGTGTATCCCTTACCTTTTAATGATTCGATAATTTCACTTAAACGAATTGTATAGTTTTCACCAGCACTATAACTTCGTGTTAAACGTTTTTCAAATTCTGGTAATAAATATTCATAACCGTCTGAATTTAATAAAATCATAGTATTATTTGCTGGACTTGCATCATCTTCTATTTTTTCTGCAGGATCCAGAGTATATAGTTTATCTTCGTATTCAAATCTATCTTTCCAACTAGTTAATGTATATGTATCATCAACATTTTTTAAATAATCCGATAAGTCTTTACTTTCGTCGAAATCACTTTTTTCAAACATTTTGTTTTTATCTTCGGGAATTAATCCTTTTTTTGCGAAATCGTTTGCTGTTGATTTTACTTCTTTTCTAACTTCATCTATATTAGATATAAATGTACGTAACGATCTACTTAAATTTATAATTTGTCGTGTGTTTTCTTTGTCTGAACCATTAAAACATAATAAATCATCTTTTTTATCATCTGGACAATCATCTTTTAATTCTTCTCCATGTATAGATTTAATAAACAGAGTCATTTGTCTAATCATCTCATCCATGTAAGTATCTGAAATATAGTTACACACACCTCGTCGTGTAGCATCTATTTTATGTATAGAAAATGATTCTCCATTATGAATTGCTATGTTTTCTTTAGATTCTAATGAATGAGACGAGTCTAAATTTCCATGTGTTGTAATTAAAAGTATAGCCAGTTTTCGATTTTTGCTTTCAAGTATTGGAGCCATAATTACTATATATGGATATTTTTATTATGTAAGTTATTTTATAAAAGAGTTAAATATAATTATATTTTATTTAATAAATGTCAATAAATAAATCAAAAAAATTTATAGAATTCTTAGATTCTTATTCAAGTAAATCACAATATACATACCTTGATTATGCCTCAATCACGTCAAATATAACAAAAGATTACGAAATAAATTATTTAAGTACTGAAGATATAAATAAATTTTATATTGATAATTCCTATTTAGAATGGCAACGTAAACATTTAACCGATATAAATTCAAAGAGTATAAAAACTAAAAAAAAAAATAAATATAAAATTATTAATACGGATATTAAGAAGTTGAATGATTTAGTTACGTTAATTAATGATAATCCATATGAAGAAGATACAGAATATAATATTGATTTGAAAATTTTGCATGATATTAAGAATGAATTAGTGGAGTTAAATAGTATGGTTGGGTTAGATGAATTAAAGGAAAGTGTCTTAGATCAGTTATTTTACTTTATACAGAATTTACACGTAGGTGAAAATAATACTGATTATAAACATACGGTTTTGTTTGGTCCTCCTGGTACTGGAAAAACAGAAATAGCAAAAATTATTGGAAAATTATATTCAAAAATTGGAGTTTTAAAATCAAATATATTTAAAAAAGTTACTCGAAATGATTTAATAGCAGGATATTTGGGGCAAACGGCTATTAAAACAAAGAAAGTAATTAGTGAATGTATTGGCGGGGTATTGTTTATCGATGAAGCATATTCATTAATACATAAAGATCAAAATGATTCTTTTTCAAAAGAGTGTATTGATGTACTATGTGAGGCATTAAGTGATCATAAAGATGATTTAATGGTTATAATAGCCGGTTATGAAGATGAATTAGAAAATACTTTTTTTAAAGCAAATCAAGGTCTTGAATCTCGATTTATTTGGAGATTTCGCTTACATTCATATAATGCAGAAGAGTTGTTGAATATTTTTAAGAAAAAGGTTACTGAACAGGGATGGAGCTTACATGAAGATTGTTTAACAAAAGAATGGTTTGAAAAATATAAGGAGAATTTTAAGCATTTTGGAAGAGATGTTGAAATGTTATTAACAAATATTAAAATTTGTCATGGACGAAGGATATATGGTAAAAAATCTACTAAAAAAGAAATAGATATAAATGATATTGAAGAAGGTTTTAAAACATTTCAAAAAAACAAAAAAAAGAATGAAAAAACTTTTTTGTATGGTATGTATGTTTAATGTGTTTTATTATACAAATGATATTATATAATAAATATAAATGAGTGAAAAAAAATTATTAAATATAAACCCTGATTTATTTTCTGTCTCAAGTTTCAATAATAAAACAAGAAAAGGAGGGAAAAAAGTAAAGCCAAAAGAAAAAATAAAAGTAAAACCTACACTTGGTTCTAATGAGAAAGATCGGCAAAAAACATTAAAAAAAAGATCGTTATTGAAGATGATTCGACAACAACAACAAAATAACTATGATAAAATGTTTGATAAAAACCAGGAAAAAACTACAAAAACTTTTGGTAATGAATTTGAAAAGGCAACTGAATTTTTAGATAATTTAGTAAAAAATCAAGGTAATAGTGTTATTCCCAAAAATACTACTCTAAAAAATACAAGGTTAATCCCTGAAATTCCCAAAATAAATGTACCAATTTCACCAGATCTTACTAGTGAAATAGTTAATTTAAATTTTCCGACTTTAGATAATAATAGTCCTTTTCATATAAAACCCCAATTTCATTCGTCTTCACAACCACCGCCGAGTTATAGTTGTTTAAAAAATGGAAGTCTTCCAACATATAGGAATTTAATGAATAAGACAGTAAAACATGGTGGTGCTAGTGAACCAATAACGCAGAAAGATGTAGAAGAAAGACAGTTAGAAATTCAAAATAAAATTAAAGAAAAATCAAGTATATTACAGCAACAAAATATGAATAAAAAATTATTCCCTAAAAAGCGAAAAAAAGCAATAAAACAACGTCGTACAATTAAAAGAAGATATAACGTAGGTAAATCAAGAACAAAACCCAAAATTTCTGTATTGGTATCAAATAAAACAATCAGAAATCAAATAAGTACAAAAAAACAGTTATTGAAACAAGAATCTATACCTTATATAAAACGATATTTAGTTAAACATGGGTTTATTAAGGTAGGATCAACAACACCAAACGATATATTAAGAAAAATGTTTGAGTCTGCGTTATTAATATGTGGAGAAGTGACAAACCATAATCCAGATAATTTATTATACAATTTCATGAATGTTAAAGAATAAATATTAAACGAAAACTGTATACAATAACTATTATTATTCCTGCAATTGCATAATTGGTAATATAATGTTTATATGTAAAATCATCAGAATATATTGTAGAGAATGATTCATCAGTTTGTAAATCCTTTTTGCTAAAATTATAACAGCTATCATCGAAATAATATTCATGATCATGGAGATAAATAGGAATATATTGTTGAGTTGGTTTTACATAATCATGTGTATAATTGTCTAGTATAGTAAATTGTCCGTAGTCATCTGACATATTTATGTATTTAATACTTATTTAAATAATTTAAATAATTATCAATTTTTTATATAAATGACAACTAAAGATGAATTAGTTATAGATCAATATTTTACTTTAACTGAAACTTATAGAAAGGAGTATATTGGAAAGAAAATAGCAATTTTTATGCAAGTCGGTAGTTTTTTTGAAATTTATGGATTTGAAGAAAATAATATATGTGATAAATCTTATTCAGAAATAGAAGATGTTTCTAAAATTTGTGATTTTGCAATTGCAAATAAAAAGCGCGTGGATTCTACTAAAAGATATGTAATGTCAGGATTTCCAGACCATATGGGTGTGGATAAATATGTTGAACTTTTATTAAAACATAATTATATTGTCCCAGTATATATTCAAATAAAAGATAAAAATGGAAAGGTAAAACAGAGGATATGTGAAAATATTTATTCACCCGGTACTTATGTAAACCATTCTTTAACCGAGCAAACCCGAATTACAAATAATATTATGTGCATTTGGATCCAGCCGTATAAAAATAATGTTAAATCTTATATTAAATTTGGCGGTGCGGTTATGAATATGTATACTTCAGAAACGCATTTATTTGAGTATGATAAAGACTTTATTTTTGATTCTACAACATTTGATGAATTAGATGGATATATGCGTATTTATAATCCGTATGAAATTATATTTATAACTTCGTTGGAAGAAGAAAAAATACAAGATATCATGAGATTTTGTGGCGTGCAACATGTGCATTATCATATATTTGATTTTGAAAATAGTGAAGTGAAAAATGTTGAAAAGCAGACTTATCAAAAACATATTATTAATCAATTGCATGGTACACAAGCATATGATTATTGTTTTGAATTTCGAAAAGTAATTGCCTTGCAAAGTTATTGTTATTTATTGAATGTTTTGGAAAAATATAATAAAAATTATATTAAAAACATTAAGTTTCCTATATTTGAGAGTAAAGATAACAAGGTTGTTTTGGCAAACCATACATTAATGCAATTAAATATACTGAGTGAAAAGAATGAACATGGAACTGAGAGCTCGATATTATCTTTATTGAATAAAACAAAAACATCTATGGGTAAAAGATTATTTAAACAACAGTTATGTAATCCAACGTTTGATACAGGATGGTTACAAAAAGAATATGATTTTATTGAATTTTTAAAAACGGATATGACATTATTAGAAAATGTACGTAAACACTTGTATCATGTGATTGATTTGGAAAAGTTTATTCGCAGATTGATAAATAAAAATATTATGCCTTGTGAAATTAAAAAACTTTATGATACAATTAAATCTATACAAGAAGTAAATAAATTTTTTACTGGAAATAATAAGTTTTATCAATATTTATGTAATAATGAGTGGATTCAATTTGAAAATATACTAATAAATCTAATAAATTACTTTGAAGAAATATTTGATATTGAAAAATGTGGTTATGTAAATACTTTCAAATTTGTGATTGATTCATTTTTTAAAAATGGTTATTCTAAGAAGATTGATTCGTTGCATACTAAGTTAAACAAAGCAACTCAGTCAATAGATAAATTTACAGAACAACATTTTTCTGGATATAACGTAAAGTTGGAGGAGAAAAAAGATGACATTTATTTACAAATAACAGAAAAGCGCAGCAAAGATTGGAAGAATATAAATCAAAATATCGATAAATCTATTTCCTTTAAAAAGTCAACTGGTTCAAATATGCGGATTGAAGGTTCTCATGAAGAAGACTGTAAGACTATTTTACAAACAAAAATATTAATATCAGATCAGACAAAAGAATTATATCAAAACGTTCTTGAAAAGATTGAGAATGAAAATATTGAAAACATTCAGTTATTGGCTGATTTTGTTGGAAAACTAGATGTAATTATGAACAAAGCATATGTTGCAACGAAATACAACTATTGTAAACCTATTATTCAAGAAAATGAAAAATCATTTGTTGATGCAAGAGAGTTACGACATAGCTTGATTGAACATATTCAAAAAAATGAATTATATGTTGGTAATGATATGTATTTAGGTAAAGAAAAAAACGGTATTTTATTGTATGGTACAAATGCTGTTGGAAAAACAAGTTTAATTCGCGCAGTTGGAATATCAATTATTTTGGCACAAAGCGGCATGTATGTTCCATCTAGTGAATTTACGTATTGTCCTTATAAATCTATTTATAGTCGTATTTTGAATCATGATAATTTGTTTCGTGGGTTGTCAACATTTGCGGTTGAAATGTCAGAGTTGCGTGTTATTTTGAATGATGCAGACGAAAATAGCTTGATTTTAGGGGATGAATTATGTAGTGGAACTGAAATGCAATCTGCATTAGGTATATTTACTGCTGGGTTGATTCATTTGCATGAAAAAATGAGTTCTTTCATTTTTGCAACGCATTTTCATGAAATAGTAGATTTGGATGAAGTGAAAAGTTTGGATAAAATATGTTTTCAACATTTGACAGTTCATTATAATTATGAAACAGGATTATTGGAATATGATAGAAAGTTAAAGGATGGATCTGGGGAAAGAGTATATGGGTTGGAAGTTTGCAAGTCTTTGTATATGCCGAATCAATTTATTGAAAAAGCAATTGAGATTCGAAATAAATATTATCCAGAAACACAGGGATATTTGAGTTATAAACCTAGTAAATACAATAAGAATGTATTAAGGGGTATGTGTGTTCGATGTAATAAAAAGATCAGCGAGGAAACACATCATAAGTATCAACAAAAAGAGGCAGATAATGCTGGTTTTATAGGGAGTTTTCATAAAAATCATTCTGCAAATTTAGAGGTACTTTGTGAAGAGTGTCATTTAAAAGAACATAATAAATAATAAAATAACATTATAATATATTAATGGAGTTTTTAAATTCACCACCAGGATTGTCTTTAACACCACCACCAGAAATTACAGAAAATGATGATAAATATAAAAGTAATTGTAATAATACATTAGAGGGCTATCAATATGATGATTTAGATTGTGATGGTTGTAAAATTGATTGTAATATAGATAAAGAAATTAAAAAAAAAGATGAACTAGGAAGAGGAGGATTTAATATTGTTTATTCAATAGAAAATGATCATGAAAAAGTATTGAGAACACAAATGGATTTATCAAGAAAATATGATGAAGAAAAATTGTCAGACTTGATAAATAGAGAACAAAGAGGATTAAAATATCAAGCGATTCTCAGTAAAAATCAAGATAAAGGGGGATATGGATGTACAAATATAGCACAAGTATATGATTTTGGTATTTATAATAATACTGTTTATGCTATTATTGAAAAAATGGATAATGATTTATTTGATGTGTTTTTTGAAAATGAAGCAAGTATGAATAATTTTAGAAATTTTTTTAGTGAAAGCAATATTAAACGAATTGTAAAGGACTGTTTAATTGCATTAGATTGTATGCATAAAAATAATATATATCATCTGGATTTAAAATTAGAAAATATAATGTTGAACACACAAGACAATCAAATTACTGATGTTAAAATTATTGATTTTGGTGCGGCATATCAAAGTAAGGAAAAATTAACTAAAGAAGAAATTACAAAAATTTGTCATTATAAAGATGGAACCAATTATTATTTTACTCCAACTACTTATTTGCGTAGTCTTAAGTGTGATGATGAAAAATTACAACGATTGTATCCTATGGATGATATTTGGTCATTAGGTGTAACTATATTAAAGATGATATTTTTTACATATGATCAAATATTTGATAAATATAGAATTTCTAATGAAGGACAAATGATTATTCCAAAAGAAGATGTATATAACATAATAAAATCAGGAAAATTTAATGATGATATACCGATGGGTTTTAGTCATCAATTTGCAAACTTTATTAAACGCATTTTCAATACAGTGAAAAAAACAGAAGAAGATAGTATAGAATTAAACTCAGAATTTATGTCTTTGAATGCAGAAAAATTATTAAAAGATGATTGGTTTAAAGAAGAACAAACTTCTAATAATGATAGTGATAATAAGAAACAACGTGTTTCTGGTGGTAAAAAGAAAACTAGAAAGCAGAAAAAGAGTCGAAAATCTCGAAAATCTAGAAAATCTCGAAAAAAAACGCGTAGACGAACAAAAAAATAAATATATGAAAAAATGAATTATATATTTATTTCTTAAGGCTGTTAGAGCGACTAAGTAATACACTTTCGGTATATGTTGGTACATAATTTTCTGAACCATACTTGAAAGAACCTGGATCAAAATATACCGCGGTTCCTTGTTGTTTCGTGAATGGCATAACAATAAGTTTTTTCAGTTTTTTATCATATACGGTAACTTCATTAAATTGTGTACCAAACTTTGTAGATGTTTTAGCAATCACTTCAACCGGGTCATGGTATTCAATATCGTAATTGTTTTCGGTATACCCTTTTGCATCGTCTTCTTTCTCTTCCATGCCTTCTTGAAAAGATCCTAAAGTGATAAATGTTAAACATAAAAAGAGTAGGATTAAAAATATGATTTTAAGATATTTCATATTTAAAAAATTGATATAGTATATATAATATTAGTAAATAAAAAATGATTATTCCAGTTAAGTGTTTTAGTTGCGGTACAGTATTGGCCGATAAATATAGATTTTATAAAGGAGAAGTTCGACGAATTAAGTTATCTAAGAATATGGATGTAGAAAAAGTGATATATTTAACAAAAACTGTCGTTGAAAAAACTGTAGAAGGAGATGTTTTAGATACTTTAGGATTACATAATGTGTGTTGTAGAAGACATATGTTAACGCATGTAGATATAGAATAATCTGAAGTAAGTATATATGAAGAAAGTAATTACATTAAAACAAAAGAAAAACAAAAAGTCAAAAAAAAATAGAAAATCTCGTAAAGGTGGTAAGAAAAATTGTGGTTGTGGAAATGAAGTTACATGGAATAATATTTTTAAAGGAGGTAGTCATGAACTAGGTCCTACTATAAATAGTTATCCATTAAATGATCAAAAAGATTATATCTTTCCCAAGTCTTCGAGTTTACATAGTGGTGGTAAGAGAAAGAGAGTAAGTAAGCGAAAGACAAAAAAGATTCCTTTAAAAGTAATAAAAGGTGGTACAGGTACTTATCCATTAACACTTCCTTCTTATGATAATGCTTTTTTAAATGTTCCGAGTACAAAAGGAATGGTGCAAGTGGCAAATATGTTAGTAGAAAAGCATGTACCAGAAACAGCTCCATATAGTCATTTAAATGTGGAAACAAATCAATATCCTATGGTTTAAAATATATAATTAATATATAAATATGGCAATTGCAGGACTTAAAAATTTGTGTACTCCGGCGTATGTTTATTTAGTTGTTTCTTTAATTACTGTTTTTATCATGCTTATGCAAAACTTGGGAGGATCCAGCGTTTATTGTTTAGGTATGTATCAGTGTGAAGTAGTAAGTGTCACGTTAATTTTCTTTGTAAAAATTTTATATATATTATTCTGGACTTGGTTATTAAATCTAATTTGTGGAGCAAATGCAAAGGGAGTTGCTTGGTTCTTGGTATTAGTTCCTTATATAATATTTTTTATATTACTTGGAATTTTAATGACTGGTTAAAAAATATGATATTAGCAAAATGTTAATATAATATATGCGCGATTCATTAGTACAAAAATTACCATACGAAATTAGAATGAAAATTATTCCATATACCTATAATGTGCAGTCAAAAGATTTATTAATAGACATTAGAAGTTTTTATAACGATTTTCAAACAGTCATGGATTGTTATTATATTCATTATAACGAACGTATTTTATTGCATGATTTGCATGTTTACTGTACAAATAATTTGATTGAGTTTAAAGATTCTCATTACATAGTTATACCAAATGAGTATCTTATTAATAATATATTTCAAGCTTCACTTTTTGTGAATAATCGTTTATATAATAATCACACTTTAGATGAAATAAGGATTAAGGTAAGGCTAATATGGGGTTTGTTAGGACCAGTACATAGGACTCGGTTTATAAATAAGTATATACTAGAAGAAGAGTTGATATTATAAAAAATTGAAACTAATATATAAGAATAAAATATATAAATATACTATTTACAATTATATAATGGGTCCTGAAATTACTAATATATCTGAATTAGATCAGCAGTTTAAATTTACATTATCAAATGTTGATGTAAGTTTAGCGAATGCTATAAGAAGAACAATGTTATCAAATATACCTGTAACAGGGTTTTATACAGAAAATTATAAAGATAATATGTGCAAGATTGAAATAAATACGACACGCCTTCATAATGAATTATTAAAACATCGTTTAAGTAATATTCCAGTTCATATTAAAGACATGGATGCATTACCTGGTAAATATGTTTTAGAATTACATGAGAAGAATGAAACAGATGATACTGTATTTGTAACAACTGAACACTTTAAGGTTAAAAATAAAGAAAGTGGGCAATATTTAGCGAGAGAAAAGATACAAGAGTTCTTTCCTCCAAATACATTAACAAACTATTATATTGATTTTGTACGTCTAAGACCGAAGATGGGAAATATTCCAGGAGAAGAGATTAAATTAACTGCAGAATTTTCAGTTCATACTGCAAAAGAAAGTGGTGTATATAATGTAGTATCTAAGTGTTCTTATGGAAATACAATTGATATTGATAAGGCATCTTCAGTATGGGAAGAAAAAGAAAATATACTTCGAGGAGATGATATGAATAAAGGAGAAGTTGAATTCCAAAAGAAAAATTTTTATTTGTTAGATGTTCAAAAATATTTTAAAGAAAACAGTTACGACTTTGTGATTCAAAGTATAGGTATTTACGATAATAATGATTTAATCAAACAAGCTTGCAGCGTATTGATATTAAAGTTTACAGAAATTGTAAAAAACCTGAATTCTAATTTGGTTCCAATCTTGCCAGGACAAACAACGATGGAAAATTGCTATGATATTAAATTGGAAAATGAAGATTATACTATTGGAAAGTTAATAGAGTATCATTTGTTTGACAAATTATTTAGCGACGTTGTTTGCTATATTGGTTTTAAAAAATTTCATCCTCATGATGTTGAAAGTGTATTACGTTTAGCTTATAAGAAAAATGTTGATAAACAAATGATTACTACACATTTAATTCAAAGTTGTTCAGATGCGATTAATGAAATAAAGTTGGTTCAAAAATTATTTTAAATAAAAATCTTTAAAGAATTTTTATTGAAAAGTAATAATTTAAATTATGGAAAATATTTAAACGTTTTTTAATAGTATATGCATATAGTCAACTTTGTTCAACGAATGAGTTTTTTTTGTTTACCAAAATTTTGTCAGTTTTCGAGCAAATCCGCGTTTGATTATTTAGATAATATTGAATATAATAATACAGTTCCTTTTATTCCTCAATTAAATTATGTTAAAGTGATAAAAGTATATGATGGGGATACAATAACTGTGGCGTCCAACATGATTAGTAAAACTCCTGTATATAGATTTTCTGTGCGTTTAAAAGGAATTGATTCTCCTGAAATAAGAACAAAGAATGAAGAAGAGAAAAAAGCAGCTATTATTTCAAGAGATAAATTGAATGATTTGATTTATGGTAAGATAGTATTATTGACAAACGTCTCTACAGAAAAATATGGTCGTGTTTTGGCAGATGTGCATCTTGGAAGCACGCATATAAATGATTGGATGTTGCGACATAAACTAGCGGTGCCATACGATGGTGGTACAAAAAAAAATTTTACTGAGTGGGAACTTTAGTTATCGTTTAGTGAGTTAAGAGTATCTATCGTATTTACATTTGTAAATAAAGAAAAGTCGTTCCAATACATAAATTCTTCAAATGGAAGATCTGTTAAGAAAATTTCGTTGCTATTGTTTATTTGTAGATTTTTCATATGTGTATTTAAGAAATGAATGCTGAAAATATATATGCCCACGTTAACATACTTATAAAATAACATGTTTTTTTTACAAAATTTATGTTCTTGAATGCTTGGTATTCCATTTGTGTCAATAAATACTCTACCGTATCCTGTAGGATCATCAGCTTCTGAAACAATAAGTGCGTTGTTGTAATTAGAAAATTCAAGTAATAATTCATTATTAATTAGTGGAACATCTCCAGACAATACTAGTATTTTTGTATTCATTTCAATCTGTTGTAGAAATGGTAAGCAACATAATAATGCGTGTCCGGTTCCTTTTGCTGATTGTTCTCCGTTTATAGTTTCTTCTTCTTGATTTACATAATATATTTTGTATTTTTCAGCTTGATCAACGTGTTCTTCGATACATTCTTTAATTTGCTTTTCATATCTTCCAACAACAACAAGAACATATTTTTTACTAATTGCTATTGCTTTTTCTATGACATGAATAATCATAGGCTTATTTTTTACTTTAAGTAATACTTTAGGTGTTTCGGATTTCATTCGTTTTCCTAATCCACCTGCTAAAATTATAGAAGCTGTGTTTTGCATTAATAATTATATGAATAGATTGGTTTTAATTAACTTTATCTTAAAATCTATATTATATATATAGAATGCTAAAATTAGATAATTTGCATGAATCTGTTCCAAATATTATTGCAATTTTTACTTTTGTTTTGATTGTAAGTGGAAATTATTTAGGTGAACTCTTTCCATGTAGAGTGCAACAAATGTTTTCTGAAAGTATGCTTATAAAACACTTTTTAGGTTATTTAACTCTTGTATTTTTTGTAGTATTGACTGTTCCTGAATTAAGTAAATCAAATAATATGCTTATAAGTTCTGCATTTATGTATGTTGCATTTTTATTTGCTTCTAAAACTCAATACACATTTTGGTTTGCTATTTTTGGAGTAACTGGTATTATTTATTTGTTGTATACCTATAAGAAAAATCTTTTAAGCAAAGAGACACCAGTAGAAGAAATGACAGGTGAAGTTGATAAAGAAGTACCTGTAGAAGATACTAAAGAAAGTGCTGTAAATAATGCTGTTGTAAAACATATTGATATTGCGAATAATGTTTTGACTGGAGTGATCGGAGTATTAGCCGGTGTTGGTTTCTTAGCTTATATGGGCGAGAAGAAATTTGAATATGGCAAGAAGTTTAGTTATTTGCAATTTTTCTTAGGAAAGCCTTCTTGTAGACAAAATAAGTTAAAAAATAATAGTTTATTGATGGATCTTGGGTATGCTTTTAAATAAATATATTTTCTATATAATATCAATATAGGTTGCTTTAATTCGTTTATAAATTTCCTGAATAATTAGGAAATTTATATTTTAAATAAGAGTAGAAAAATCAACATAATCATTTACTTTTATTTTATTTTTTTCGATAAATCCTCCGTTTACCTCTAATACATAAAAACTTTTTTTATTAATAGATACACTTTCTAAAGAATGTGGTGTAGTATTTTTAACAAAACCTACTATGCGAAGTTTTGAATTTAAAAAGATTACATCTAATGGTATGTATGTATTTTTCATCCAAAAACTATGTATTTTGTTTGTACCCATATCGAATAACAGTCCCTCATTTTTTTTAAGTTTATGTTTGCGAAACATCAATCCTTTTGTTATTTTCTCAGGAGTATTTGCAATTTTTCCATATATTTTATGCGTCGTCATAAAATATATTTAGATTATTTTTAATCATAATAATACTGCTTTACTCTTGTATTCCATACAAATTCTCCTAATAACATGAGAAAGCTTCCAAATAACATAAGTAAACGAAAAAGCAGTTGATCGTTCATATCTACGGTTGTTTTTATAAATTCACTTAATGCATTTAATTCACCAATAATATTATGTAAAGCAGCGATACGTCTTTGTGTGGTATATAATCGGGTACTTCCTTCAAAAAATTGAGATTCAAGTTCTTGAAATACATCTTGTTTTAGTTTTCCGTCTTCACAGTCTTTATATAATATATAAAATGTACATTCTTCGCTTTTTGTCGATGTGCATGTATTGATATTTGGTGTATGAATGAGAGAAACAAGACCACATGAATTTGTTCTTGCTGAATAATAGTTTTCTAAAAATAAGTCTATGGGTGCACTACATAATTTCATAAAATGAATATGTCGTTTTAAAAATACGTCCACGCGCCGAAAAGAATGTATGATATCGTCGTCTGTTTCATATAAAAAATATAGAAAATTTATATCGTTTTCTGTGATACTTTTTTCTTTTTCTATCTCTAGTAACTGCTTAAGTAATTCTGTTGAATGTTCATATATCATCATTAATTCTCCCATATATTGAACAAACTTGAATTTATATAGTTTGTTATTGTACAAGCTATTAAAATAAAAAGTTATTGTGTCTGCTACAGTTACAGGTTGTATATCGCTGTTATTCAACCATTCTGACATCTTTGCTTGTGAATATTTACAGGAAGAAGACCTTCTTCGTGTTTCAGTTAAAAAACTCATACTGCTATTTTGAGAATTTAATGAAGAATGCCGCGTACCTAAGGTTTTATTCATATTTTCCCTAAACATTTCTTCTTTGCTTTCATCGATAGGTGGAAGTGGAAGTGTGGACTCTATGTCCCGGTTTTGTTTGTCCATTAAATAAAACTATATACATAATTTTTATAAAAAATTGATTGAAATCTCTTGTAAATATAGATACGTAGAAACAAAATAATGAATTTTAATAAATTACCGTTAGAACTAGTCGATTATATAAATTCGTATGCAGTAGATATGACTGATTATGCGTATTATACCACATTAAAATGGGTAGAAATAGAAACATTTTTAAACAATTTGTGTAATGAACATATGATTGAAAAAATAGATGAAATTTTGGGTGTTGATGATTTTAAAAGAATCAATTGGATGTATTATGATTATATCAAAATGCATCCAGGAAAGATGTGGTTTTGGAATGATGAATGTACTAATTACGGAGGATATATAGAGAAGTTAATAGATTATCTTTTTGAGTTTGATAAAAATCCTCATGATGATTTGCAAAAATTAAATAAAATAAATAGAGTTTATAAATTTATTACTGAGAAAGGTGAGATAGTAAACGAAGAAGATGAACTATATTCTATGAGTGAACAAGACATTAATTAAGTAGATGGTACAATTTGTATGTAATAAAAGTAGTTAATGCAAATAAAATTCCACCCCACATTCCATCAAGTAAAACAGTATTCCAATTCCAATTCTTCAATATACCTTTATTCGTTAATTCAAATACCATATAAATAACAAAACCAAATAAAAAGGCATCAAAAACGGGCTTTTTTTTACTTATAATAAAATAATATAGACCAAGAACTAAAACTAAATAACATAAAATTGCTGCTAAATAGTCAACTTGTAATGGAGCTTTTTGTACGCTCATTATTTGTTTATCAAAAAAGCCTTTGATAGACGAAAGGTACAAAGAGTCAATTAACACTAATAATGTGGCTGAAATAATCAGATCTTTCATGTATAGATAAACATGATATTAAAATATGAGATAAAATTCTTCGTTTATATAAATGAAACTTTATAAAAGTGTATTAGCAACGATAATACTTGTTATATTAAGACAAATATATCTTAGTTATAAAATAAATGACATTATGGTAAACGTAAATAAATATGCCACTTATATATTATTCGTATTTAGTCTATTTATTTTTTATTTTTTTAAAAATGATAATGTTAGCTTTCTTGATATGATTATTATTATATTTATTATTATGATGATAAGAATAATTTATCGATTTATGATTGGTAAAAATATAGATAGTGGTCGTTTTGATACAAATAATACTGCTTTCTTTGTATTAGGGGTATTTTTGTATTCTTATCTAGTTTTATAATTTTATAAGTAAAATATCTTACTTATAAAATGTTTTAATTTTATATACTATGTCTAAAAATGAGGTAGTACAAAAACAAATGTCGCAAGATACTAAGCAAAAAATTAACGTAGCTATTAGTTTTGGATTGGAGTTTTATCGTGTTTTAATGGGTTGTTTATTGATTGTTTTTGTACCTCAAAAATGTGATGACGATATATGTGGATTTGGGGAAAATGTTTTTAATGGTAATATTATTACAGATATTGCTTTTTATTTTAATTTAGTAACATGTTTGGTTTTTTGCATTTTTTATAATTATGAAATAAAGCGTGAAAATATGTTAATTAATTATTTAGAGGTAAATGATGACTTGCCTAATGATAATGATGAGGTGGGTAAGATGTTATTGAAATTACCTCGCGAAAAGAAAGATTCAATTTTGAAAATGGATAGTGTTTATCAACTTAGTGGGTATATATGTATGGTTTTCTTCTTAATTAATACTGTATTTAGTGGTGTTCCTATATTTATTCATTATTTAGATAATAAAACTGTTACTGTTTATATTACAAATGTCATGTTCTTAGCTTTTAAAATTAATGATGCTTATGCTGTTGTAAATACAGATAAAAATATTTTTTATTCTGCATATTTAAGTACAAAATTACAATTTAATGATGTTGATCCTGATAAAACTTTTATAGATGATGCATCTTTATCTACAAAGACAACAGAAATTTCGTTAAGTACTAAGCTTTAAGTTGATTAGCAACTATATTAAAAAATTGAAGTAAAAATTATATAGTATAGATAGTATAATATATAATGGAAAAGCGAATTAATAAGAAGCTAGAGGCGTATATCTCAAAATTTAAAGATGATTTGCGCGAAGAGTTGTTGAAAATAAATGTTGAAAATAAAGTTATTTTACCTACAGTAGAGTTTTTGTACGAATATCCTCGTTTAACTGTTAATAAAGAAGATTTAATTAAACGAAAGCGAATTAAAAATTCTATTCCTAGTTCAAATCGATGTAATGCAAAGAGGGCTGATGGTGATCAGTGCACTAGAAGAAGAAAAGAAAATTGTGAATATTGTGGTACACACGTTAAAGGTACACCACATGGTTTAATTACATGTGAAGCGATTGAACAAAATCAAGACAAAAAGGTAGATGTAGAAGCACAGGAGATTAATGGTATTGTATACTTTTTAGACAAGTTTAATAATGTTTACAATACAGAAGACATTATGAAAAAAATAATAAACCCAAGAATTATTGCAAAATATAAAAAAACAGATAATACTTACTTTATTGTTGATTCAGTCCTTGTTTAATTTGTGAACCAAGCTTTCTTTTGTTGTTTCTTGTCTATTATTTAATATAAATTCATTCAAATTATTTGCTTTAGATAAATCGTTGTTATAATATTTTATTAAAATATCCATCAACACTTTTTTTGTAATGGGTTTTTTAACTTTAGTCTGTTTATAACATATTTGCCCTTGTTTGATATCAAAAACATCTATTTCATTTTCTTTCATGGTATAAATTAGTTTATCTGAGAGTTCTTTTTGCTGTTTTTTTCGAATATTTTCTTGTGCTTTTAATTCTTTAATTTCATTATCTAGTTTTACCCATTTTTTAATATTTTCAATCAATTCTTCTCTGTTGCTCATTTAATATACTATATATTATGTTTTTATTATTAGAAATCATAATATATTTATCCTATTTTTTTTTCAGTCTTTTCTAATTTTTTAAATATTACACTCATTCCAACCAATATAGCAAAAATAACAAAAGTAATTACAAGTGCCTGTAAAAAAAGCCCATTTATAGATTTAAAAAAAGAAATGCTAGACAATTTTGCTTTAAATGCCTCGCTCCATGTTATTGCAACAACAAGTAATAAAGAAAGAGTAATATGTTGATAGATATCACTAAAAGATATAATTTCCATATAAATTAGAGTTATATTTTATTAATTTTTGTGTATAAATATAATATAAAATGATGTTTAAAAATACACGTGCTAAAAGAACAAGTATGAATATGAATTTCCAATCGAATATAAGTAAAAGTAATAACATAATAGTAGCATCTAAGAATACAAATATAAAACAAATGACCTCTCATCCGCCTGCTCCGGAAAGTCCCAAAAAGCTTTGGGGGGAACCTATCTGGACGTTTATTCATTCTATATGTGAAAAGGTAAAAGAAGATGAATTTAATAAAATTAAAAATGATTTAATTGAAACTTTGAAATTAATTTGTATGAATTTGCCATGTCCTGATTGTTCTATGCATTCAAAACAGTATTTAGATAAATTATATAGTTCGAGTATAAAAAATAAGAATGATTTGAAAATGTACTTCTTTTATTTTCATAACGGTGTTAATAAAAGAACTGGAAAATCAGAAGAGTCTGTTGAAATATTAAAAAAGTATGAAAGTGCAGATTTAAATAATATTTATAATAGTTTTATTTTCTATTTTAAAGAACAGTATCATTCTATAAAATTAATTTCAGAAAATTTATATAGAATACGCATAGCCGGTAGTATTGAGACATGGTTTAAACAAAATAACAAATATTTTAATTACTAGATGAAATAGCAAAAGGAGAATCAGTAACATTTTCTTGCAAAACACCATTTTTGTAAATCTTGCAACGGAATTGTTTGTTAGATGCTTTTTTACACACTTCATTATTTTTATATCGTGAAAAATATTGGAACGCGGGTGTTTTCATCTCTCTAACCATAACAGACCAAAAAATGCCTAAGCATCCTGCAAGCACAATAGCTAGAAGATGTTGTCCTGAGTTATAACAGTGTCCGATACCCCATGGTTTAATATCATTATTTGTTAATAATAATTGTGCAGCTATCAGTAATACAAAGAATGAAATAGTTACCCAATTTTCATTAATGTAAGGCGTAGGAAAGGCATTTTTCCATATTTTATGAGATTTCTCTGGTTTATCACCATGCTTGATTCCAAGCTCTTTCATATCATGTTCTATAAGAGTAAACATTAGATACCAGAAAGTAAAAGATAAGATGGATGTGTTTAATGGTATAATTTCAAGAATATTTCCTCCAATAGTAAACATACTGCAATCATATTTTTGAAATAAGTAATCTCCCAAATATGGTTGTGCAGACCGTGTAACTCTTACTAGCATAAGTAAAATGGTTAAACATACTATGAGACCAAATATATATATAATGCCTTTTAAGTCTCCATTAAAAATAGATGACAAAGCAAAATATGAAACAATTACAAATGGAGATAGTTGTAAAAATAAATAAGCTAAAGTTGATATAGATAATTCCATTTTAATATATATATTATAAATATATATTAGATTATAGTTTATCGTGTTATCTTTTTTTTAATTCACATTTAAATTTAGATTTTTTTGGTAATTCACATAAATCATCCTGTACAGCTCCTGCGATATAAATGTAATCTTTTTTAAGACTATTTAATAGTATAATACTGTATATCATTCCGATAAATGATCCTACTAATAAAGATAATATGATTTGTTTAAAATCGAAACATTTATATTGTACTAATAAAAAGAAATCAATTAGTATAAATAATGAAAGTGTCACTATAGTGAAAATATTATAATTAAAGTATTTATATGTATATAAAGGAACTGCAATAAAAAACATCGTAAATCCATAAATGCTTTGGCTTAATGGAAGATTTGAAATATTTACCATATTTTTTATTGTTATAGGAAAACACATAGATCGATCGGGTTCATTATAATTCTTGAGGGAAACAGTTTTTCCAATTAATATTGTGATTATACATGTTCCAATAACTCCTAAAATATATATTATTCCTTTTAAATTAGCCTGTATAATACTGTCGAATAAAAAGTAAAATACTAAGAATAATGGTCCTAATGCGGTAATTAAGGTTCCAGCGAAAGTAAGATTTTCGTACATGTTATAATATATTTATATAAAAACGTGTTCAAAAATATCTTTTATATTTGATATCTCTATAAATGTAATATTCTCAGGTTTTTCATTATTTTTTTTCCAATCTACGTAATCTTTATGATTCGATTTTGGATATAAAAAACATGTAACTCCTGCCTTTATTCCTCCATTAATTTTAGTTTCTAAACCTCCTATTGGTAATATATCACCATTCAAATTAATTTCTCCTGTTATTGCTATATAATTTTTAATTTTTATTTTATTAAATAAGCTATATATAGCTGTTGTGATTGCTGCACCTGCAGAAGGACCATCTTTGGAAATGCCTCCTTCTGGACAGTGAATGTGCAATCCTTGACACTTTGTTGTTTCAAAATAAGATAGCCATTCTTTTTTAATTTTGTCACTAGTTAAGTTCCACGCTAATGTTTTAGCTACACACATGCTTTCTTTCATTACATCTCCTTGTAGACCTGTTAATTTAAAATCTAAAAATGTAGACGATGGGAAGAAGAGTGTTTGAATAGCAGTTATTCCACCCATTCCAAGTGAGTTTGCCCAAAGTCCATTAATAATTCCTACTTCACATGTTGATGGTATACTTTTTTCAATTATTTTTTTATATTTTTCTAAGTATTTGTCTTCTAGATTTTGCTTTGTGATTGTAATGGGTATTTCTTGAATATCACTATTACTTGCCTTCAAAATTTCTAAATTTATTTCACCATATAAATCAAATAATAGTTCCTTTAGTTTTCTAACACCAGGTTCGTTTGTATATGATTCAATAATAAATCTTATGATATCATTATTCATACTAACAATATTTTCGAATCCCATTTTTGTATTTAATTCTGGTAATATAAATTTATTAACTATTACTATTTTTTCTTCTGTTGATAAATTTTCAAACTTAATTCTATGTATTCTGTCAAGTAAAATCTTATCTATTTGATCTGGATCATTATAAGAAAATATAAATAATGCTTTTGATAAATCAATATCAATACCAGCAAAATATTTATCTTGAAAGTTTTCATTTTGTGTTGGATCAATCAAGTGTGTTAATATACCAATTATTTCTTTTCCGTGTTCTGTTTTACTAACTTTATCTAGTTCGTCAATATATATTATAGGGTTCATACACTTTGTTTCCATCAGTATGTCTACTATTCGCCCCCAAGTAGAATTTACATATGTAAAACTGTGACCTTCTAGTGTTGAACCATTCGCTGAACCACCTAATGCAATAAATGCAAACGGACGACTTTCTCCTTTTTCATTTATTAAACAATTTGTTAATCCTTTTTTTGCCAACGATGTTTTTCCAATACCAGGAGATCCTTCGAAGCCAAAGCAATAACCATTTTGTTCTCCGTTTATCCATTGTCCAAATATTTTCATAATTTGATTTTTTGCATGTTTATGACTATAAATAGATGAATCCAATTTATTGTACATTTGATCTATTTGTGTTTCCATCTTATTAATATTATATTGTATCAGTTTCATTTCTTTAAAAACAATATCTAATGAATGTATTTTATTTTTTTTGAGTTTGTCATAAAAGAGAATTACATATGGAAAATAATAATTTTCTCGACTAGAAATCATATTTATAATATTATTAATGTTCTCAATCTTTGATATATTTTTAAACTTTAGTTTTTCATCTTCTTGGTGTTTAATTTTATTTATTTCTCTTCCAATTTCTAATATAGTTTTATTTGTTTGAATGTTTAAAAGTTCTCTTATTTTCAAAATAATATTATTTCTTATTATTGATTCACTTGTTTCAATAAATTTAATAATTTCAATACTAGTATATTTCCTTTTTTTTGAAATATCTAATGTTGAAAACAGGTTTTGTAATATGTTGGAAAGTTTGATAAAAGATTCATTTGTTTCTTTCATATTTTTTAAAATTGGTTCGTAACTATAATTTCCGAAAGGTATTTTTATCAGACCTTCAAGATATTGTTTTGTTTTATAACATAACTCATCGGGTTTTCCCTTGATTTCTTTTAATTTATTTATAGCCTTTTCTTTAATGACTTCATTTACCTTTAAAAAAAATATTTGTTGTTCCAAAGAAATTTTATTTACGTCGTATTTATCTGTCATTTCTTGTTTATATTTTAGAGTCGATTGTATCGCATTTTTAAATGTTTTTTGTAATTTCCAAGGTAAGCTATTGTAAATTATATTTTTATTATTTTCATCGTTACTGATTAAATCATACAGTAGATAACAAATATATTTTATTTCATTATCATCTTCATATAGTAATAAGTTTATAATCATCGACCGTTGACTGTATGGATCAAGATCTATGAATTTCTTGATAGTTATATCCAAAGTAGTTTGTTTTACATTTGAAGTATCAACCATTACAGAAATAATCTTTTTTTGAATATCATTATTTCCATAAATAAGAATATCTTTAAGATTGATCGTTTCGTGAATATTTTGTATAATCTTTTTTTCAATACCTTTATGGTTTTTTGCAATTAATGAAATATCGTGTTTTCTTGAATCAATATATTTGTTTGTAAAACAGTCAACATGTATGTCTTTTAATATTCCATTCACAATAAGGGTTTTTTTATGTTTTTCATTTTGAAATATTACTTTAATTCCAAAAATATTTTGATGGAAACAATTTGAATTATCATTCGGATGAAAACATTCTAATGTATTTTCTGATTCTACCTTGACTATGTCATCATTAATTTTATTATTGCAAAATATATCTGGTTTGTTAGAATATGTTTCATCTTTTTTCCAATAAATTATTTTGTATCCAGTTGGTTGTATATAATCTTTTATTAATTCATATTTTGCTTGAAAGATTGGATTATCAAAATTTATATCTTTATATTCTGAACCAAAACTTATAAATAATAAATCTTCTATATGTTCTGTACCAAAGCCACAAATAATAAATGATAATTTATCAATAATACTTTGTAAATCTTCTAGTATATCCTCGATTTCTTTTAAAAAATTCTTTGATTGTAATTTATTTGTTATTTTTTTGGTTTTTTCATATAAATCAGTCAAAATATTGATTGATAATATACAATCATTATTACTAAATATAGTTTTACTTTGATTTTCTTTAATAGATAATATCGTTTTTCTTATTATGTTTTGTAGGTATTCGTTTTTTTCTTTAACGAATACGTGATAATTTGATTTATTTTGATTTTTATTATCTATTTTATTTTTATTCATATATATAGAAAACTATTATTGTATTATTAAACATACAAAATAGCTTAAACATATCTTGACGTAATTTGTAATGGGCGTTCCGAGTTATTTTTCGTATATTATTAGAAATTATCCTAATATTATACGTGATTGGAAGTTTTTTTTACAAAATCAAATGTTTCAATTTGATCATTTATTTATGGATTGTAATTCAATAATTTATGATGCATATCATAGTTTAGATATGGATGAAAAAACAAATTTATCGATTGAAGATAGAATAATTAATAAAGTTTGTGCAAATATTAGAGAGTATATAAATTATATTAAGCCAAGTAAAACCTTGTATATATCATTTGATGGAGTTGCTCCTTTGGCAAAAATGGAACAACAAAGAACTAGGCGTCATAGAACAAAGTTTTTATCTTCCTTAGAAAAAAAAGATATAAAATGGGATACTTGCGCTGTTACACCAGGTACAGAATTTATGAAAAGATTATCTTCTCGCATTAAATATGATTTCAAGCAAGGTTATAAAAATGTATATAAAACTGAGAATATAGTAGTTTCTTGTTCAGATGAACCAGGTGAAGGAGAACATAAATTATTTACATATATACGTGATAATAATATTAACATGAATGATACTATTGCAGTATATGGTTTAGATTCTGATTTGATTATGCTTTCGTTATTTCATTTAAAATACTGTAATAATATTTATGTATTTCGTGATACTCCTGAATTTTTAAAGAGTAAGTTAGTATCTGATGATCATGATAATTTTCTTCATTTTTTAGATATATCTCAATTGGGAAATTCTATTCAAAAGGAAATGTCTTGTGGAAGTCAAAGCGAGCGAAGAATTTATGATTATGTATTTATGTGTTTCTTTTTAGGTAATGATTTTTTACCTCATTTTCCATCGTTAAATATACGTACTCATGGAATGGGTGTATTACTAGATATTTATCGTTTGGTTTTAGGGAATTATCATAATAAATTTTTTATAAATGATAAAAATGAAATAGACTGGAAATATGTAAAGGCATTTATTGTTGAACTAGCAAAATATGAAAAAGAATTTTTATTAAAAGAGTATGCGCATAGAGAACAATATTACAAAAATAAATTAAACCATAGAAAAATGGATGAAAAAAATAGGATAGATAATTTACCGTTGTTTTATCGACATCAAGAGAAGTATATATGTCCTTATGAAGATGAATGGGAAATGAGATATTATAAAACATTATTTCATTTTGAGAGAGTAAATAATTATAATATAAAAGACATTTGCATAAATTATTTACAAGGGCTTGAATGGGTGTATAAATATTATACATCAAATTGTTTACATTGGAAATGGAAATATAATTATCATTACCCGCCCTTACTTAGTGATTTAGTAAAAAATATTCCAAACCAAAATATATCGTTGATCGGTTCTGATAATGATCTTAGAAGATATAAAAATAAAGCATTTTCTGATTCGTTACAATTGTGTTATGTATTACCAAAGGCTAGTTTCTTTCTTTTATCAAGAGATTTGCAGAAACATGTTAAGAAGAATGAAAAGTATTATCTCGATAGCTATATGTTTGGTTGGGCATTTTGTAGATTCTTCTGGGAATCACATGTTCTTTTACCTGATATAAAAACAAGCGAGTTGGAAAATTGGAATAATATATTAATTTAAAATACTATAATAAAATAAAATTGAGTATTTTATTATATGAATGTGTAAAATATGTGATAATAACCCAAAAGCTCATTCTTTTGAGAGAATAGCAAAAGAAAATGGAAAGTGTGTATTTTATTCTTGCCCTGGAGATGCAGAAGATTATTGGGATGAAGATGGAATAATTACTCATATGAGAGAAGAAATAGATAAAATAAATATGGGTGAATGGATTTACATTTTTGATGGAAAAGGGTTTGAATTAAAACATGCTTTGGAAATATCTTTAGCAAAGAGTATTATAACTCTTTTGCAAGAACATCCCGAAAATCTTAAAGAGATTCGACTTATTAATACAACCTCTTATGTTAATATAATGATGAATTTGATCCGGCCATTTATGCCTGAAAAAATTTATAAAAAAATAATCTGGAAAAGTTAATAAATTTGTAAATAAGTTAATCTGCATCTAAATCTCTATTTCTATCACAAACTAAAGATACAAACAAAATACATGCAATAACAGCTAAAATTAATACATACGCCATATTGGTATTTGAGTTCTGTTAACATCTAATTGATATCAATTTTTTAGATCTTTTTATTTTTCAGGTGATAAGATAAGTAAACGTAATTAACAATAAAAAATTGATTTGAATATTATTAAAAAATATATTAATAATATTTTTGTAATGAGTTATTTTAAAGATTTGCCATATGTTTCCAATTTGTTTGAATATTTTTCATCTTATGATACTTCTAGTCTTTATAACATCTTTATGACAAGTGGTGGTATTTATGCATTATGGGTTCTTGCACATTATGTTGCAACACATTTGTATGTAAGATATTGTACCCCTTTAAGTTTGTTTGGCATACTAGCTTCTCCGTTCTTAATCGCATCTCCACACTGTCAGGGGTTACGTTGGGTCATATACGAAGCTGGAACAAACGTAGGTACTATGTGGACTCTAATTGCATCATATATTATGAATAAAATAAAAACAGAGTAAAAATTAAACATTTGTATATTCTCCAACACTAATTACTTTATTGTACATATTTTCATATTCGTTTCCTTTCAAGTAATCAAGACGGTTTAAATCTTTTAATATTCCTATTAATTCAATATCTTTTTTAATTGTATTCATTATTTTTATATTATCTGTTATTTCGTCCATTAATTTTCTATTATCATCATATTGTATTGACTCAGGTTTACTTTTTATGTGTAATAATAACGGTTTGAAATTTTGATTATTATCTATAACTCTGTTAATAATTGTTTTGTTCTCGTTTAATAATCTATTAATACAATAGTTTGTTAATACGTCACTAACATTATAATTTTGATGATACCAATCTATAGAATGTGCTATGTAAAGGTTTGAGAACACATCTGCCATATCTGCTGATAAGAACTGTTCGGCTTTTAACGCTCCTCCTTTTAGGGCAATAAAATTAGCTAATACTGCAAACTGTAGTGTTTGTTTTTCTAATGGTTCAGAGTTTCTTAGGAAAAATGTACTAATATATGTATTTATACTATGACTGATAATATTTTTAAATGCGGTGTTGAATTTATCTTGATCATCAGTTAAAATACTATCTAAAACTGGATATATGTATGGATGACTTTTATTGAGTCCTTGCCCGAAGATCATTAAGTTTTTTGTTAATACATTACTACCTTCAACCGTTATACCTATGGGCAAGCTTTTGTAGAACTTTTCTAAGAAGTTTGTTTCTCCTTTACAGATAGCTCCTCCTGCGTGTATATCCATAGCATGATTTAATACTTCTCTAGCTCTATCTGTTGTTTGTTGTTTCATAATAGCTGATATAACAGCAGGTTTTTCTCCAGAGTCTAGTATATTATTTGTTAATGCTATACTACTATGTATACACCATGTATGAAACATCATATCTATAAATTTATGTTGTATTCCTTCCATTTTTATTAATGGTAATTTGAACTGCTTTCTGTGTTTAATATATTGATTTATACCAAATGTTGCAACTTTTGACCCAGCATTAGCTGTTGCTGGTAGACATATTCCTCTTCCAGCAGCCAAACAATCCATTAACATTTTCCAACCTTCTCCTATATTGTCTTTTCCGCCAATCACGCTAGCTAATGGAATAGTCATTTTTCCTTTTACTGTTCCATTTGGAAATCCTGTATCAAGTGGATTATGATGAGTTAATAGTTCTAAACCAGGATGATCGCTTTCCACCAAAGCAACGGTTATTCCTGATTTTTTGTTTGGCAATAAACCATCTGGATCTTCTACGCGAAATGCTAGTCCAATTAGATTTGCTACAGGAGCTAATGTAATGTATCTTTTATTTACTTCAATATCAATATATAAGTTATTGTCGGCTTTTCTTATTATTTTTCCTGTGTCAATACTACCAGTTGCATCAGATCCGTTATCTGGTCCTGTTAACCCAAAACACGGTATGTATGATCCATGAGCTAATCCATGTAAATATTTTTCTTTTTGATAGTTAGTTCCATAATGTGATATTAATTCACCGGGTCCTAAAGAATTTGGTACCATAACAATAACGCCTAATGCTGGATCATAAGAACTTATCTTAGTTAAAACTCTGGATAATTCGTTTACAGATACTTTATTTCCACCGTATTTGTCGTCTATAATAAAAGAAAAGTATTTGTTTCTTGCAATATATTTTGTTAAGTTAAACTTGTTAGGATAAATTTTATTAGCTCCTATGTTGTATTTAAATGTTCTGTATAATTTACTTAAATTAAAGTTTTGTAGTTTATCTTTTTTTTCTATTTTTTTAGGTAGTTTAACATAGCCTTTAAAAATGTCTTTATCAATTGATGTTGTACCACTTTTCAGAGCAATTAACTCTGTATCAGATATTTTGGGTATTATACTTTTGACTTTTTTAAATGCTAATTTCAACATGTAAATATATTATTGATTAGAATTTTATATTGTTAAAAAATAAAATATAAGTAAAAAAGGAAAGTGGTGTGTGTGTTGTAGAAGAAAGGTTTAGGTAGAGGTAGTGAAAAAAAAGTTTATGCAGAGGTAGTGAAAAAATGTGTAGGTAGAGGTAGTGAAAAAATGTGTAGG